GTCTGCGGCCGTCTGTGTGGGTGTGGGTATGTGCGGCCGTCTGCGGCCGTCTGTGTGGGTGTGTCAAATATATAAAAATTGCGTGATATGCTTTTACACATATCACGCAACCGATTAAACAATATTATGTTTTTATCCAATAATCAATAGTTTGTCTGCATTAATTCTTGAATTGTATAACTGTTTTCGTCGTTTCCTTTTGTCTGTATGGTTTCATACATTGCGACGTCAAAACCGTATGTTATTGACTTTTTTCTTATTTCACGTAAAGCACTTTTACAAGTGTTTTCACTTATTCCTAGATACGTCGCAATAACGTTATATCCGCCTATACCCTGCAATCTTGCTTTTAATACCTTTTGTTGTGTATTTGTCAATTTTTCCATAAAGGCAAGATACTTGTTATAGGTTGTTGTGTCCATTGTATCATACTTGTATTGCAATCTATGATAACAAGGAATGTCGTTAATTATATCGTCTATATATGTAAACTTGTTATGGTTAAATATTGCTTTATTGCTAGATATTACACGTCGCATTTCCTTATAACATTCTTTTGCAATGTTTGTCTTTACCCATTTCTTTTGGGGTTTTTGTCCGCCGTCAATATAGACTTGTTTAGTATATTCACGTTTCATAAACATATATTCGATATCTGACACACCAAATTTATAAACAATAATTGGTATCCAATACAGTAAAGCGTTATAGCAAGCCACAACTAAATCATATGCGTCAGATACAGTTTGTTTATTTATATCTTGTTTTGACTCAATATTGTTTTTAATTTCTAGTTTGATACCATACTCTAGTTTCACTATATCATGTTTTAGACTAAATAACATATCTTTTATCACGTTATTATATGTTTTCTCATACAGTTTTTTCAACAAACTATATGCAAGCGTTTTTGCATATTCTAGACAATAATTATTGTCTAGTAAAATCATATCATACAAACCGCTTGTATCAAACACATTATAACGTAAAAATGCATTTAGTGCGGCTGTTTTGAGCGTCATATATCCAAAACACTTATTATTGTTATGTTTTGCGGTTGTATAGTCTAGTATGTATTCGATACACTCAAAAGGCAAACAACCGATAAAGGCGCGTACATACTCAAAAGGCAAACCGCACATTGTAGCAATAATTGAGATAATAACGTTGCGTGACATTGTATTGTTCCTCCTATTCAATAATAGTTGTCTGTTGTCTGTTGTCTGTCTGTTGTTGTCTGTTGTTGTCTGTCTGTTGTTGTCTGTCTGTCTGTTGTCTGTTGTTGTCTGTCTGTCTGTTGTCTGTTGTTGTTGTCTGTCTATTCACACCCCCCTTTTTTTTTGTCTGTCCTGCACTTTTTTTTCTTGCGTTACAGTTTCCTGCAACGTTGCAGTTAATTCGCCGTCGTTGTTTCAGTTTCCTGCAAACCGAAATGTTAAGTTTTTGCGTTTTCGTCTGTCCGCGCATTTTGACACTCACATTATTATGATTTTATATGTATATGGTTTATGTGTTCTTTTGCGCCTATACCACTTCGAAAAATTATAAAGTAATAATATGTATGGGTATATTATGGTATTATCCGGACAACGTCGACCGGAGAGCCAGGAAGCCGCTCTCTCTCCCACATACCCCTCCCTTCCACCCCAGAACCATACATTTCAAAAACATCCACAATTAAGCAGAAACACCGTAAAAGTCAGGGTTTCTGAGCGATAATTATCACATTCTAAACCAACTATAAGAGAAATGAATCGATCTTTCAAACATCAAAGAATACGCTGCCACAGAGGGCAGACCCCACCTGAGAAGAGAATATGGGATACTGATGGCGACATCCATGAAGCAGACGAGGGCTTCTCCTGGATCGCGTCGGTCCGGGGTTGGCGGGCTGGTTGAGGTATGTGGGATGTGGCGTAATTCGACCGGTGAGCCGTACCAAAACCGGCTGGAACAGGTGTTTTGTCTTGCTAAAATCAGTGTATACATTAAGGAAGAAAACTTAACGTAATAGTGCATTGACAGTAGTATATGGTATATGGTATACTAATATCGTGATAAATCCAATGTTGTTTATCACATAGAGAGGTCCGAGAATCCAGTTTTAACTCGAGTGTGAAAGAGGATCAGTCCTCCATCGAGCTAATTATAACGTCTTGTGTTGGATAGACTTTGGATGATACGGGTTCTGTCCAGCGTCTGAATCCGAATACGCCAAGAGAATACTTTTTATATAATTGGATAAACGAATCCAGAAAAGATGGTAGATTGTGAAGGCGGCTTCAATGGCAGTACGGTCTGCAGTCAAGCTAATTGCAATGTCGAGTGCTTGAGGTGGAGGTAGATCAACATGCATGAGCTGATGCGAGACACCGAGACACACAGCAAACTCGAAGTGTGTTAGTTGCTCTTTGGATAGAGGCGGTAGGCTGTGAATTGAGCGAGAGGAAGTGTATAGTAGGAATGAATATATACAGTATCCGAAACTCCTGCAGAACTCTCATGGTACTCCTGTAGCTCGTTGGTTTTTACTCTTAAGTCACCATTTCTTAACATTCCATGAAACGCCCGTGTCACGGGGCTTTCAGAGAACTCAGACCCACCGTTTTAGGTCATTCTTGAAAGTTCCATTTTCAACTTTTCCTTGACGAGTCCAGTTTTCGACCCAATTTTACTTGCATAAAGGGGTGTATATCATGTCCGGAAACATCATCAATCTGAACGCGCTGAGAGCGAGCAACGAACGCAGACTGGATCCTTCCCTTATTCTGCCCGCCCAGGAAGAAACGATTTGCGAGGTTGCGCCGGAACACGCGGCTGAACCGATCAAGAGCATGGATGACATCATGGCCATTTCCAAGTTTCTGATCGACAACGGACGATACCGCGACAACATGCTCTTTATCGTAGGTATCAACTTTGGGCTGCGCGTGAGTGATCTGAGGATGCTGCGGTTCAGCAACCTGATCAACGACAACTGCACGTTCCGCGACAGCTTCCCGGTGTTCGAGAAGAAGACGCGCAACACGCGCAAGCGCAAGAAGAACCGGTATATCACGATCAACCGCGCGGTCATCGAAGCCGTCACGCTTTATCTTGAGAACACGCCGAACATCAGCTTGAGCGACTACATGTTCAGGAGCGAATCGAATCGCGGCGGGAACGCCAACGAGCCGCTGGCTGTCTGGTCGATCGACAGGATACTGAAAGGCGTCGCGCGCGACCTCGGTCTGAGCGTGAAGATGTCGACGCATACGCTGCGCAAGACCTTCTGCTATCACCAGATGTTGATGAGTCACAACGACAGCCGGAGGCTGCTGCTCCTGCAGAGAATGCTGAACCACTCCTCCCCCGCTCAGACTCTGGATTATATCGGTATCACGAGCGAAGAGATCGATGAGGCGTACAGAGCGCTGAACCTCGGCAGCGTCGCGCACAACTATCTTGTGGACAGCGGGATCGGCGAAACGGACGCGGCCATGGCGTGATATAAAGTATTCCATCGACGCCATCATGTGGCGTGATATATGGAAAAATATATGGCGCTTATGCGCGAAGGAAGTGATAAAACGCTCATCCATATTTTATGCGTCCTCGTTGCCTATCAGGACCGGCAGACGCTCTCTCCGTTGTCCGTTCACGACAATCTTGCTTCGGCAAAGAGTGCGGCCTGCACCGACTGCGAGCGGCGGTGGCCGGCTCTGAAGGCCGGTGGGTGCGGCGGTTGTGAAATGAGAGATTTCTCTCCCGACCGCGAGGTAAGGTACATTACTGATTTTGTCGAGGAAGAGCGCGCTTCGTGGGCGTCTACCTTCTTGATCGTGTCGAGTGAGGCCATGTGCGGATACGCCATTCTTTCGGCAAATGTCGAGACGGCGGCAGACGCCGCGCGGGAGTTCGACCTGTCATTGGAATCCCATGGCGAGCGATGGACAATGACGATACCATGTTGAGTATTTCACGCACAATCCAGTTTCTGCAAAAGAAAGCGAGATGATATATCGGATGTCTGAACTTAAAATGATCGCGTCCACGCTGAATCGTATGTGTAAGTCGTTCCACGATTGCATCGAGTGTCCTTTGAAATCTTATGACGATATTTGCGGTATAGCGGTCCTGAACGGTGAGGACTGCGAAAAGATCGAGCGTGCCGTAGATGACTGGGCTTCCAAGCACCCTGAACCGACGTATCCGACCTGGGGCGAATGGTTTCTCAAAACGCACCAGGTGCCGACGATCCACGGCTACGACAATGACTGGTTTGCGCTCATCAATTCGCGCATCCCGACAGAGTTTGCGGAAAAGCTCGGCGTTGAACCGGTAGATAAACACGCTTAAGACAGGAGGATATTATGGCGAGAATCGGACCAGACACGATCGAACAGGCCGTAAGGCACGCCGTCGATACGGCTCTTGATACGCCGATCTTTAAGCTCGGGGCTGACGTGTTCAGCATCAACGGTTTGCTCGCGGCAATCAAGAATTCAGAGATCGACTTTGTAACCCATGGGCGTTGGATCGAAGAAGCGGATCGCGACCGCCATTGGCATTGTTCGAAGTGCGGGTATGTAGTTGGTTTGGCTGGGAAGACATTCAAATACTGCCCCGAGTGCGGGGCAAGAATGGACGGTGATGACAAATGCGGCTGATCGACGAAGACGCGCTGAAGTATAAGTTTGCCGTCCCAGGCTATGAGTATTTTAGCCCGGGCTATATCAGGGATTTGATCGAAGAAGAACCGACCATCCGACCAGACGAGCCGAGGGTGATGACGCTGGAAGAAGCGCGTAATGTTGAAGTGGTTTGGGCGGAAGATCGCAGTACAAGAAAAGTCTATCCGTATATCGTCAAAGGTAACATGAACGATAGCAAACTCTACAAATATGGGGTCCAATGGCGGTGCTGGACGGCCAGACCGACCGACGAACAGAGAGAGGCGGTGGCGTGGCAATGAATGAAATTGACGCTTTGTCAAGCATAGCGGAATCGTTGGCATACATAAGGAGCGTACTGATGCTTATCAATGTAGCATTATGGCTCATTTTAATGTGCAAGGACTGCCACGGCAGTACCCATAATGTAGCGGATGCGATTAAAGAGCTAACAAATCATCTTAGATCGAGAAGATGAAACGAGCAGAGAAAGGCGGTGGCGTGGGAATGACGGTCAAAGAAGCGATTTTGATATTGAACGCAAATGTTATTATTGCCTGTGAACGTGCGGGTTTTGATTCTACTACGGTAAAAATGATTGAGGATGCGTTGGATGCAATCGAGGATGCACTGAAAGCGCAGGAGTCGGTGGAGCCGATAATAGATACGCATTGGGAAACGCCATCCGTATATGACAATGACGTAAAAGTGACGGAGAATAAATGCGGCGCGTGTGGCACAGGGATTGACAAATGGAATAAGTATTGCTGTGGAAAGGTGGTGAAGTGGGGTGAATAGTTTACCAGTGATGATTTTAGCCCTTTGGATTTTAATCGGTGGTTTTATAGGCGGATTTTTACAAATGATGTTTGCGTCATGCGATGATAATGAATTGTCTTTTAAGACAGCATTTTGGTACGCGATGGTGTTCTATGAAAACAACGAAGACAAGCTTAATTCTGCTGGATTAACTATAATTATTGTTGCAATGTCATTATTACTTTTACCTGGTTATGTTTTGATATTTCTCATAACGTGCTTACATAGAGCGTTTAGCAAATTGTGGGAAGCGTATAAATACGTATTTGGAAAACCTTATGTAAAGAAATGAACGGCAAAATGAGGTAATAAAAATGGGATTGACTGAAAGGCATTGGTTTGAAGATGAAGAGCCAAAACTCACCGAAAATCAATTAGAAGATGTGATTTCAGAAATAAATAATTCATATCAAAAAGGATATGAAAAAGGCTTTTTTTGATGGTCAATGTGTTGAGTTTGTACAACGCGAATCTACTCCAGTTCGAAAAATTCAATTATTTCACTTGTGGTTTTCGTGTTGTGGCGCATGTAAGGCGGTTATAACAGAAGGAGATAAGTTTTGTAGGAAGTGTGGAAAGAGGGTAAATTGGGATGCGGCTGATTGATGCAGATGCGCTGAACGTGAGACTTTCAACGCTCGATAGATTGGCTCGGAGTGACGCTCAGGCGGCACTTCTTGGCAGAGTGTTTTATGCGGTTAGCAATCAGCCGACCGTGGACGCCATCCCAGTGGAGCGGCTTTGTAGTCAAGAATTCGATCTGAAAAGCATCCCAGATGAAGTAATGAAGGGTGTACGGGACAATATAAAAATGTGGGACGCTGCCTTGCAGAAACGGAATGATGAGATTATTAAGATGAAGCAAGAAGAGATTGAAAGATTAAAAGCCCAATATGACGAGTTGGTAGGTGATGAGAAGGAGTGTATAATACCTAATCCTAATTATATTAAGTATCCGTATTGCCCGTGTATGAATTGTGGAGATGGAGGATTTGTGATAGATGAATAAAAGTGATGACCTGATTTCGAGGGCGGCGACGATTGACGCGATCGTGAGCTTAGCGGCATTCCAAGACGCTGAGTACATCAAGAGCCTTTGCCAGAACCCGGCAAACAGCGAGGATTGGCTGGGCGGTGTGTGTGACTCTATCAACGCTGTGGAGGGTGTAAACATCGTGGATGCTGTGCCGGTGCGGCATGGACGGTGGCTTGATATATGTAAGGCAGACGGAAGCCTAAGAGAGTGTTCGGTTTGTCATGGTTGGCAAGTACATAACGAAGAATACATCCCGAAATATTGCCCGGACTGTGGCGCGAAGATGGATGGTGACGGCGACCCGAACGGTTGGGGCGTGGCGGCGCAAGAGCCGCCGAGTGAGAGCGGACGCGAGATGCCGAAGTGCGAAGTGAAGAACAATGGCTGAACTTGCTATAGAAATGGAGATGCCCAAACGGTGTTTAGATTGTCAACTGAATACGGATAACATGACATGCGCCGTAAACGGAAATACTACGTTTGATGATATTATGAGGCCACGCTGGTGTCCGTTACATGAGATGCACATAGAGCTAAATGGGACGGTACATATCAGTAAAGAATAAAGTAGAATGGGGGAGCGGTAATGATTAGATATGATTGTTATTGGTATCACTGTGAGCACCAAATGGGCGCATCCATTGATTGTTGCATACTTGCAAAAGGATTAGGTGATTGTCCGTGTTCCGACGATTGTGATAAATATATATCACGTATGGAAGTAACTAAAATGTTGAAAGCGCAGCAGGAACCGAAAATAGTTAAAGCAATCGGTAACGTCGGTGTGTCAGATGTGAAATTCGCTGACTGTCCGTGGTGCGCCATGCGAATACATGATGATGAATCACGGAACTATTGCGGACATTGTGGAATGGCGGTGAAATGGAATGGCTGATTGGATCAGCGTTGACGACAGACTTCCTGAGAAAGAGGGTTCTTACATTGTGATGACCGAAAGGTGCTTCGAGCACGTGCCATACAAGGTGATGGCGATGGATTTTGAGATCGCGATGCTTCATGGCAAAGAAAAGCGGCGATGGAAATGGAATAGCAAGCTCCCGATTTGGCCTGTCACTCACTGGATGCCGATGCCTGAACCACCGAGGGGAGTGTGAACGCATGGAATCTAAAGATGCTGCCATGATGCTATTGCAAGGGATTTCGCAAGCACTTAACACAAGCCGGAATCGGTGGATAAGAGTTGAGGACGAACTGCCGGATAAGAATGTTCCTGTGCTCGTTTGGGAAAAACAGGGGTTTGCTTATATAGACAGGCTTGAAGCGGAATGCGCATGGCAGATAGCAAGCACACACCATGCGATCATCACTCACTGGATGCCGCTACCCGAACCGCCGAAGGAGGATGACAATGAAGCTGATTGACGCGGATAACGTGTTAAAAGCGCTTGGAATCTTTAGCGACCGTGAACACGGTGACCCAGACTTCCTGAACGGGATAGAGACGGCGCGTGAGATTGTTGAGCAAGCCCCAACCGTGGACGCCGAGCCGGTGCGGCATGGGCGGTGGGTAAAGATGACTGGTATGTTGCCGCCAGAATATCATGGGCATTATGAATGCTCAGAGTGCCAGTGGCACATGAAAGGTATTCGGAATAGTTGGACGCGCGAAGAAGAAATGTCATACTGCCCGAACTGCGGGGCAAGAATGGATGGTGATTGAAATGAGGTTAATCGATGCGGATGCCTTAAAGTCCGCAATCGACGGTTACTTTCTTTATGCGGATGAATCTCTCAAAAACAACGGCGATGAGAAATTAAACCGATTGTGCACGGCGATCATTGATGATATGCGCGGCACTATCGATCTGTCCGAGACTGTCGACGCCAGGCCGGTCCGGTATGGCAGGTGGCAGATCGCTTTTGAGGTTGACTCGGTGTACAGCTGTTCCGAATGTCACGTCGGTATGACGATGTCTCCGCAGAGCAATTTGTACTGCCACCATTGCGGCGCAAAAATGACAGGCTCGGACGACAGCTATCGCGCCCACCGCGCCAGGCCGATTCAGCTGAACGAGTTGAAAGCCGCTTCGCTGCCGCTCGATTGTTTTATCGAAGAGTCTTTTTCTACCGGGTCTGACACAAGGGTTCAGGCCTGCACGGTTACCACCGTGGGCTCTGGCGGATTCATGGCGATGCAGACCCCGTGGCACCATTCTGGCTACAACAGGCGTATCTACGGCCACAGACTCTGGACAGCCCGTCCTTCAAACAAAGACAAGAACGAATGGCGATGGGATGAAGGCTTTGGCGGCGATGAGGAAGTGACCGCACGTTGAGCTTGAACCGCGACACAGTTATTCGATGGCTTGAGATTTGTGCCAAGGTGCAGAGACCTGGCAGTTCTGATGATTTATGCCAAAGCTGTCCATATTTAGACAAGCCGCTTGGGCTATGCAAACAGTACATACTGATATCAGACGCTCTGAGCTTGATCAAAGGAGACGACCCGCGAGAAATGTCGTTTGACGAGTTGGTTGAATATACCGGTTGCTCCGATCACAGCGACGCGCAGGCAGAGGGGTTTGTCAGGGCACCATTGTGGACAGAGACGCCATACGGCGCTTCATATCGCGGCGTCAACAACCTGCGAGCGTTGGTGTCACACAGCTGTGACGCCGGGTGGACGTATGGAGTCGATTGGGTATGCTGGAATAAAAAGCCGCCGAGTGGCGCTGCGAGGCCAATCGGTCGTACTGGAGGTGACTATGAGTGAGTGAACAGCCGACAAAAGGACGTCCTGGAAGAAGACCGAGCGCGCGGTGCTTCTTTGCAGATCAATGTCCGATTTGTCACCTTTGCGAGGACTTCACGCCGATCGACGACGCTGGCGAGGACGTATTGGTTAAAGGCGTGATCGAGCGCGGAAGAAAGGAATTTTGTAAAGAGTGGTTCCAGTATATTAAAGGGTGGGACTGATATTTTTTTGTTCAGTCACGCTAAATCCAATGTCTTTCGACAGGGGTGAAACGTAATCAGCAAACAGTTAGTATGTCAGAAATTCATCCTCAAAATCCACTCGTCTCGGCTCCGCAAGGAGAAGTGGAAGCTCACACTTCCTCTCGACGAGGCGCGCCGCAATGACGAGATCATATCCATCGCTGACAGCCAGATCCTGCGCTGGATCGATGAGCTGAACGGGGTGACGGACGCCGATGCCAAAGCCCGGGAAATCAAGCGGCAGATACGGACGATCCGAGAGGAACCTATAACGGCGCAGAGCAAATATGAGATAAGACGGTTATACAGCGAGCTTGATAATCTCCAATTCAAGCCGGATTATATGTGTCTTATAATCGATAAGGAAAAGGACTATATCAGAGCGTGCCGGGGTTTCAAAATAAACGGTGTCAAATACAAACGGCTTCTCGGCACAAACGGGGGTATCAAAAATTCGACGATCGTATTTGTGAGCGAGCGGCTTTATGGCGAGCTATCCGACAGGATAGAGAACGGTCGCGACAGGAACAAAGAGCTTGTCGTGGCGAAGCTTGAGGCGTACAAGGCGTTGACGTGCAGCGCGTCAACGCCGCTCTCGCTGCCGCATGGCGTTCTGATCGTCAACGACGCTGAGACGGAGTTCACGTCTGACATCATCTACCTGACAGACGAGAATGACGGCGAGCCGATCATGGAGCGCCGAAACGATCAACGAATCAAAATCGATGCGTCTGACGGATTTGGCGTCATGCTGCCGTCGTTGGCAGAGCGATGGAGTGCGGAACTCGGTCTCGATTATACCGTCGGCGGTTTGAACTGCCGGGCGGCCTGGACAAAAGGCATGATCTTTGCGTTCGACTTCCTTGATTTTGCCGAAAACGTTGCGGGCAAGTACATTGTGAAGGATGCATGGGGTGACGATGTCGACGTGCGAAACGTCGAGCTGATCCTCACAACATCGATGGTCAAGCTGTGGGACAGCTATACGAGCTGCGCCGATTACATCGAGCAGTCGCTCGCGCACGGCTATACGTTTAGCGCTGCCAAGACATGTCCAGAGGAACTTGAAAACGTCAGGACGACGAATTATCAGTTCATTCAGTGCTTGCCACTCGAGGACGACGATATCGACACCCTGATAAAGCCGACGATGGACGAGATCCGTGATGTCCTCAAGAGTGACTGGAGGAGGACGGTCCTGTTCCTTCGCGGCAACGGCGTCAGCGCGGACAACGTTATGGACGGGTCGGATGATTTCATCAAGGCGATCATGATCGACAGGCGAATGCTCAACGATCCGTATATCCAGAGGACGATATACCAGATGATCCGCAACAGGATCAACGAGGCAAAGATCGGCGTGCTCAAGGTTCACGGCAATTATTCCATCGTATCCGGGGATCCATACCTGCTGATGCAGAGCGTGTTCGGTCTTGAGAAGACGGGACTTCTGAGGGCTGGTGAGATCTATAATGGGTACTGGGCCGACACAGAAGCTGAGACGCTGGCGTGCTTCAGGGCTCCAATGACTTGACTTCAGGTCTCGCGCATAGGAATATGCGCGCATAACCCACTGAATTGCTGGAATATCCTAAAGCCGTTATTACCACAGCGTAGTGATGAAATGCACAGGCGCGATGGTCGCGAAAGCAGAAAGAAAATAACGGATGACATAAGGTCAATGCCTACGTGTTAAACAATGGACGATCAGCAGCCAAGGCCAGAATACGGCAAGGTTCAACGACTATCCTTATGGAGTAGACGGCAAGCGCCGTCGAAGTGGTGGGCATCCAGAATTGGATGAAGATATAGTCTGTTCTCATGCGAAAGCATGAGCGGCATAGGCCGCGATACGGGGTAGCGCCCGTTATTACCCGATCATTCGCTATTATTAGTTATAGGAAGGAGGTGATGCTTATTGACTCTCGACAATATGCGCTTCGGAAGACTGACCGTACTTTACAGGACGGCGGATAGGGTTTTACCATCCGGCAAACATGAAGTGATGTACGAGTGTGTTTGTGATTGTGGCAACCACAAAGCGGTTAGACTTTCATCCCTTCGCAATGGTAACACAAAGTCTTGCGGGTGTTACCGAAATGAATGTTCGTCTGCGCGAAGGACTCGTCACGGGATGTCTGATAGTAAACTATATGGCGTATGGAATTCAATGAAGGATCGTTGTGAGAGTATTTCCAACAGATCTTATCCTTTATATGGCGGACGCGGGATTAAGGTTTGTTCAGACTGGCACGACGCTTCAGTATTCATACAGTGGGCGCTCAGTAACGGATACCGAGAGGGTTTGACACTCGACAGGATCGATGGGAACGGAGATTACTGTCCAGATAACTGCCGATGGGTTGATCACATTGTGCAAAACAATAATACATCGCGAAACCATCTTCTGTTTCATGATGGCAGGTCACAAACCATAGCTGAATGGTCCAGAGAGACCGGTATCCCGTATGGCACCATAAAGTCTCGCGTAAATAAATACGGGTGGAGCGCCGACGACGCACTCAACAGGCAATAATCGATCGGGTAATATATCGAAACACAAAGTGTATCAACAACATCCGTCTTGTCAAGCCGGTCCGCCGTTCTGACGCAAGATACTGGTATCGGTTTATGCCAACCGCTACGGTCATGAACGGATGGGATACGGCGACGGCCGCATTGAATGGATGTGACTACGACGGAGATCTGGTGATGCTGACCGACAACGATGTGATCGTATCACACGTCCAGCCTCTTCCCGCCCTCATGTGCGTTCAGCGCAGGGCGGCAAAGAAGATACCGTCGGACGAAGATTTCATTATATCGAACATCGAGAGTTTCGGCAATGACATAGGGCAAATCACGAATTGGGCGACGAGCATGTATGAAGTGCGCGCTGGGTTTGCGGAAGGGTCAAAAGAGTACGAAGCGCTGACTTACAGGATTCAGTGCAGTCAGCTCTACCAGCAGAATGCCATCGATAAAGCGAAAGGTATTGTCGCCAAGCCGGAGCCGCGCACATGGCACGACCGGCACAGCGTCAACCTGATTGAAGACGAGGATACCAAAGCGTTCTATCGCAGCATCGTCGCGGACCGCAAGCCGTACTTCATGAGGTACATTTATCCAGACCTCATGAAGAAATACAACACCTATGTCAAAAACACCACGCGCAACGCGCTCCGCGAGTTCGACATGACCGTGGACGAGATGAAAGAAACTCCATATGGCGAGCTTACCGATGCCCAGAAGGATTTCCTCAGATATTACGAGCACAAGATGCCGGTCGGCACGAACGCGTGTGTCATGAACAGGATATGCGCGCGTTTTGAGAGTGAGTTTGACGGGTACATCGGCAAGACGAGTACGGACATGCCATTCGACTATCGTATTATGCGCAGTGACGCGGTATACTCGCAAAAGCAGTTCAACGCGATCAAGAAGCTGTACGATGAATACAACAAGCGCTTAAAGAGCTACGCAATGTTTTCTGACAGGGAGCGAGTCGACGAGTGCGAGGCGCTCAAAGTCATGACAATTATCAACGACGACTTTCAGCGCGAGTGCGTCTCGATCTGTCCTGACAGGGATGCACTGTGCAATATTGTCCTCGACATATGTTACGCGAAGAACGCGACGAGGCGCTTCGCGTGGAGTATGTGCGGGACAGACATTATCAGAAATCTCCTGAAACAAAATGGAAACGTGATCTCGTTCCCCGTTCTTGATGATGACGGCGATATCGAGTACGGCGGCAACAGATTCAGCATCGACTCAAGGATCATCGAGGTGGATAATGACGATTGTATTGAATGAACAGGTATGGGCAAAAGAAATGATCGAAGCGCGCTCGCTCGGCAAGAGGCCGTACGAAACGCTGTGCCGCGTGGCCAAATATTACCTCAATCAGGGTTACTCAAAGCAGAAAACGCGCGATCTAATAGAAACATTCGTGCTGCAGTGCGACCAGACGGCTTCACTTCCGAAGTGGGCCGAAACGATCGATTACGCTGTCGACAGGGCGGCAAAATATTCCTCGATAGAGATCGACCGCGTCAGCGTGTCGACGAATGAGATCGAACGGATCAACGCGCTTCCGGGCCGACAGCTGCAGCGCCTTGCGTTCACGCTGCTCTGCCTCGCGAAATATTGGGACCTTGTCAACCCGAACGGCGATCACTGGGTCAACAGCAAAGACAGCGACATCATGCGGATGGCGAACATCAATACGTCAATCAGGCGGCAGAGCGCGATGTATCACACGCTAAGAGAGCTTGGCCTCATCCAGTTCTCAAAGAAGGTCGACAACACCAATGTCCGGGTATGCTTTATCGAGGACGGTCAAGAGGCGGTCGGCGTATCCGATTACAGGAACCTTGGTTATCAATACCTCATGTATCGCGGCGAGCCGTATTTTACGTGTGAGAGCTGCGGCGTGACGACAAAGCTCAATGACCCGATCAAGGGCCGGAAGAAAAAGTATTGCAAGACATGCGCGCAGGAGATCGCAATGCGTCAGAACATAAACTCCGTCATGCGTTTGAGAAATCAGCTTGCCGCGGCCTTCTGAATTTGTTGGAAAATCAAAATCGCTGAAACGCCCACCACACGGGCGTTTCGGCCAATTTGATGAGATACATATAATGATAGATAAATACGCGCAATTTTTCAAAATTCACACAACCAGCGCATACAGCCGCTGTGGGCGCGCGTATAAGTCTGTCAATAATATATAAAAGGAATGATCTGTCAACAAATGGTAGTGATCAACAAAGCGGAAAAAGAGGCCATCCTGGAGCGGTTCCCGAACGTGACGATCGTCAGGACGATGAGGCAAAAATCGAAGCGGCACCGGTACTATTGCGAAGAAGACCGTCGTGCCATGCAGTATCTGAAAGAGCTGCGGACTGGCGACGTGCATTTTGCTGGCGGGCGGTGATATAATGGACGTCGAACGGAAACCAGGCGAAACGGATTTTGAATATCACCGCCGTCTCATATACGGCAAGCTCGTCGACAAGACGCTGGCTGATGTAGATTACTCAGAACTTGCTGAGCTTGCGTACGGCAAACAGTATGCGAGCGATGTAGCGCGGCGCATGTTCTACGGCAGCCGTTGTACGCTGGAGTTGCTTGATGAATTCCAAGCAGGCGGTGATCGTGTCAAGCCGCGGGACGATACCGATGACAGGATCGTCGAAATGCAGAAAGAACGATGGAAGCTCAGCGATATGCGCCGCGAATTCAATCGCGTTGTACGCGAGCGTTCCAGGCAGGAAGAGGTTTACGACATCCTGCGAGACGTTATGTCAAGCGGCGCTTTGCCAAAGATCGAATATGAGCGAACAGAAATCGAGCCGTCGGATAACGACCTGCTTATATCGCTGAACGACATCCATTACGGAGCCTGCCATGAAAACTTCTGGGGAGAATACAATTCGGAAATATGCAAAGAGATGATGGTCGAGTACGTCGACAGGATACTTGATATTGCAGAGAGGCACCACAGCGAGAACTGCGTCGTTTGGGAGAATGGCGACGCGATCAGTGGGGCGATCCACGCAAATATCAGGTTTTCCAACAAAGAGAACGTCATAGAGCAGATCGTCGGGGTCTCTGAGCTGATTGCCTGGTTCCTATCCGCGTTGAGCTGCCATTTCAAATCAGTCCGATTTGTGTCTGTCGCGGGTAATCACAGCCGGATCAGTCCGAACAAAGACGATGAGATTGGCGGGGAACGGCTCGACGACCTGTTGGAGTGGTACTTGCGGGCGCGTCTCCAGAATCTGGACAATGTCCATTTCGGCCTTTATGAGAAGATAGACCCGACGATATACTCTGTCGACATACGCGGACTGACATATTGTGGCGTCCACGGAGATTTCGACCCGAGCGAACGGAATGTGCTTGACATCAAGGCCATGACCATGAAGCCCGTTTACGCTGTCCTGATGGGGCATAAACACCATAACAAGATCGATGAAGTGCAGGGTGTCAAGGTCATCATGGCCGGATCGTTCTCCGGGGTCGACGAATACTGCATCAAGAAGCGTATTATTGGACGACCGCAGCAGCTCGTATGCGTGTGTGATGACACAGGTGTCGTATGCAGTTATGACATAAACTTCTGATCAGGGTTGACTTGTCGATGCTTCGCGTGGTAACATGAACGATAGAATCCAACTCTTTGTGGAGGTGCTCATGTATAACGCCGAGCTTAAAGAAAAGTTCATTCAGGAGACGACGACAAGCTTGAGCATGAGAAGGGCGATTAGAATAATGTTTAACGACCTCGAGTCTTATGAAATACAGTGGGGCTGCGATGTATCCTCTCAGTCGCCCGACGAAGTAAATCGTGCCATAGAGAACTTGTGCGGCTTCAGATTCAAGAACATATCTGCAAGGGTAAGGATCATTAAGAATTACGCCAACTGGTGCGTCAGACGCGGCGTCGACGGCGCGCGGTCCGACCTTGCCGATATAGAAGTTGACAAAACTTCGGTCGTAAAAAGTAAACTTATATCATGCCCTTTCGAGCTAAATACTTATATGAACACCATATTCCGTCCTGAGAAGGACAGGTCGATAGACGACGTGTACAGGTGCTATCTGTGGATGGTGTTTAGCGGTATCGATACGTCTGACATATGTCTCGTAAGCAAAAACAATATCGACATAGACAACATGGTGTATAAGCTCGCCGGTTCGGAATATCCGATATATACAGAGGCGGTGCCATCGTTAATGAATTGCGCGAATCTTGATTCGCTGGTTATATTCAGAAACGGCACACCATATAAAACACAGAGAGTAAAGGGTGAAGAGATTATTCGTACACCGTCTGGCCTCGCAAGCACACATGCGTGCAATACGCAGATATGGAAGAAGCTGGCAGCATCCGGTCATTTAGACTGGAAGAACAAGATGTCGTATTACTCACTCAGGCTGTCCGGGGTGTTTTACAGGACATATGAAAAAGAGGTCGCCGGCTACCCTGTCGACTTTCTTGTCGATAGTTCTGGTATACTCGTGAAGAACGAACGGCGGAGAGACAGCACGTCAGGAGGACGACCTCGCGAAGCTCGTTCCGAGCTTATAAGAGATTACGAAGCTTGGAAGCTTGCATTTCACGCTACGACATAAATTGAACCACACAATATCGGTGAGACTGGAGAGATTCAGTCTCTATTTTATTTTAGAGCAAAAGGAAGGTAAGGATATGAATAGATCGGGATTGATCAGCGCGATATCACAGTACCTCAAGCTCGGAGGCATCAGAAAGACCGTCAAAACAGACCGTCATATCTTGCACGTTACCGACGATGACGGGAATACGGTCGACTTCAGCGTGCCCGGCAGTGAGAAGACCGTCGCGTTGACAAAGAATGACATAGACGCTGTGCTCTCCGGGCTTATACGCGTCGTCGAGGACGCGTTGAGACGCGGCGAGCCGGTCTCGCTGAGAGGGTTCGGTTCGTGGCACCTCAAAGAACACAAGGGGTCCGTGGTTCACCTGCTCGGGCCTGACGGCGCGCGGGTAGATCTGCCGAGATATGTCGCGAAGTTCCATGTCGGACATCGCCTGAGGCTGTGCGCGAGGACGTATGACATGGGTGTCAGGAGCGACGAGGAAGAAAGAGAGCTCGCTGATTTTGATGATTCGGGAGAAGACATCGAAATCGATTACGACGACATGGCGGACGAAGACGATGACGCCGTCGTGGACGGTGACTGAGTTTAGCCATGGAACTCAATATTGAGAGCGCTGTTTGCCCAAGATGCGGTAAGACATATCCACGTCGGAAGGGCAACTTTTCGACAAGCTACGCAGATATGCACAAAGGAACTGGGTATCTCCCCTTCTGCAAGACCTGCGTCGACACGATCTATAACATATACCTGTCACAGTGCAAGAATATGCGCGACGCGGTACATCAGATGTGCCGGAAGCTCGACCTGTACTGGAACGACTCGCTGTTCAGCTCGGTGGAGAAGGCGGTGTCACCGCGTTCGGTGTTCGCTTCGTATTTATCCAGACTGAACGGGCAGTCTTATTCCAACAGATCATATGACGAGACCCTCATCAAAGAAGGAACGCTGTGGTCGTTCGGTGCACCGGCACAGAGCAAGGTTGATGTGAACGCAGAAACGGCTGAATCGTCTGCGTCGGACAGCGGTGAGATCACGATGGATGACATCCCGGAAGATGTCATTGTGTTCTGGGGGTCTGGCTATCAGCCGAGCATGTATATGGAGCTCGAGCAGAGGCGCTCGCACTGGATGTCGAGGTTCTCGTCTGACGAGGAGATCGATGTCGGGACAGAAGCGCTGATCAGGCAGATATGTTCGCTGGAGCTCGATATTAACAGAGACCGCGCTGCCGGGCGAAGCGTCGAGAAGAGCGTGATCGCCCTCAATACGCTCCTGGGCAGCGCAAACCTCAAGCCGGTACAAAAGAAGCAGGAAGATTCTGACGCAGGGCTTACAAATACCCCCTTGGGCGTATGGCTGTATCGGTTCGAAAACGAACGGCCGCTGCCGGACATAGATGACGAGCTGAAGGAAAACAAATTCCGCAAGTATGTGTTTACGTGGATGGGACATCTTTGTAAGATGCTCGGCTTGAAGAACGGATATACAAAGCTATATGAAGACGAGGTGAACAAGTATCGCGTCGAGAAGCCGGAATACAGCGGCGATGATGACGAAACCGTCATGATGGCTGAGTTCGACGAAGTCAACGACGACGATGTACCGTTCACGGATATAGACGGCGGTGACGACGAGTGACGAGAGCCGAAGCCATTCAGAACGGCGCGGCGGTGTGGGGCGCGTATTACAGGTATCATCCGGAAAAGTTCGCAGAAGACTACTTGCACATACGCCTGAGGACATTTCAGAAGATTCTGCTCGCCATGATGTTCTGGTCTACGACGTTTGTTATGATCGCATGCCGAGGTCTCGGCAAGACATATCTGAGCGCGATATACTGTGTGATCCGGTGTATTCTGTACCCGGGGACGCATGTGTGTATCGCGTCGGGAAAGAGAGGACAGGCTATCAATGTCCTCGAAAAGATACTTTATGAGCTGAAGCCAGGTTCGCCAGAGCTTCAGGCGGAAATCAACGACAAGGAAACAAAGCTGAACGGGACGAACGCGCAGATCGTGTTCTACGACAGCAGTATGATCAAAGTTGTCACCGCGAACGACAACGCGCGAGGCAACAGGTGTCATGTGCTGCTGCTGGATGAGTATCGGCTGATATCCAAAGACACCATCGATACCGTGCTTCGCAAGTTCCTGACCCTCCGCCGGATGCCGCGCTATAGCGCGTTGTCTGAGGAGGAAAGAAAACTTGAGTACGACAAAGAGAAGAATCTGACACTGTATTTGAGTTCGGCTTATTACACAGATCATTGGAGTTATGAAAAGTGTGTCGACACGTTCAGAGCGATGGTTGATCCGAACAGACACCAGTTTGTGTGCAGCTTCCCTTATCAGCTTTCGATCAAGGAAGGGCTTCTCGATCCCGAAGCTGTGCAGGATGAAATGTCGGAGGCTGGGTTTTCCGATATCAAATTCAGTATGGAAATGGAAGCCCTGTTCTACGGGTCGTCGAGCGACTCGTTTTTTGATTTTGATTCGATATCGCGGACTCGACACATCAAATATCCGATGATGCCGGATCAGATCTGTTCAAGGCTTGGTAACGCATCTCAGATACGTATACAGCCAAAGCAGCGCAATGAGTTGCGGATCCTGTCAGCCGATATCGCGTTGATGTCGAGCAAGAAGAACAACAACGACGCGACGGCCATATTCATCAATCAGATGCTTCCATCGAAGGCCGGACGGTATACGAGTAATATCGTATACGCTGACGCCTGCGAGGGACTCCGGACAGACGACCAGGCGTTGATGATCAGAAGACTTTACGACGAATTTAAGTGCGATTATATCGTACTCGATGCAAACGGCGTGGGTCTTGGAGTTTTTGACACGCTCGCTCACGACATCGTCGATCCCGATACCGGCGACATCTATCCTGCCCTGTCGTGCTATAACGACAAAACAATGGCGGACAGATGTACTGTGCCTGGAGCAGAAAAGGCGATCTGGTCGATCAAGGCCAACGCGCAGTTCAACTCTGACTGCGCCTTCCTGCTGCGCGAGGGTTTCCGCAGCGGACGGATAAGGCTTTTGATGAACGAATACGACGCAGAGGAAGAGCTCGCGTCCATTAAGGGATATGCGGCGCTCGACGCCTCTGAACGCGTTTTGTTCCAACTGCCCTACATACATACGACGTTGTTGATCGACGAAATGGTGAAACTCCAGCACGAAGAGTCGAGTGGCCGCGTCCGCCTGTATGAGCGCAGCGGCATGCGCAAGGACAGATATTCGAGCCTGTCCTACAATTATTATGTGGCCACGCAGCTTGAAACGAAGATGAGTAAGCGTTTGAATATGAACGCCGATTCACAGAGCATGTTTGTTATCAAGCCGCCATCTTATACGGAAAGGGGGTTGATCGGACACAATGGAGGAAGAGGTCAGCCAGGCTGGTCGAATTACTGACCAAGCCGGCGAAGGCCGCGCTGGCATCGGTGACGCCAACCAGAAATACGCATTTCTGAATCACCTGATCATGCGCGATCTGAATAAAAACGTTGGGCTTACAACGCCCGTGTTCACGCTGTATACCAGAGATCAGATCTCGAAGTATCTGAGCAATCCGTATAAATACGAAAAACAGCTGAGGCGCGCCGTACAGTATATCTATGGCGCAAGTCCGCACTTCAGGAGACTGATCCAGTATTTTGTTGGACTGTCCGATCTGTCATATATCATCGAGCCGTACAAGATCGATCCAAAGCACGCAAATACGAGGATCGTCAACAACAACTATCGCAGGGTTCTGAACACGCTGTCATCCATGAGCATCAAGACGCAGTTCCCGAAGATACTGACGGTCGTGCTCAGGGAAGATGTGTTTTACGGCACGATGTGGGTCAGCACAGACAGCATTACGATACAGCAGCTGCCGAGCGATTACTGTACGATTTCGTCGATCGAGGGCAACGTGCCGAATGTGTCATTCGATTTTTCTTACTTCGACGCGAGGCTGTCGCTTCTCGACAACTATCCGCCGGAATTCCGACGCAAGTATGAGATATACAGATCGGATATCGTGATGCGGTGGCAGGAGCTGGACTCCCCCACCTCGTTCGCTGTCAAGTGCAACACGGACGTGTGGGATTACGCCATTCCGCCGTTTGCCGGGCTGCTGAGAGAAGTTTATGATTTAGAGGATTATAAAGGACTACGACTATCCAAGACGGCACTTGAGAATTATGCCATGCTCGCTATGAAGATACCCATGAAGAATGACGGCGAATGGGGTATCGATTTTGATAAGGCTAAGGAGTTCTGGTACAACCTCGACAGCGTGATACCTGACGAGATCGGGTCTGTGCTGACGCCGATGGACATCGAGAAGATCAGTTTTGAAAGAACGCATACGGGCGACATCGACACAACAGCAGAGGCGGAGCAGGCACTCTACACGGCCGCCGGCGTGTCGTCGTTGCTCTTCAACAACGCGAAGGCCAGCGCAAATGCCTTGTTGCTTTCAATCAAAGCTGACCAGGCGGTCACGTATGGCATCGTTAAGGGGATCGAAGATTTCATCAATCGATATATACAGTCCCTGAGCTACGGCAAAAATTTCCATGTGAATTTCCTTGACGTGTCACCGTTCAACCGCAAGGAGGTCGGCGACGCGTATCTGAAGGCTGCTTCGTACGGCTTGCCGACGATATCGGCTTATGCTGCGTCGCAGGGCATCGGGCAGGCGGAGCTTGACGCGATGAGCTTCCTTGAAGGCCGCGTGCTGGCGCTGCCGGATATGTTCAGGCCGATCAGGAACAGCACCCAGATGAGTCAGAACGAGCTCGACGAGGAGAACCAGCCGGGTCGTCCGACGAAGGACGCAAGCGAGCTGACGGACAGCGGCGAGCAGAGTTCAGAAGATAAGGATGACTGGGGTTGATATCCATGAATGAACAACTATCGGCCAGCAAACACTTTGTCTACGTTTTCAACACAGAAGACAGAGCTGTTATGCTGAAGGCCGGCTTCAGGCTTGTAAGGGATGATGGCGCTCAGAACATATATGTGTTTGAAAACAGCCATGCCGTTAACCCCAAAGACCTGGGCGTCAATTACGTTATGTCCGACGTGCTGTCATTTTAATGGCGCGCCGGTTTTATTTATGAAAGGGCGGTGGTCAACATGGATCGGGTCATGAACCTGACCTACGCATCGTCTCTTACAAACCTGTTCGAGCTAAACTCATCGTTCGCTGGCGGCGTGATGCGGATCGCTTATTCTGGCGATAACCGCAACAAGAGCTATATTTCAAAAGAGACTTTTGATAAATGCGCCGAGACGATGCGCAACTGTCCTATCGTGTGCCGATATGACCGTGACAGCGACGAGATCGGCGGGCACGACATGGAGGCCGTGCGCGACGAGGATGGCACGCTTCGGCTGGTCAATCTGACGCAGCCGGTCGGGTGTGTCCCGGAGTCAGCAAAGTATTGGTGGGAAACACTCACCGAGGACGACGGAAGCGAGCATGAGTATCTCTGCGTGGATGTTTTGCTATGGAAGCGTCAGGAAGCGTTCAGAAAGATCCGCGAGAACGGCATCACGGCGCAGTCCATGGAGATCACGGTAAAAGACGGTGAACGCGTTGACGGCGTATACCAGATCAGGGATTTTGAGTTTACCGCGTTCGCCCTGCTTGGCAAGGATGAGCCATGCTTTGAACAGGCGAGCCTTGAAGTGTTTTCTCACCAGGACTTCAAGAGGCAGCTGGAAGAGATGATGAGTGAAATGAAAGAATCTGCCAATATGGTCAATACCTTTACCAAGGTTGACGATATAAATGATCATATAACGGAAGGAGGAGAGACCGTATTGAATGAGGATATGAAAAACGTGGCGGACGTCGCCGTCGAGCCTGAGGAGCAGCAGTTCAACGCAGATGAACAAGAAACGGTTGTTGAGCAGCCGGCGGAGCAGATCGCAGACGCCTCTACGGAGGCTACAGAGGATGTGTCCGGCGAGGGCGAAGCGTTCAGGCTCGCGAGTGAACTGTTTGAAGAGCTCGGCCGCACTATCCGTGACCACGAGAAGATCGAGAAACCGTGGGGCGTCGGACCCCGATATTGCTATTGTGATTGCGACCAGGACGCCGGTATGGTATATGCCTGGGATACGAACGACTGGCTGCTCTATGGCTTCGCCTACACTGAGCACGGCGACGCCGTGGCGATCGACTGGGAGAGCAAAAAGCGCATGAAATATGCGATTGTTGAGTTTGTCGACGGGGACACACAAGCGTCTCCGTTCATGTCGACGGAAGAAGCTTTTGCAAAATTCAGCGACGAATCTTCCGCTCGTGAGGCTGAAATGACCGAAGAGCTGAATACGCTCAGGCAATACAAGAGCGAGAACGAGGCCAAAAAGGCTGAGGCGGCGCGCGACAGTGTGTTTAGCCAGTTCAGCGATCTGGATGGCAGCGAGGCTTTTGAAGCGCTGAAGCAGAGCGCCGGTGATATGACGCCTGAGGATCTCGAGGAGAAGTGCTATGCGCTGCGCGGCCGTATGGCCGTCGTCAAGACGTTCTCCGTGGAGAACAAAGCGCCCAAATTGAAGGTTGAGAAGACCAACGTCAACACCGATCCGTACGGCGGCCTGTTTGCTGAGTACGGTATCGAATCCAATTAACAACGTACATAGGAGGTAATGTGATATGGCATATGGAGTTGTCCGGACGGACAATATGGCCGGCACTGATGTTCGGTCCATGCTGGTTTCCATCAAGTACATTGTAACGACCGGCAGCGGTTCGAGCGCTGTCGACACCGAAACCGCCATTCAGAACGGCAATGTTCTTCAGGTCGGTCCGCTGATTGACGGCGAACGTGAGATCTATAAGGGCACCGCGCCTGCTGCGAATACGCCTATTGAGCAGGTCGTGCTGATTGCGACGCCCGAGCTGATGTATGATGAGCGTAAGCGCAATCTGGATGAGTTCATCAACGAGGCCGGCAAGCCCGCCCGCGGCTACCGGTTCCATACTGGCGATATTTTCTCTCTGACCAAGGATGCGCTGGATGGCAAGGCAACGCCCGCCGTCGGCGACGTCGTCGAGCTGAAGGCTGGCACCAAGATGAATGTTGCCGCCTCGCTGACGTCCGGCTCTACCAAGGTCGGCACCATTATCGCGAAGGATATCGTCGGCCGCTACACCTACTACGCTATCCGCGTCGGCTGATAAACAGGAAAGAGAGGAGGAGATATCATGGCTGATATGAAAGATATTGTCAAGCTGGCCGTTGACGCCAACCGCGGCACGGTCGAGAATTATTCTATGAAGCAGTCTCAGGATGTGCTTCGTCAGGCGCTCGTCGATATCAACAACGGCAGCACCAAGCTGAACTACAAGGACATTCGCGACGGCAAGTGCGCCGGCCTGTTTGCCCTGATCGAGACGATCCTCGACAAGACCGTCGTTGAAGGCCTGCAGGGCGATGAATTCTTTAACACTCTGGTCGAATTCCGCAACGTCGCGCTGGGCGATCAGAACCTGTTCCTCGTTGAGGACAACGACCTGTTCGTCGTGGACGAGGTCGCCGAGGGCACTCAGGGCCTCCGTCGTCAGCGTCTGGCTGGCGTCACCGAAACCCCCATCCCCACCCACATGAAGGCCGTGCGCATCTATGAGGAGCTCAACCGCGTGCTGGCCGGCCGTGTGGACTTCAACCAGATGATCGCCAAGGTCGCCGAGTCGTTCCGGCAGCAGCTGCTCAACGACATCTACACCCTGTGGATCGGCGCGACCGCTGATCAGCTGGGCGGCGCGACCTACTTCCCCGCCGCTGGCACTTACGATGAGGATGACCTGCTCGACCTGATCGCTCATGTCGAAGCGGCCGCCGGCGGCAAGACCGCGACCATCATCGGCACCAAGAAGGCTGTTCGCAATCTGCAGCCCTCCGTGACCCTGATCAGCGACAACGCCAAGGAAGATATGTACCTGAACGGCTACTACGGCCACTTCTTCGGTTCGCCCGTCGTCGTGACGCCGCAGCGCCATAAGATCGGCACGACCGATTTCGTGCTCGACGACAACATGCTGACCATCGTCGCCGGCCCGACTAAACCGCTCAAGGTCGTGTACGAAGGCGATCCGCTGATGATCATGCGCGATCCTACCCTCAACGCCGACCTGACTCATGAGTACTTCTATGGTGCTCGTTGGGGTACCGGCATCATGCTGGCCAGCAATGGCGGCATCGGCCGTTACGAGATCGAGACCACCTGATCGACATATGATAGCCCGCCGGACGACCCGGCGGGCGTTTGAATGAAAGGAATGAAATGAATGGCTAACACAGCGACCAGGAAGAGCGCTAAAACTGCCGATGTCAAGGAGAAACAGCCTGCCGCGCCTGCGGTCAAGGCTGAGCCCCAGAAGGCTGAACCCGAGCACATTACTGCAATCAATATCGATCCGGAGCAATACGTCGTTGTACGCAACGGCTTTCAGGGCAAACTCATTTATCGCAGTCCCCGTACGAACGAGAAGTTTGTATGGCCTAACTTCGGCGATGAGCAGGAGATAACCCTGAGAGAGTTGAAGAACGCGCGCGGTTCGCGCAAGGGCTTTTTCCAGAACAACTGGTTCATGTTCGACGAGGACTGGATCATTGACTATCTCGGCGTCGGCCAGTATTACAAACACGCGCTGCGCATGGACGAATTCGACACCGTCTTCAAAAAGACGCCTGACGAGATAGAGCATATCGTTAGAGACCTTTCAAAGGGTCAGAAGAACGCCATCGCCTATCGCGCCAGAACGCTGATCAGTGAAGGCGTGATCGATTCGCGCAAAGTCATCGCGGCGCTTGAGCGGGCGCTCGGCACGTCCCTAATCGAAAAGTGAGGCGAGCGGCATGAGCGTTGAATACGATGTTTTCACCGGCGCGTTCTTGTCGAAGATCGCGGAATTCGACCTCGTGCAGCTTCACGAGGACGCGCGCAATGACCTGGTTGACGGATACCTCAAGCGCGCCGTCAGCGCGTTCAGAAAGAATTGTCGATACGATCTTACCTCGACACAGGACGATACACTTCGGCAATTCGACATCGATATTGCCGCGGAAGACCTTGACGAGCTTGTCGACATCATATCGGAGGGCATGGTCGTGCAGTGGCTCAAGCCGTTTTTGAACAGGCAGGAGTTGCTGGAAAATGTACTCAACACGAGGGATTTTACGACATACTCCCCGGCGAACCTGCTGCTTCGCGTCAGCGAGGCGCACGAGCAGGCGAAGCGCCGCTATACGCAGATGATACGCGAGTACAGCTATAATCATGGCGATCTGGGGGCGCTGCATCTATGAGCGGCGAACAGACAAAGCACGTCAGCAGCTCCACGGTCATTGCCTACTTCAACGCGCTGGTCAACAGACTTTTCAAGATCCTTCCGATGCGCGAGAATGCAGACCCGTCGATCGAGGCGTATCTGGACAGTCTGCAAAACGAACTGCTCGGCTTTCAGCAACTCGTCGGCGGTGTCGGCAATACGGTACAGTTCGTGACCATCCTGAGCGTGCTTGAATATCTCAAGAATAATCCGGACTGCGAGATCCGTATCGTCAAGCGCGAGGTGTTTCACGCGATCAACCTGTGCGACAAGCTGAAGCACATGTGCGACGGAGGTGATGCGCCTTGAACGTATGGGGCCTGTATCAAAGCCGCGTCGACGCAATGGGCGGTACGATCCACGATACGGCGTTGAAGCGCGAGAAGCGGATGATCGTCAATAAACTGCCGAACAATCTGTCGTATCAGCATGCGGTCATCCACCTTGGCGCTGACAGCTATAATATAGAGTCAGACGCTGGGATCGCGAAGGCGATCCATCAGGATGTCGCGGTCATCAATTCTGACAACCTGAACGAAAAGTATATCTATTCGCTGCCAGGCGACGACATACACTGCGGGAGTCTGGTCGAGTGGATGGATAATAAGTGGATCGTTACGGAGCGCGACGCGAATACGACGGTGTATACGCGTGCGAAGATGATCCAATGCAATCACCTGCTTCGGTGGGTCGGGAATGACAAGAAGATCTACGAGCAGTGGTGCATCGTAGAGGACGGAACGAAATATCTTACGGGCGAACTTGAGGATAGGCACTTTATCGTCACACGCGGCGACTCGCGTATCAGCGTCACGATCGGCCGCAACGACCAGACCGCGCGGTTCGGACGAGAACGCCGGTTCCTGATCGACGATACCGAATCGTCTATGCCGCTCGCTTACGCGCTGACAAAACCGCTGAAACTTTACAGCGTATTCAATGGCGAAGGCGCGTACAGCTTCGTGCTTCAGGAAGTCGACACGACAGACGATGACAACCGCGAACTTCGTATCGCCGACTATTACAAGTATTTCCCGAAGACAACAGACGTCGACCCGCAGAACAGAGTTGTGGTCGACCCAGATACTACTGACATGGAAACAGGAAGGAAGGTGTGGATCTGAGTGCAGCTTCAAGAGTTTTTCGACTATAAGAATCAGCTGATGAAAGATATGCTGACAAGCGAGGCGATCGTGTCGCTGCTCGACGAGAACACGCCAGTGGATCGAGGGATCGACCTTGCCTACACGCACGTATTCCCATACGAATTCGTACCGGACACCGTTCAGGACGGCCGGACATTCATATGCTTTGACGTGGATATACAGGGCATCGACGCGCCGAAGACCTTTCTGTACCCCATTCTGTATATATGGACTTGCGTACACAAGAGCAAATTGCGACTGCCGGAGGGCGGCGTCAGGTCGGACAGGCTTTGCTCAGAAATTTGTAAATTGATCAATGGCAGCAGGATGTACAGCCTTGGTGAGCTTCATCTGTATTCCGTGAAGCGCTTCGCGCCGATGACCGATTATAACGGCAAGGTGCTGGCGTTCCACGGTAAAGACTTCAGCAAGCAGTATGATCCTCAGCGCTACATTCCGGAGAACCGGAAGACTGGCTGATGGCATCGGTCAACCTGCTGTATAAAAGAGAGTACGCGATCAATGACGCCATCCGAGTCGTCATCCCCACAGTCGGTGAGGTCATAGACGACGAGGATCATTACTATGGCCTCGTATCCGCGATCACGGCCATGCCGATCGACATGATGTGTCAACTTGACGACATGGGCGTGGACTTTACAAAAATAAACGAGTACCAGCTATTCCTGATGCTGTTTCGCGGGCTTCAGGAGCAGGATACCCATCTGATCTTTGGCGATCTCGACCTGAGCCGGTTCAAACCGGCGGTCAACGAAGCGAATGAGACGCTCGTACTTGTGGACACAGAGAACGACATCGTCATAGACAGGGCGATCCATGCCCGGATCGCCGAGACACTGAGAACGATACATCACCTTGAAAAGAACAGGCACAAGCCAGCCAATGAGGACGCAAAGGCGTTCATGCTCGAGCGCGCGCGGACAAAGCTTAAGCGCCGCGCAAACAAGCCGCGCGAGTCACAGCTGGAACCGCTCATCGTCGCAATGGTCAACGCTGAACAATATAAGTACGATTTTGAGGGGACACGAGAACTCTCCATTTATCAATTCAACGAAAGCGTCAGACAGATAATAAAGAAAGTGGACTATGAGCACAGGATGTTTGGTGTCTATACGGGCAATATAAAAGCATCGGAGCTGAGCCAGGATGATCTGAACTGGCTGACTCACAAATAAATCAAAGGGGGAAAGCGATTATGAATATCGGAGATCTGGCCATTACCAGTCTGGAAACCATCAACGCGTTCGACGTCGTTACCGGCAACTATCGTTTTACCATGGACGAGCTGCAGAGCGCGTCGATCGCCAACTCGCAGGAGAAGCAGGATATCACCGGTAAGGGCGGCCGTAAGCTGAACTCGCTCAAGCGCAATAAGTCCGTCACCATCAGCGGCAGCAACGGCCTGGTCAGCGGAGGCATGCTGGAGCTGCAGACCGGCAGCGATTTTGAGAACAAGGCCACTGAGGTCATGTGGACCGACTACCTGACTGTGCAGAGCGGCGCTGCGGCCACCAACTACAAGGCCGTCGGCACTGTCGGCGCGGAGATCATCAATCTGTACATCCGCAACAGCGACGGTACGCTGGGCGACGAGCTGACTCAGGCTGCCACTGCCGCGGCCGGCAAGTTCACCTACGACCCGGGCACCAAGGCTCTGGGCTTCCACACCGACGTTGCCGACGGTACCGAGATCGTCGTGTACTACAAGCGCAGGATCGTCGCGGACGTCCTGGCCAACGAGAGCGATACCTTCTCCGGCAAGTGCACCCTGTACATCGACGCTCTGGCCGAGGACAAGTGCGCGAACGTGTACCGCGTGCAGATCTACGTGCCGAAGGCCGACTTCAGCGGCGACTTCACCATCGATCTGGGCGACAACCAGGCCGTGCACTCCTTCGAGGCTGAGGCGCTGGCCGGCGCTTGCGGCGTGGGCGGCATGCTGTGGACCTACACCGTGTTCGGCGTGAACGCCACCGACGCGGCCTGATCAGGTAAAGACTGATGCCTAAGGTCATCAAGCAATGCAAGGTGTGCGGCGTGGACTATGAAGCCTGCCGCACCGAGCGTTCGTCGGATGTGTTCAGGTGGCAGGACGTCGCCTGTTGCCCGGAGCACGGCGCGGAATACTTCAGGATGGTCGCCGAGTCACGCGGCGCGGGGGTCAAGACCCCTGTCAAGAAGAAAGCGCCGCGCGCCGAGACCAAGCCCAACGTCTTCAAGTCCAAGGGCAATGAGATCTCCCCTGCCCCGCCTACCGAGGACGGCGACATGATCTGGCCGGATGACCCGGACTACGATACCGACGAAGAATAACACCACTGGCTGTGCCTGAATAAGGCACAGCCAATTTTACTGCGATGAGGTGAGAGACACGGACGACTCAAAAGATATACAACTCGTGATCGATAAAGACGTTGTGGACCGATACAGCGCATACTATTTCGGACTGCACCCAAAAGCAAAGAAAAGGCCGATCAAACAGCCTTATCACGAAAGCATCAACACATGGATGATCATGAAGCGCCCGGCCATGAACGGGCTGAAGCAGAGATGGAAGGACTTTATTAAGTGGTTCGTAGAGTACCAAGGTTATGCTAACCTGCGCATCAAACGATGCGAGATAAGTCAGACCATCTACTTCCCGACCAACAGGCGGCACGACATCGACAACAGCGTGCCAAAGTTTATATTGGACGGGCTGGTCGAAAGCGGCATGATTGAAGACGACGACAGTAAGCATATCACGCGGCTTGAAATGCGATGTCTGAACGACAGCGAACATCCAAGAACTGAAATCATGATACATATGATCGACGCCGGCGAGACCGGCGGCAAGGAGGATAATATATATGGCAGAGAATAAAACACACGAAGCGATCCTCAACGAGGCCATTGCGCGCAGCTACACGCCCGACACAAAGACGCTGAAGATCGGCGGTGCGAACATAGAGATCAAGACACGGCTGACGCTCGCCCAGGCGCTCGGATTTGTGGAATTCGTCGTAAGCGCATGTTATGGACAGGATGGATCGTACATGCCTGAAATGCTCGATTTCGCGACGGACTGCGCCGTCCTGACGCTGTATGGCGGTTTCACGCTGCCGGACGATATGAGCGCAGCTTACGATATGGTCACGCGCGCCGGCTGGATTGTAGACGAGATCACCGAGCACATCAACCCGAAGCAGTACGCGTCGCTTGTGCAGGCTGTGGATGAGCGGATCGATCAGATTAACCAGAGCAGGGCCGCCGAGACGATGAAGAAGCTTGACGAGATCAGCGAGGCGTTCGACGGCATCGTCACAAAGATGGACGATCTGTTCGGCGGGCTGACGGGCGAAGATATGAAGGCTGCGATCAACGCGATCGGTGAGAACGGCATAGACGAAGAGAAGCTGATGAAGGCGTATGTCGAGGCGAAGGAAAAGTGAAAGACAGCCGAGTTCCCGATAAGATGGAATCTGTAGGGCCGGAGTGTTTCGAACAATACATACCGACCGACACACTGACTTACGTCACATGGCACGGGATCAGGATGACGGTGCGACATATGATCGGTTTTGCGGAAGTGATCGATCTTGTCAACTGCATCGTTGAGGTTTGCAGCCCGCAGCAAGGCGCAGTTCCGAAACCGGAATTGTTTGAAGCCGCTTTTCGCGCGTGCGTCCTTACGTGGTATGCAAACGTTAAGCTTCCGGATGACATCGAAAAGCAATACGCGCTCACCATAGGCAGCAGCCTGTATAAGGCGGTGTGCGGAGCAATCAATGAAGAACAGTTGGAGTCCGTCCGAGAGGCCGCCAAAAAATATTTTGAATGATAGGATGTGATTTGCGATAAATGAGTGGCGTAAAGTTGGTATCGTGGTCCGATAAGAAAATCGAAGAAGCCAGGCAAGATGTCCTTCGGAGGGCTAATACTGCCGTTGATTTGGCGCGCGTACGGATGGATGCAGAACTGCGCCAAAATATCGAGGCGTTATTCAAGAAGGCCGTCGATAATTATTACGGCGACTATCAGCCGCTCTTTTATTCCAGACGTCATTCTATGTACCATGCACTGTTGATCGAAGAAGGCGCTAAGCCAAACGAACAAATGATGATCGGATATGACCCAGAGGCCATGCCGTTCAGAGACGGCGGCATCGGATTGATCGGACAAGCGTTTATGGAAGGCTGGCATGGCGGTGCCGGAAGCGGCAAAGGCCATCCAAATCCAGGCGTTCCGTACTGGCGCGAGCCACTTGACGTTTGGACTATGTGGGGGCATCGTGCAGAAGTGGCTGATACACCGCCACAAGACGAGTTTGAGGAAAGCGCACATATATACGATACAACAGAAGGACCCGCCAGGTGGCGAGAAATTGTTTCTGAGGAATTAGCCAAACAAGGCTTGGTCGCGACTGTGAGGTGATAAGCAATGGCCAAAACAGCGTCTGGCATGTCAGTAGGCGGATACTCTGCTGATTTTACCCTGAATGTTAGTGTATCCGGTAAAGAAAAGATAGAGTCCCTGGAGAGCGGTATAAACAAAATCGTAAGTGACAGACGATTTCAGGATTATTGGAAGACACAAGAGGCGCTTATCGAGCAGGTTGCCGAGGCGTATAGGAAGTTTGAGGGGAGCACAAGCTCACAGCCGTACGCAGAGGAGCTTGTAAAAAGCGTCAACGCGCTAAAGGCTATATCAGGAAGCAGTGATCTGTCTGGTTTGGTAGATAATGCAGAACAGGTCCGGTCCGCATTCGGTCAGGCGTCCGCCGCTATTGGCGCTACCGCGGACGCGTTTTCTGTCGCAAACTTCAGAGACGTATTTGAGGTATTCAGAGTATGGGACGAAGGCGGGCGAGATGTTGTCGCCACTTGCGATAACATACAAAACGCCTTCAAAAATATCGGCATGTCCGAGCAAATCACCAAGCTGAACGCTGAGGTCACCTGGCTAAAGAACCTACTTGCCGAAGCCAATGAAACAATAAAGAGACTTGGCGACGAGTCAAAAATAGCAGAATTAGAGGCGCAGGTAAACCAGCTGACAAACTCTATTGATGAAATGAATCATAAGGCAGCGAGAGAGTTTGTTGGTTTCCTAAACGCAAACGAACTAAGTGAGTATGACGCCCGTTTTCAGAGCGTGATTTCTGATGTCAGCGACGGTTACATCACCGCGCGAGAAGCTATAGCTCAGGTCAGAACCGAGTTCAGCGAACTGTTTGACGCCACAAAGAACGGCGGATTTGACTCTACACAGGTTCAAACATTTTCTGCCAAGCTTGACGACATAATCACGCGCGTCAATGAAATTAAGGACGCCCTTGCATCAGGCAACTTTACCGGCCTAAAGGGAATGAACGATGATATATCTCAGGGGGCAAAGCTCAGCGGAGAAGAAAAGGTTGCTATAGAAGGGTTGGCAGAGGCGACTCGCAACCTCGGCGAATCGGCCGGCGGTGCCGGCAAGTCGTATTCGGCGCTGAGCGACATCATCAAAGAGGTCGGGAACGTTGGTGGAGACACGATGCGGTCGTTCTCTATCGCGCTTCAAAATGCCCTTAGGATCGGAAGCGAGAAGGTCAGCGCGACTCCAATTAAGAACCTCGCCGAAGCCTTAAGCGCGTTTGGTAAGATATCGAATCCGTCAAATATTCTGGCGCTGAGTGGTCTGAGATTTGACGGGCTTAAAGATCTTAAGGTCAGCAAAGCCGCCCTCAGCAACCTTGCCGAGTTTCTTCCGAAAATCGGGCAGGCCAATATCGAGCGGATCAAGGCGCTGTCGGAGCTTGACTTTACGAACCTGAGTAACCTAAAGGTAAGTAAGTCGTCGGTCGAAACAATAAAGGAATTTACGGACGCCGTCAACTCCGTGCGAGAGCTTGGCGAGGCGCTTGACAATATATCGCCGAAGTTGGATCAAATCAATACGGCCGCAGCGCAAGCGCTCGGGCGAGATCTTAACACAGCCGCCGACGCAGCTGGCAAAGTTGCAAATGAAGTCGTGAGAATGAACGGATCTCTCGACGAGAGCACCGTTGGTAAAATAGGCGACACGCTGCAAAACGCCGGCATATCAAGCACAGCGGCAGATAACCTTGTAGGAAGGCTCAGAGAAATCAACGTAGACGTCGATCGAATGGTCGCGAAGATGCACGAAGTCGGCGGTGGCGCACAGCAAATGGCCTCCGTCCTCGTCAGCGGTAAGGACGCGCTCGGTACAAGTCTTGAGTATCTGATCAAGTTCGACAGGGAAACAGGCGAGATCAACGACACGATCGTCACCGTAGCACAGAATTTCAAACAACTTCAGCAGAGCTCTGAGGGTGCCGCGAACGCTCAGAAAAACAACAAGAGTATGACTGAGGAAGAGGCCCAGGCGCTCGACAGGCAGAAGGCCTCCCTTAAGGAGATCGAGCAGATCAATCGCTCGATCAGTGTGCTGTACGGTAAGACTCAAAGCGGTCTGGTCAAGAACTTGGACATACTCGGAGACAGCGGTCCGGAGACCCTCGAGAAGCAGCGCAGGATAGAAGAGCTTCGCAATAAATACCTCGAGCTGGGTGAGGCTGTCGAAGCATATAAGCGCAACGGCGCGACGGCCACGCCGGACGAGGCGGAGCGGATCAGAGCGCTTCAGGCCGAAATACAGCGCCTGATCAGCACGAATCAGGAGTATCTGCGGGGCGTCGAAGAGAAGGCGAGCGCCGAGAACGCCGCGGCGAACGCCGAGGCAAACAGCACGAACGAAACTATTAAGCGAACGAACGCGCTGCGTGACGCCCAGTCGACGCTCAACGCAATGCAGAGGACTCTGCTGAAAACCAGCTATGGTTCTAAGGAGTACGGCAATCTGCAGGGTTATATCACTTCTCTGACAGATTTGAAAACGCAGTTCGATCAGGGCAAGATAACGCTTGACGAATTCCGGGTCGGTCTTTCGAATATAAAGAACGGATTTACGGAGGTCAGGGGGCAGATCGAAACGACCGGCGCGTCCGTCGGCGTACTGAGAACGAAGTTCGCGCAGTTCATGCGGTCGTTCACGATGATGTTCAGCGCGGCTCGTATCGGCATGATGGTGTTCCGCGAGCTGCGCGAGATGGTCTCCTCGTCGATCGAAATCGACGCGTCCATGAGGCAGCTCGAGATCGTCACGCACGCGAGTTCGACGGCGATGCGTCAGTTCGGCGACGACGTGGCCGACGCGGCGAAGCGCGTCGGCGCTTCGATCACCGACATGATCGACTCGGCCACGGTGTTCGCGCGAATCGGCTTCACATTGCCGGATTCACAGAAGCTGGCAGAATTCACGACGATGCTTCAGAACGTCGGCGACATCGACGTCGCGGATGCACAGGACGCGATCACCTCGATCGTCAAAGCGTTTGATTTCGGCGCGGGCGACATCGAGGGCGTCATGGACAAGCTGATCGTCGTCGGCAACAACTTCCCCATTTCGGTCTCGCAGATCGCCGAAGGCATGACGAACGCGTCGTCGACGCTGAACGCGGCGGGCAATACATTCGAACAGTCGGTCGCGCTGCTGACGGCGGCAAACGTCACGCTGCAGAACGCGGCGAAGGCTTCGACCGGCCTGAGGACGATCGCGGCGAGGATCAGAAATACAAAGGTCGAGCTTGACGAGCTCGGCGAAACGATGACGACGGCCAAGTACGAGCAGGCTGTCAACATCCTGACGAGCTATCAGGTGCGCCTGACCGACATAAACGGCGAGTACAGAAGCACCTACGACATCATGTCGGACATCGCGACGCAATGGGGCCGGATGACGAGCATGGAGCAGGCCGCCCTGGCGACGACCCTCGCGGGCACGCGCCAGCAGGACGTGTTCTACAGCCTGATCAACCAGTTCCAGGAAGCGCGCGGCGCAATGGACGCCATGAAAGACAGCGCGGGCGCTCTGACCGAGTCGTACAGCACTTACATGGATAGCGTGCAGGCGCACATCAATCAATTCAACGCGGCGCGGCAGCAGCTGAGCACAAACCTCATGGAGAGCGGCGTGCTGCGCGACGTGGTCGATATCGGCACGGGGCTTATCGAAATGCTGAACGCGATCGATCAGATTGTGGACAAGGTCGGTGGGCTGAGGACTGTGATCGTCGCCATATTGGGTTCTGTCGTGGCCATTAAGGCCAATGTCATTGCAACAGCCTATCATAAGCTTGTTGACAATTTCAAGGCCACAGTAGACATTATCAGGGAGGCCAGAGCAACAAGCGCAGGGTTCAGAAACACCGTTGGCGCGATAGCCCCGAATGTGCACATGGTGAATGTGGCATGGGCTGCTGTAGCGGCGACTGTTACCGTCGCGACAGCCGCTATTTTGGCTTACAAACGCCATGTCGAAGAGGTGCGCCAGGCTCAGCATAAAGCAGCCGACGAGGCCGCGCAGAGCGTCGATACGATCAACTCGCTGTACAATGAGTACATGCAGATGAACGAGGCTCAGGAAAACGGCACGGCGACCACGGAGGAGCTTGCGAAGGCTCAGGACAAACTGATCGACGCGCTGGGGCTTACCAAAGGTCGTGTTCAAGAACTGACAGACCAGTACGGCAACCTGACGACAGCCATGCAGATCGCCGCCGCAGAGGCGATGAACGAAAGGCAGCGCGAACTGCAGGGCGGCGTGCAGACGTACGCGGAAGAGCTCATGGAGATCGGCAAGGACAGGGAGGCTGGACTTGGGTCGGGATTGTTCACTTTTCTCACGTATGCACGCACCGGTAAAGAGAATTATTCGGAGTTTGTCAACGATCCTGAGTTCGGGCAGTATTTCGGTCCGGCCGGGGTATCTTTTGGCTTCGCCGACGATGTTGAGGGCATGGTTGAGCAATACAGAAAGCTCGGCGAAGTCATGGATTTCGTTGCCGATAAAGTTGGCGTCGATAATGACGTATGGAGAGCTCTAAACGAAACTTATACAAAGGCAGGAGCGATCATCGGCCCGATGCTCGAACAGATCAACGAGCTGAATGAAGCCGTCGTCATGGAGCATGTATACCGGACGAATGCCGAGCAGGGTATGCCGCTTGATCAAAAGTCGTTCGAACTGTATCGCGAGTCTCTCATCGGCATGGTCGAAGCCGACGCGCAGTTTAATGCGCTGGGCGGTTCGGCTGAAGACGTCGTCGACTCAGTTCTGCGCGCCGACGCGGCATTCGTGCAGTTTTACGGCGACGTTACCGGCGCTGATGGAACCGGCGGCGTGGGCGATGTGACGCAGACGGTCGGTGATCTCGCGGAATCGGTCAAGAACATGGCCGCCGCGTACAAGGCACTCGAGAGCGCGAAGGCGGATATGGCCGACGGCGGCGGGATCAGCGCAGAGACGCTCTCCGCACTCGCTGGGATCACCGAAGACTACATGGACTACCTGTACGTCGAGAACGGCGTATTGAAGCTGAATGTAGATCTGTGGGAGCAGATGGCGCATGTTGATATGCAATCGAATCTCGACGCCATAGCCGAAGAGCAACAGCATATCACCGAGCGCAAGGCGGAAATCCTTGCCGAGATCGAAGAGCTAAATGGCCAACTTGAAAGTCAACCGGCCGCGGTAGAGGTAAACACAAGGGAGCTTGAGAACGAGCTATATGACATCCAGGCTTTTACCCAGGAATATGCCGGTTACATTAGGTACAGGCAGCAACTAATCGCCGAACAAGACAATCTCAGAGGGCAGCTCTACAATGCGAGTACATATGAAGAGCGCTATGGGATACAAGCGAACATAGAAGCTATCCAGCGCGAATTGAATACCATGCCGTCGCCTGACGAACTTGATAAAGAGATGACGGCCCTTGCAGAGCGTAGAGAGGAGATCGAAAAAGAACTCGATCTTATAAGAGGCACGAACGCCGAAGCGTATGACGCTCAAGACGAAGCTGCCGAAGCCCACAGGGCCGAATTGGAATCCCAGATTGCAGCAGACCAGGAAGCGCTGGAAGCGATCGCAGCGCGCGAAGAAGAACTCCTGCGCATGCGGGAGATCTATCAGATAGCGCTGAACGAAGAGCCGCAGACGCAGGCCGGTCAGGCTATGGACGAGTTCGCGACGAACATCGGCACGGCGAAAAGCGCCATGGACGCGCTCGCTTCGGCCGAAAAGGATATGGCCGACGGCGGCGGTCTGACCGCTTCGACGATCAAGACGCTCGCCGGCATCACCGACGACTACACCGATTACTTGTACGAAGAGAACGGCGTCATCAAGCTGAACATCGAGGCGTGGCGCGAATACGCCGCCACCGCACTGCAGGGCCGGATCGACATGCTGAACGCACAGCTCGAAGCGCTGAAGACAGAGCGCGACGCAATGCTTCAGCTTACCGAAGATAATCGCATGCAGGTGTCCCCAGATTGGTCGCTTGAAGAGACCGACGCAGAGATACAGGAGACGACCGACGCGATCGGACTGTATCAGGCCGCGCTGAATGGCTTGACTGCCGATACAAAGGAAACGACCGACGAGCTCACTACGATGACGGGCGCGCTGGGCGACATGTCCGACGCGTACGACATCCTTGCTACCGCCGAAGAAGAAATGCAAAACGGCGGGTCGCTCTCCCTCAACACGATCAAAGCGCTCGCGGGCGTTACCGATGAGTACATCAGATTCCTGAAGGTCGAGAACGGCGTCATCACGCTGAACACGGAAGCGTGGAAGGCATATGCGCAGGAGCGGCAGCAGGCTTATCTCGAAGGTGTCGAGCAGCGCAGAGCCGAGCTTGAGGCGCAGCGTCAGGAACTTCAGTCACAGTTGAGCGGCGACACGCCGGCTACGATGAGTGCAGAAGAACTCGCCGCGGCGATCGCAGAAGTCGATGCCTCGATCGAAGGGCTCGACAATGAGAAGGCTGTGTACGAATCCGTCATGGAAGCGATCGCCAACGGCAGCGACGAAGCGACCAAGACCGTCAAAAAGCTCTCCACCGCGCTGTCGGAATATGAGCAGGCGACGAGCCTGATCAAGACCGCGAACGAAGAGATGGAGGGCGGCGGCATATCGTTCGATACGCTGCAGGCGTTGATGAACGCGACCGACGACTACATACAGTTTTTGTACCGCGAGAACGGTCAGCTCAAGCTGAATACCGAGGCGTATGAGGAGTACGCCCGGGCGAGAGCCGAAGAAGCGCTGATGGACAACGATGAGTATGCTCAGTTGACAGAGCGCAACAGAGAGCTTGAAAGCGTGATCAAGGCCGCTCGTGCCGCCAAGGAACAACTCGAGCGCGGTAATAATATTGATACAGAGTCATATGCGCGCGTAACGCAAGACCTTGCAGAATACGAGCAGGAACTTGCCGCAAATAATGAACGGCTTGCCATCTTCGACGACATGCTCAATCTGATCACGGGTGATGCCGATCAAACGTCCGGGGCGATCACTGGGCTGACCGATGCGGTCAGCGGCCTGAATGACGGGCTCGACATACTGCTTCAGGCGCGGCGTGAGATGCGCACCGAGGGCGGCGTCAGCATGGAGACCATCAGGCAGATGGCGCAGCTGACAGACGACTATATCAACTACCTGTACGAAGAGAACGGCGTCATCAAGCTCAATACGGAAGCCTGGGCCGAGTTCGCGACAGGCGGGATGCAGAGCGATATAGAGAAGACGCAGGCCAGAATCGAGGAGCTTCAGGCGAGACGCGCCGAACTCCTCAGCGGGCTCGATCAGGCCGGAGAAGATGAAACGTTTGAAGGCATGGCCGAGGACGCCGGCGCGCTCAGAGACGAGCTCGCCGAGGTCGACGCCGAAATCGAGTCTGAGACGAACAAGTTGGCAATCTACTCCACCCTGTACATGGATACGGTCAACAGCGCGATCGACGCGATGGATCCGTATCAGGAAGTCCTGGACGGATTCTCGAGCGTCGCCGATACGATCAATTCTGTGACAGACGCGATGCAGACGCTCTCGGATATTCAGGACGCCGTCGCCGACGGGTTTATTATGTCGCTGGATGAGGCTTTGAAATTTGCCGAAGTCTACCCCGAGATACTGAATAGCGCCACTGTCGCGGCAGACGGCCAGATCGCTCTGGACGAAGGCGTCGTCAACGCGTTCATTGCGAACAAGCAAGCGGAGTTACAGGCGCAGATCGACGCAGATATCGCGGAGCTTGAGTCGCAGAAGGCCGTCGTGCAGGCGAAGCTTCAGCTTGCGCAAGCTGAACTGCAGATCGCTCAGTCCGCTGCAAACGGGACGGCGGTCGATCAGCAGATAGCCATGGCCCGCATCGAGATGATGAACAACGAGGTCGACGCAGTTGTTCAGGCGGGGCAGAACGAAGCCGATGCCTATGCGGCCGCGGCTGAGGCTATGTCAGGCAACCTGGATCAGGTCAACACAATCGCTGCGGATACGGCAACTGAAATCGACACGAACTTAAGCACGGCGATATCCAACGCCGCGACAAACATGTACTCAAACGCCGCCAATATCGTCGAGGCGATCAACGGCATCATCCTTGGCGCGCACGAGGCCGGTAAGGCAATCAACGCGATGTCACAGGGTAAGGTCGAGGGCAGCACTGTATCGGCGAGGGGCAGCGGCGGCACTGGCAGCGCAAAAACGTATACCGCGAACACCGGCAAATTCAGCAAGGCAGAATATACCTACTCCGCCAACCCCATAGAATTCAAAGACGTAATCACAGATCTACAGGGCCAGATAGAGAGTTATGAGAACACTATCAATCAGCTCGACGGCCAGATCTCGGCGCTTCAAGCACTGCGCGGCCAAGTCCTTGGCGGCGGCGGGAGCAAGAGCAGTGGCCGTGGCGGCGGTGGCGGCGGCAAAGGCGGCGGCGGTGGTGGTGGCGGCAAAGACGACGCCAGCAACTGGTTCGAGGAGCAGTACAAGCTGCACCAGCACCTGCTTGCCATGGACGCGGAGGAAGTCGAAGATTATCTCGAATGGCTGAACGACGCGTACAAGCGCGCTTATGAAGAAGGCATCATCGACCTCGACAGCTTCTACAAATATGAAGAAGAAGTCTACAAGGGCCTGCACGACCTATTCAAGGATTACCTGAACGACGTCGAGCACGAGATCGAAATGCGCGGCAACTACAACGAGAACGGCAAAATGATCTCGTTGTACCGCGAATTGATCGCGGCCGTCGAGAAGGAGATCAGCGCGGCGCGCGAGCAGGGGCTCGACGACATGGACGACTATATCCAGGAACTTCAGGACAAGTGGTGGTCGTATACCGACGCGATCAAGAAGATCGAAGACGACCTTAACAATCAGGCCAAGAGCGCGACGGACAAACTGGTCGACTACAGACTGAAGATGCTCAAGCAGGAGATCAGCGACGAGAAGGATGCCATTAAGGAACGCCTGAATAACCTGAAGGCCTTCTACGACGAGCAGAAGCGCCTTCTGAAGGACGCGCGCGACGAGGAGAAGTACCTTGAGGAGCAGGCCGAGAAGCGCAAGGCCGTAGCAGACATCGAAGCGCAGCTGGCGCAGCTGTCGTACGACAATTCGGCCTGGGCGCAGAAGAAGCGCCTCGAATTGGAGGAAGAGCTGTCGAACGCCCGTAAAGAGCTGGACGACTTTGAACGCGATCACGCGATCGAGGTGGCTGAGGAAGAGCTGGATAAGCTGTACGAGCTGCAGAAGAAAGAGCTCGACTCACAGACCGATTTGCTGGACGCGCAGCAGAAAGACGCCAAGGCGCTGTACGAACAGGCGCTCGAGGACATCCGCAACGGTTCGGTCGAATTGTACGAAGAGATGATCGACTGGAATAACCTGTACGGCGACGGCATAGAGGACACGATCAAGACCGCCTGGGAGGAAGCGTACAAGGCGCTGGAGGATTATAAGAATCTTTACGGCGAACTGTGGGACGACTTCAACCTCGCCAACGCGACAGGATATAGTCCGGAAGGCGGCGGCTGGGACAGTTCGGTCATATCCGGTACCAATCCCGCGAACATCCCGGTTCGCACAACCCCTCCGACTGAAGTGGTTCAGGATACCACGAGCGCAAAGACTTATCCTTACGGCAAGGTCTCAAGCACCAGCGGGAACCTGAGCAACGGCAGTCGCGGCGAAGGCGTCAAGGCGCTTCAGTACGCGCTGAACGAGCTCGGCTTCGGCAACAGCGGCACGCAAAGTCTGGACGGTGTGTTCGGCGCTGGTACCGCGAACGCCGTCAAGGCGTTCCAGAAGGCGATGGGTATTTCTGCGGACGGTATCGTCGGTCCGATTACGAAGAAGAAATTCGCCGAACAGGGTTACGCCAGCGGCACGCGCTACGCGACGAGCGGCCTGCACCTGATCGACGAGCTCGGTTCAGAAACGATATTCGAGTCGGCGGACGGTAAGCGGTATAAGCTGTTTACCGGCGGCGAGAAGGTGCTCAACGCGCGGGCGAGCGAATTTTTGTATGACTTCGCCATGAATGGCGGCGAGATCCTGACGAAGATCGTCGACATGGCGCTTGAAGGAGCGCGGCCAGGCTTTGAGCCAAACGTCATACACAACGAAATCACAATGGGAGACATCATCATAAACGGCCGAGCCGATCAGTCCACGGTCAGCGAACTGCGGCGCGCACAGCGCGAGGCGGTCGACACGATGCTGAAGGAATTCAGCAGGCTGGGGCGGTAAGGCGAATCTTTGGGGAGACACCATACAGAAGGGGTGTCTCCCCTATCCACGTTACGAAGAACAAAGGAGCGCGATGACATGGCAGATATATACGGATCGCATTTTGAATACGGCGGTGTTTCATCGCGCCGTTATGGATTGTACTTTGTGGCCGCAGGCACCACGCGAAACACGATGGTGTCGGGCAGCATCAGCAGCGTCACCGTATTCAACAAGGCTGAAAAGAGGCGTTACCTAAGCGCGACATCGTACGACGAGTCGCCTCTGACATACGACGTCGAGATCGTCACGGATTACGACGGCCCCATCCCGCAGAACGAACGGCGCGAAATAGAGAAGTGGCTGTTCAACAGGGAGGATTATAAAAAGCTTTATCTGGACAAGGCCGACGATACGAGCGGCGACACGGTCGAGCTGATCAACGGCGAGACCAAACGGCTATACATGAACGCGCGATTCATCAACGCGGAGCGTATGGAATATAACGGAGGCGTCGCGGGCTACCGCGCCACCATTGAGGCCGACAGCGGCTGGTGGTGGCAGGACGAGGTCAGCGAGGCGTTCACATTTGACGGCGGCGCGGGCGGCGGAGAAACGATCACGCTGACGGCCGATACCGACATAGACGACTATATCTATCCAAAGGTCACGATCGTCACGGGCGATTCTGGCGGCGAGATCACGATCGTCAACACCACAGACGACGAAGACCGGGAGACAAAATTTATCGAGCTTACACCTTCGTCCACGATCACGATGCGCGGCGGCGTCAATTACGTATCGGGGACGAGTTATCAAAAGATGTATAAAATGAACTTTCCGAGACTGATGGACGGCGAGAATACGATCCGCGTCACGGGCGATATCGCCTCAATGACCATCGCCTGGAACAACAGGAGGAATCTGTAAATGGTCGTGCGATATTCAAGCCTGAACCGGTTTGAAGTGCCAAATATGTCACTTTGCAGTCCGGGCAGCACATACACAGACGGGCACCTGACCAACGTGGTCGGCGTACTGTGCGACCACGAAGCGGAAGAGCTGGCGCTCAACTTCAACGCGACATCGGAATTGAACCTGCGCGTCAACCGAGTCAAACACGACGATCCGGACGAGAACGCATACGCGTACAATCTGTACCGGTCGCTTCAGAACAGGCGGCTCATTTTCGTAGAAGGTATCGGCTTTTTCATGATCACCGAGGTCACAGACGGTTACGACAATGGGCAGAGCCACAAGGACGTGCGCGCCGAGTCGTGCGACATAGAGATCGAGCAAAAGATGGTCCCTTATATCGCGGACGGCACGTACCCGTTCACGACACAGATGCCCGCAGGCGGCGAGCCTGTGAAAGGCATTATCGAAACGGTCGTAGAGACACTGCCGCTGTGGACGATCGGGTATGTGGACGAGGCGGTCGCGTCGAAGTGGCGGACGTTTGAAGATGTCAATACGGAAACAAACTGTCTGACGTTTTTGCTGAGCGACGTGCAGGACGCGTACGAATGTATCATCCTGTTCGACATCATCAACAGGACGATCAACGTATATGACCAGAACAATTACGTGCGGCGGACGAACATACATCTGACGAAGGACGACCTCATCAATTCGCTCGACATATCGGAGTCTGCGGAGGATCTGTACACGGCGCTGACCGTAATGGGCGACGAGGACGTCACGATCGCGGCCATCAACCCGCTCGGCACGAACACGATCTACGACTTTGGATACTATACTGACTGGATGACACCGCAACTCGGAGAGAAAGTTACCGCGTGGGCTTCAGCGGTCGACGCGGCGCGCGACGGTTATTACGCGCTGAATCTCGAGTATTACCAGAAGCTCGAACAGGCGAGCAACCTGCGCAGCGAGATCGGCCGGATCAACATACAGATGACCATGTACCAGCGCTGCCGCGATAATATCGTCGCGACAGACGACACGAACATGGTCGGCAGCTACAACACGGTCATCATCGAGAACGGCGGCACGGCCATCGAAGTTTATCAGGAGATCGCCGATACACTCGACGAGATCGACAGGTTGATCGGCGTATGCCAGGACGAGCTGGCTGAGGCAGAAAGCGATCTGAGCGACCTTAACGCAGAGATCGAGGCAATCAAGGAACAGATCGACGCGGTACACGCCGATCTGGCGCTGAGCGAGCATTTTACGGACGACGAACTCGGCGAGTTGCAGAACTATATATTTGAGGGTAACTATTCTGACGAGTACGTGACGTTCACCGATATCATGACGTACAGCGAGCGCTTTGAACAGATGAAGATCCTGTACGACAGAGCCGTGCTGCAGATGCGCAAGATATCGCGGCCGAGTCAGGAGTTTTCAGTGAGCGTGGACAACTTCCTGTTCGTCAAGGAGTTCGAGGCGTGGGCCGAGCAGCTCGAGACGGGCTGTCTGGTCGACGTCGAGCTGGAGCGAGACGATGTGGCGGCGCTGTTTTTGTCGAACTTCACGGTCAATTATGACGACCACGCGCTCAACATGACGTTTGGCAACCGATTCAACCGCTACGATCAGAAGTCGCTGTTCGACAACGTACTTGGATCGGTCAGCCGATCGGCGAACACGCTGAGTTATGTCAAGGACATACTTTATCCGATCAAGAACGGCGAGCTGAATGTGATCAGGGAGGCGCTGCAAGCTTCGCGCGATCTGACGATGGGCGCGGCCCTGACATCGACAAACGAAGAGGTCATCATAGACGGCTCTGGATATACAGGACGCAGGCGGCTTGCCAACGGCGAATACGACCCCAGGCAGGTCAAGATCACCGGCAAGAGCATCGTGCTGACAGACGACGCGTGGGACAGCAGCAAGGTCGCGATCGGCGAGATCAACATAGGCGGCGAAACGGTGTACGGCGTCAACGCATCCGTACTGATCGGCGATCTGATCATGGGCAACGCGCTGAGGATACTGGACGACGAAGGGAACGACATGTTCACCGTTGTCGACGGGCGCATCAGTTCAGCCATCGGTCCGGTCAACTCGGCAATCAACAGCGTGCGCGGCGACGTGGCGAGCAACGCCGCAGCGACGAGTGCGCTGGAGACCGGGCTCGAGGCGCTCAGCACGCAGCAGCAGCAGACGGCAAGCGACTTTACATGGCAGGTGAATCGGGTAGCGAACGCGCAGCAGCAGCTCAGCGAGGCGCTTGACGACACGAACGGAACGCTTCAGGAATTTCAGACATACATGCAGTTCGATCAGGATGGTCTGACGATCGGCCGGACCGAGAGCAAGTTCAGGACGCGCATGGACGATGACAAGCTGTCGTTTTTGTCGGACGGTTCGGAGATCGCGTACATGAGCAACGACAAGCTGTATATCAATCAGGCCGAAGTGCTCACGACGCTCATACTTGGTTCGTACGCCTTTACGCCGCAGAGCAACGGCAACCTATCGCTGATCTTTACGGAGACGCCGTTCGTCATCACGACGCAGCCGGTCAGCGTGGCCGGTTCAGACGGCGACGCGTGCGCGTTCTCTGTGACGGCCAGCGCGGTCCAGTCTTACCAGTGGCAATACAGCAGCAACGACGGTTCGTCGTGGAGCAATTCGACCGCGACGGGCAATAAGACCGCGACGCTGCAGACAGAATTCAATACGAGCAGAAGGAAAAATATATACAGATGCAAACTGACAAGTACATACGGCACGACGCAATATACGAACAGCGTCAGGATGCTGGATCCCGCGTAACTGAACGGAGGTGGATCAGATGTCTAAAACGGCAACATATACCGCGACGCTGATGACGCGCCAGTATAACCAGACGGCCAATACATCGACCAGCTACGCGGCTCAGGACTACCCTTACGAGGGCGAGAATAAGGTCGGCGTTATCTCGTTCAACGGACTGGACATGACCGGCCGGATCATCAACGGCATCAGCCTGACGATCACATCGGCTTCCGCAGGTTTGGGTCAATGGTACACGAAGACTGCCTATCTCCATAAGTCCAACTATCAGAACACGACGCAGAGCGGCGTGACAGGTCTGCAGTACGTCGGCGATTCGCTCGGGAGCCTTCAGGGGAACTATCGGGATAACACGCTGACGTTCACGCTGGCGGACGAGACCGGCAACGCGCTGCTGACCAACATGGCGGCGTATCTCACAGCCGGCCATAATACGTTCACGGTGTACAACCCCAACCCGCACCCGGATCTGCCGGGGCGGCAGTACTCGGAATCTTACTTCAAGTGGACGAGCGTCAGCATCACGATCGACTACGACGAAGGCGCGTCAAAGCCGACGACGAGCGCGTCGACCGTGGCTCTCGGCTCGGCGATCACGATCAATACCAACCGAGCGAGCTCGGCGCAGACGCACACGATAAGGTACGCGTTCGGCGGGGCGTCGGATACGATCGCGACGAACGTCGGCGCTTCAACGAGCTGGACTCCCCCGGCGTCGCTCGCGTCGCAGATACCGAACGATGTCAGCGGCGTGTGTACGATATACTGCGATACATACTACAATGGCGCTTTGACCGGCACGAAAAGCTGCACGATCACGCTCGGCGTGCCAAGTAGCACGGTGCCGACAGTACAGAGTGTCACAGCTCAAGAAGGCGCGTCCGACATCCCGCAGGGCATCACGGCATACATACAGAATTTCAGCAAGCCTGTCGTGACGATCGTGGCGCGCGGCGTATATGGCAGTACGCCCACGCAATACAGGGCGACATTGGACGGCAGAACATATACGGGCACAACATTTACGACATCAAACGACATTGATTATACGGCGCAATTCACTGCATCCGCCCCGCTTGCGACCTCCGGAAGCATCGAAATCAGCGTTACGGTTACAGATACGCGCGGCCGCGTTTCACAGGCCGGCACGGCGACGATCACCGCGCTGGCGTACAGCAAGCCGACGATCACGAGTTTTTCAGCGGAGCGATGCAACGATACGGGCACCGAAGCGCAGACTGACGGCACGCATGTACGCATCAACCTGTCCGCGCGCGCCTCTTCGCTGAACGACGGGGCGACAGATCAAAACGCGATACTGACGTGCGAGATCCAACACCGTCTGAAGGGCACTTCGTCGTGGACGACGGACGACCAGCTGTCACCCGTGGATTTCACTGTCAGCGAAACGAATCGATTGCTGACTGCGAGCGGCGCGGTATTTCAAGATGTAACGAGTTATGAGATCCGTATCGTTTTCGCCGACAAATTCTATCAGGTCGAACAGCAGGCCGAGATCGGCACAAAGGTCGTCATCATGGATTTTTTGCGTGACGGCAACGGCGTCGCTTTCGGCAAAGTCGCAGAAGAGTCCGGCGTCGTCGAATTCAACTGGCCGCTCAAGATGCTCGAGCCGCTCGGCATTGCGGATGGCGGAACGGGCGCTGACAACGCGACGGACGCACTGAACACACTCGGGGCTCTCAAAAGGACGACAGACACATTTACGGGTGAACTGACGATCGCGAATACGGGATCAGTCTCTCAGATGCACATGACGCCGCAGCAGGCCGCGTCCGGGCGGCTCGGTTTCGCGCGGATAGACGCGGCAGCGAACGGATACTTCGGGTTTTACGCCTTTTCCGGCGAGGGCATCGGGACTTACCGCGCGCTTTGGGTAAACAACCCGGCGTATCAGACGAGTCTGGATAATGCGCTGTATTTGCGGACAAACGAGGGCGGTGCGGCGGCCAATTATCAGGTATTTCATTCCGGCATGGCGAACGGCGTTCCGGTCTCCAGCGGAGGTACCGGTGCGACGACCGCGGCTGACGCCAGAGCAAATCTTGGTGCAAACGACGCGTCGAATATCACGACGGGTACGCTTGATATGGATCGTATGCCGGTCAAGATCGCACATGGTCACGGGACGGTCGGCGGAACATCGGAGACGGCTTTAGAGATAAACTATTCGAGTATCGGATTCGATGAGGTCCCGCACATATCCGTGACGTATTCCAAGGAGGGTGCGAATGTTTCCGGAGATAATGGGATCCCCAAAATATATGACAAGACTACGGCCGGCGCAAAGGTCATACTCAGCGGCAGCGGAACGCGAGAGATTGACTGGATCGCGATCGGCGTTTAACTGATAATGATGTTCAGGGAGGTGTTTTATGAGTCAGATAGTTTGCTATGACTCGATGGGCGAACTGCTGCGCACGATGTTTCAATGGGATACAAACCAAACGATTACAATAAAAGGTGCCGAGGTTCCGCCTTATCCCGTTTTTCACTTCGCAAACAGATGCAGCAAGGAGGCACTGGTCGTTACGCCAGAGGAGACCGGCGGCACCGATCTTACGGTTAAGGTGCCGAATGTACTACTTCAGAGCGCTGAGACGATATTCGCCTATCTATACTACGAGACTGACAATGACGCGTATAAGACAAAGCATGTGATACAGATCCCAGTTGCGCCGAGGGCAAAGCCAAGCGACTACGAATATAGCGACAATATTGATTATGTCAGCGTCGCCGCGATCAGCACCAGGCTCAACGAGATCATTCATTTGATGACTGACGAGTCGACGAGTGAGCTGGCTCCGGAGGTCATCGACATCCGCATTGGTTCAGATGGGACGGTGTATCAAACGGCCGGAGAGGCGGTTAGATCTCAGGTTGCTGACTTAAAGAGCGCCATTGATGAATTTAATCCCATAAAAACCTATCTATTTGAGCAAGGAAACTATTCCGCTATTAACGTTGGACAGCAACTGAAACCACAAGATCTGGCTTATGTCGTCAGAACAAAAGAGTTTGCAAAATGGTCTGCTGGGGAATATGTTAGTGTGAAAAGCGGATATAAGGCAAGGCTATTGTTATGCGATTCAAGCGGGAATTATATTGTTGATGCATCGTGGGCGCAGAATGTCACGTCAGATAACAGTACCGCAACACAGGTTATGGTATGCATTAAATCTGATGACAATTCAGCTTTAACCCCAGATATGATAAGTGATATTGTTTTGTCTTCGACTGTAAACATAACAGTTGTTCATGAAAAGGCAAATCAAAGTGATTTTATAGCACTTGAAACGGTTGTTGATAGTATTGTCGAAAATGGAGAAGCAGGTGTATATAACAGAATCAACGTAACACCCGTTTCTGGCGTTATGAATAAAACAGGGGCAATCGCGAATATCGGACAGCATACTTCTATCACTGTGAGCCGTGGCGAAAAATATGAAATTATTGCGTATAAATACGGGAACGATTATCCAGCATATATTTTCAGAAAAGATGGCGCGATTGTAGGTTATTCTGAGAACGCAAACCAGATGTTCAAACGGTGGCTTGTTGTGATTCCATCCGGCGTTGACGAAGTGATTGTAAACGCCAATACATATTTGCTGTATGTAGCCAAATATCAGACGGTTGCGCCAATGCCTTATAGTAAATGGCACGGAAAAAAAATTGCATGGTTCGGCACCTCAATACCGGAACCGTCCGGCTATAATCCGGTCACCGGCTACCCCGAATATGTGGGTGAATTGCTGGGGGCTACGATTTATAACGAGGCCGTGGGCTCATCTTGCGCACGGCGCGGGACGCGAAGCGCGGAGTCAGAAAATGATCCTTACGGCGTTACGAATATGGGCATTGGTGCATTGTGGTCTTTGGGCGGCACGATTGCAGAAAAAACGGAATTAACTACAAACTGGGAAACGAAGTGGCGGGCAATAACTGGGTACGATGCCGCAATGACGGACGTGATCAAAGATAAAGCGATTGCCTGTAGTTACGAAAACAAATTGATGCAGTATGTCACAACAAACCCGGTCGATTTGTATGTGTTCGACCACGGCTATAATGATTGGCGTGTCAATTCAGCCGATAATGTTGCCAATCCCGATAATGCGTTTGATCGTTCTACATATCAGGGGGCAATGAATACATTTATTGCCGCCATCCTTGCCGTGAATCCGCACGCCAACATCGTATTGATCAGCCATTATGAAACTCAGCGCGAACCCGGAGTGATCGATATGCAGGAAAGCGTCGCTGAATACTGGGGCCTGCCGCTAATCCGCATCTGCGACAAACTGGGTTGGGCATGGGACAGAGCAGTAATGAGTACCGGATATTGGCAGCAAACGAGCGGCGGCGGAATTTGGATTGAAAGTGGAGGAACGAGTAGATCATATCGCTTGCCGGAGTTGCATATGCAAGACGGAAAGCACCCGAATACTGATTTGAGCGGGAAAGCGTGTATGGACATTGGCAATATTATCGCGGCTGAGTTGAATATGCTACCGCCGCACAAATGATTAAATAACACTTTGAGTCAGTAAAGCGGCGAGAGCATGGGCGGTTAAAAGGTAAGCGCAACAAAAGAGGCGCAATCACTACGTAATCATAGCCATGCCGAGCCGAGTCATCAATGCCGGGCGGCAGAAGTCGCCCGGTATATAAACGGAGAGGCGGTGATCGGGCGAATGAAAATCGCGGACATCAGCGCGTGGAACGGCACCATTGACTGGGCGAAGGCCCGGACTGAGCTTGAGATGGTCATATTCCGTGCGTCTGTCGGTATGAAAGAGGATGCCAAGTATAAGACGAACGCCGCACAGTGCGGTTTGCCGTACGGCGTGTATCACTACATCAAGGCGTCATCCACTGCGGCCGCGCGAGACGAGGCCGATTGGTTTGTGCAGTGCGCGAGCGCGGGCAAGCCAGCATTCTATATATTGGATGTCGAATATGAGGCGCAGACGGCATCCAATACGGAAGATATATGCATAGCGTTTCTGACGCGCCTCAGAGAACGCGGCATAAAGAGGATCGGCATGTATGTCGGTCAGCCTCATATCAACTGGATCGGATCGGCCAAAGCGCTGTGTGACATCGTGTGGATTCCGCGCTGGGGCAAGGACGACGGAACGATCAACGAATCATACGCGCCGACGCAGGCGTGCGACCTGTGGCAGTATACGAGCAAAGGGTGCGTAGCCGGTATCGATGGCAATGTCGACCTGAACGCGTATCGCGGCGGGCGGGTGCTTCAGTGGTTCGCCGATGATCGCGCTATAAAGGGGGAGACAGGAATGCCTACGAATCTGGAGCTGGCCAATTATTGCGAACAGGTGTATGAGGCCGCGTGGGTATACTGGTACGGTTCATGCGGTTACCAGTGTACGCAGTCACTGTACAACAGCAAGCGCCAGCAATATCCGGAACATTATACGTCCGACAGGACGAGCGGGTATATGAAGGATATCGCAAATGGGAAGATGTGCGCCGACTGTGTCGGAATGATCAAATCATTTTTCTGGAAGAACGGGAACATCAATGGCAAGAACACGTATCAGAGCAACGGCTGCCCCGACAGAAGCGCCGACGGCCTGTTCGCGCTGTGCGACGAGACGGGTCAGATCAGCACGATCCCGGACATCCCCGGGTTGGTCGTGCATAAGCCCGGGCATATCGGCGTATATGTAGGCGGCGGTTATACGGTTGAAATGAAAGGATTCGCGTATGATTGTGTGCGCAATAAAGTGACGGACGGCCCGTGGACCGAATGGGGACGCCTGCCGAGCACGATGATCGAATACGTCGGAATCGGTACGATCGGCGGCTCGAAGCTTGGGGCGAGGACGATCAAGAAAGGCGTTAAGGGGTCTGACGTCAAAGAACTTCAGGAGGCACTGATCGCACTTGGATACGCTCTTCCGCGTTACGGCGCGGACGGCGATTGCGGCGGCGAGACGATCGCTGCGATCACGCAGTTTCAAAAAGATCATGATCTGGAAGCAGACGGTGTCGCCGGTAAGGCAACGATCGCCGCGATCAAAGCGGCCATGCCGAAACAGGATGAAGAGAACGGCGAAAATGACACAGCCGCTACTCCGAACATCGAACCCAATGAGCCGGTCGTGACAGCGCCGGCCGACCCGGCCGCGTACTATACGCTGGTCATATACGACCTGAGCCGGGCCGAGGTAGAAGAGTTGATGGCGAAGTACCCCAGAAGTGAGATCGCGAAAGGATGATGGGCGTGACAGAGGCGATTGTTGTCGCGCTGATCACCGGAGTCTGCGCGATCATATCACAGATATTTATATCAAAGCAAAACAGTAAAGATCTGTATACGAAGCTGGATAAGCAAAGCGAGCTGGCCGACAAGGCGCTCGACGATAAAATAGAAAAGTGGCAGGCCGTTACCGACACGAAGATCGATGAGTTGACGCGTGAAGTGCGAGAGCACAACAACTTCGCCCGCAGGATGCCTGTGGTCGAAGAGCAGATCGTGTGGCTCAACAAGCGCATCGACCAGATCGGTGCAAGCGAAGGCGGTCGTTGATCAGGTACAATAATCAGACAGCTGCGGGCTGGTCAAACGACCGCCCGCAGTGTCCCTTGATAAAACAGCAAGCAAACCGGCGCTCAGTCAGCGCCGGCCTTATCAGTATATATAAAACGAAAGGAGCTGATAGCCATGGCGGAAGCGGAATTCAGACATGTCGTGACCGCGTCATTCAGGGCGGGCAAGACATCGTCTGTCGCCAGAAGCCTCTGGCAATGGGATTACGGCATCGTCCTTCGATTTGACGGCATATCGCTCCCAGAAGCCTACGAGGTGCATTTCTCGAACAGCGCGACGGGCGGGGACGCCGTATCGCAAACAGGGACGAGCGACGGCGTCGTCGTTCCGAACATCATGTTTGAAAGCGGCAAGCCTGTTTACGCATTCGTATATCTGCATGACGATCTTGACGACGGCGAGACAGCTTATACAGCCGTCATTCCCGTGCACGAGAGGCCGAAGCCAAATTATGACGAGGTTACTCCCGAGCAGCAGAGCGCCTTTGAAATCATGTACGCGCAGATGGAAAAGGCTATCCGTGCGGAGAGCGTGCGCGTGAGCGCGGAAGAGGATCGATTGCAGCGGGAAGAAGATCGGATCGCGGCCGAAGAAGCGCGAATCAGCGCAGAGGTTATCCGCGTACAGAATGAGGCTGAACGCATAAGCGGCGAAGCTGAGCGCGTATCGGCAGAGCTCGAGCGCGAAGATAATGAAGACGCGCGCCTATCCGGCGAGACGATGCGCATCGCCTCCGAGGGTGACAGACTGGCCGCTGAGGAACGCCGTGTCGAAGCTGAAATCGAGCGGAGGGACAGTGAAGCTTTGCGCGTCAGCGATGAAGCCGAGAGACGAACGGCAGAGGCGCAGCGCATCAGCGCGGAAGAGCGGCGCGTGTCAGATGAAAACGCCAGGCAAACAAACGAGACGGCGCGACAGGCCGCAGAAGAAGCGCGAGAGGCGCTTGCCGACGAACTGCGCGGTATTACGGCCAACGCGATCACGCTTGAACCGGGTTCGGCTGCGACGGCGGATTATAACGCCGGCGTTATTACGTTCGGTATCCCTCACGGCGAGAAGGGCGACACGGGCGAACAGGGGCCGCGCGGCGAACGCGGGCTGCAGGGCGTTAAGGGCGATACCGGCCCGAGAGGTGTTCGCGGCGATCAGGGCGCGCGCGGCGAAAAAGGCGATACTGGGCCGGCGGGTCCGGAGGGCTTCAGCCCGATTGCATATGTGACAAAGGAAGGCAACACATCAACCATCGTGGTTTCCGACTTATACGGTATCACGATGACCGACGTCGTCGACGGTGTTGACGGCCCGCCCGGTCCGGAGGGAGCGGCTGGGCCGGCCGGTCAGGACGGTGTGTCCCCTATCATTACAATCACGGATATTACCGGCGGCCACAGGGTAACGATCACCGACGCGACAGGGGCACATAGCTTCGATGTGATGGATGGCTCCGAAGGGCAGCGCGGTCCAGCGGGGAAGGATGGTGCGGACGGCACTGACGGTCACACGCCTGTCATCACAGCCAGCAAGTCAGGCACGATCACGACGATCAGTGTCGACGGCACGGGTGTCGCCACGATCAACGATGGCGCGAGCGGCACGGATGGCGATGACGGCGTGACGTTCACTCCCGCTGTATCGAGTGCGGGCGTTATATCGTGGGCGAACGACGGCGGGCGGCAGAATCCCAACCCCGTTGATTTGACGGCGGGCGTCAGCGATGCTGTGTCCGATTGGCTCGATGACCACGTCGATCCGGCTACGGGATATGTCGTCGACGACACGCTGTCTGTGGCGGGAGCGGCGGCAGATGCGGCGAAGGTTGGTGACTTAAAGAGCGCCATTGATGTTTACGGCGCGGCGAATCATGCCCCTATTTCGAATGGTACGTACAGACCGGGAAGTTTTACCATAGTTGCGGACGGAATGGGCAATTACACCATCAACGGCTCATCTACCGGGAGCGGTTTAACGCATTACGACATATATAATAATGCAAACGCATTTCCGAGCGGATTCGGTGCTGGCGATGAATTGTTTTTGGTGCATGATTGCGCTAACAGCAACATCATTTTCCGGCTTTATGAGCGTGTGGGGAGCAGTTACTCAGAAATCGCCAACATTCCAGGGTATGGCACAAAGGCCGTTAAGTTATCTGCAAATGCGACAGGATGTATAGTCCGCCTTTCGATCACAAACGGCGCATCATATACAGATGTAATCTCCAAGCCGATTATCATGACGACCCTTACGAAACAGGAAACTGATGAACGGCTCACAGAAAATGCGTATGATGTCAAACATATTTCTCCTGTTAATGCGGATAACCAATATTATTATGTCAAGGGGTATCGGTTTTCCGGGAAAACGTTTATTTCTAGCACGGGGATTGTTGACAGTAATATTCGGGCATTATGTGAAATAACGTTGAATGATGGCGCTATAGTGTATTTTGATAATTCTGTATATGCTGGTACATATATGATAGTGGACAAGGCGACAAAGAAAACGTTGCTTGTTCCAAACACGGGGTGGAACACAACCGGGAAAATGATTATTGACACCAACGGTATGAATAATTATGTTGTGCTATTGCAGTTTAAGGACAAAACGAACGATTCAAACAACGTTGACCCGGCCAATGTAGATAAATGCTGTTATGTGATTGACAGAAATAGAATTGTTGATCTGTTTCTTTTTGCAGGACAGTCAAACATGGCTGGACGTGGAGTGACTAACAGCACATGGCCAGAATCATATCCACACATTATACCGAGTGCCGGCCTTGAATTTAGAGCTATAACCGACAAAACAAGACTTTACCCAATGGCGGAGCCGTTTGGCAAATTTGAAAACAAAACTGGCGGGATTGATGACGGAGGCAGCGCACCAGATGGCGGAAACAAAACCGGGGGGCTTGCCGTTGCATTTGTCAATGAATACTATATGCACACTGGTGTGCCTGTTATTGGCATCAGCGCAAGTGAAGGCGGCACTGGCATCCAATCGTGGATAACAGGGTCTGAAAACCTGACGGACGCGCTCCAGCGGTTGTCTGATGCTGTAACGTATCTGACAAACAACGGATACACGATCCGACATAAGTTCATGCTGTGGTGTCAGGGCGAAAGTGATACCAGGCTCGGGGTAACTGGTGACCAGTATAAAACGTATTTTGATGATATTATGGTGACCATGAAAAATGCCGGGATTGAGAAGTGTTTCCTGATTCGGATTGGGGAATTTAACGGTACGGATTATGATTATTCTGACATCATCAACGCCCAGACTGACATTGCACAGGACAGGGACGATACTGTTATGGCAACAACGATTCTAACATCATATAAATCCCGTGGATTGATGAAAGATCAGTATCACTATTATCAGGCGGCGTATAATGAAATTGGCAGGTATGCAGGAATCAATGTCGCCGAATATGTGAACAGTGGGAAAGAACCAACAATGTATGATCCAAAGAATAACGATTTATATTTTTGCCACAAGAATTGATTACAGACTTATTTAACACTTTAAGCCGGCAAGAGGAGAGTGATTAAATGGTTAAAATGCTATTCACTGATCAGCAGATCGCTGAACACCATTTGGACGCGGTGCGAGATCGTCAACCCCATTATGGCAGTGAGCGACAGATGGTTTATATGCGGCGAACGCCGTCAGTAATCCTGATGAATAGACCAGGAATGCCTTTTACGAGAGCTGAAACCGACCGGTTATTCATGCTATGAAGAAATGTGGAAAAAGTTGAATGTCAATCCGGCCGGGAAGAATGTGGGCGACTGCGTCGTGCGAGCCATCAGCGTCGCCACGGGGCGATCGTGGCTCGATGTATATGACGACATATATCTGACCGGACGTGAAGAATACGATATGCCCAATGCGGATGCGGTCTGGGGTCTGTATTTGTACAGGCTGGGATTTGAGCCATTCATCCTGCCTGACAGATGTCCCAAATGTATTACGATACGCGATTTTTGCAAGCTGTTTCCGAAAGGAACCTATATCATCGGCACCGGGTCACATGCTGTCGCCGTGATAGATGGGTGGTACTATGACTCCTACAACTCAGGAGATCAGGTCGCGAGTTATTTTTGGAGGGTGATTTGATATGGCTGGTTACAACAATATGATCGGCTACGGCTATCCGAACACGATGAATTATGCCTATGCGCCCATGTCCAACGGCGCTTCTTATGCTCAGCCGATGCAGCAGCCTCAGCAGCAAAAGGTCGGCATCGAATGGGTCGACGGTGAAGTTGGTGCTAAGGCATACCAGCTTCCGCAGGGCTGGCCCGCCAACGTACCGATGCCGCTGTGGGATACGAACGATACGGTCATCTATTTGAAATCGATCAACCAGATGGGTATGCCCAATCCGATCCAGAAGGTCTGCTATACGATGGAGCAGAGCATGCCGACCCAGAATGTGTCCATGCTGCCTGCCGCGGAAGCGCCTTCCGCGATGGTTCAGGATATGAGCCAGTACGCTACGAAGGACGACATTGAGCACCTCAAGGAAGAACTGAAGGCGGCAATCAATAGTGTCAAGGAGGTAAAGTGGAATGGCAAATCCTCTGTATGAGAGCCTGACCATGAACATGTACAATACACAGAACACGACCCAGATGGATCCCCTGTCGATCGCCAGACAAGCCGGATATAACATCCCGGACGGGATGGCTGATGACTCACGGACGATCGTCATGCACCTCTTGCAGTCCGGTCAGGTAAGTCAACCGATGCTGCAAAAGATCGGTCCGCTGCTCGGCCAGCTTGCCTGGCGATAATGATACAAACTCCCGCTCCACACGCTGGGGCGGGTTTTGTATATAAGGAAAGGCTGACAAAACGACCAAACTACAGAAAGGAATGATGGAGAATGACTGAGAACACGACCCCGATGTACATGCCCGTCGCTCCCGCCTACGGTAACGGCAATTACGGTGGCAATGGTTTCTTCGGCAACGACGGTTGGTGGATCATTCTGCTCCTGCTGTGCTTCAACAACGGTTGGGGCGGCATGAACGGCGGCATGAACACCAACAACGACGTGCAGCGCGGTTTCGACCAGAACGCGGTCATGAATGGCATCAACGGTGTGCAGAATGCTGTGACGAACGGCTTCGGTAATGTGCAGACCGCCATGTGCAATGGCTTCGCTGGCGTTTCCAACGGTTTCTCTCAGGCCGAGATCGCTGCCAACGCCCGTCAGATGGCGGACATGCAGCAGATGTTCGCACTGCAGAGCCAGATGGCGCAGTGCTGCTGCGACAACCGCGCCGCGACCGCTGACACCAAGTTCGCCCTTGCGACCGAAGCCTGTGCCACTCGTACGGCCGACGCCCAGAATGCGAACAACATCATGACGGCTATGAACAACGGGTTCCAGTCCATCAAGGATCAGCTGTGCAACGACAAGATCGAGCAGAAGAATGACATCATCGCGCAGCTGCGTTCTGAGCTGATGTATGCCCGCGGCCAGGCTTCTCAGGACGTCCAGACCGCCGCGATCCAGGCCGGTCAGCGCGCTCTGGCCAACGAGGTCGAGCAGTACGTGCTTCCGACTCCGCGTCCCGCGTATATCGTGCAGAATCCGAATTGCTGCCAGCCGTATGGCGGCTGTGGCTGCGGTCAGTAAGGTGGTGCGATAATGGCTGAGTATGTATACAATCCGGTTCAGCTCGTTCAGCCGAACCAGAACGTATTATTGCAGAACTCCATCCCCTGCAATCGTGGTTATGTATACCACAGGGATGGGTCAGGCATTCTTACTCTTCGCGGTATCGTAAACAACGCGTGCGGGAGTTTCGCGCGGTATCAGGTGACTTTCAATGCGAACATTGCGGTGCCGACCGATGGGACTACCGGCCCGATCGCTGTTTCTCTTGCCCTGGACGGGGAACAGATCCAGACCAGCAGGGCAATCGTCACGCCGGCGGCCGTTGATGAGTACTTCAACGTGACGAGCACGGCTATCATTACTATCCCTCGCGGTTGCTGCTTCAACATTTCTGTTGAGAATGCTTCGTTCGGCGCGACGCCGGCAACTGCCGCCACAGCGATTAACGTTCAGAACGCGAATCTGACTGTGACCAGAATTGCGTAAGAGAGGAGGAGTTCGGAATGGCAGAACATAAGCGCTTTGAGAATCTTGAGCACGTCATGTGCAAGGAGCTGGATAAGCTCAATAAGAAGTACGCTAACGAAGAGGAAATGACTTCGCAGGACGCCGAACGCGTCAGGACGCTGTTTCACGCCTTGAAGAGCGCCGAGACTTATTACGCGATGGTCGGCGCTGAAGACAGTGAGGAACGCGGCGGCAATATGTCTGGCGCGCGGTATCGCGGTCCCATGATGGGTCGACTCATCAGCCGCGGTTATCCCGAAGACAGGTATTCCGGCCATTATCCCGCGGAGTATATCGATCCTTATTGGGATCGCCGGTGATACTAAGAATTGTCGGGAGGCGCAAACATGATCGATTGGAAGAGAAAACTAACAAGCAGAAAATTTTGGGCCGCGATCTGCGCGCTGGTGACGAACCTCGTGCTGGCATTCAACGGTTCACAGGAAACGGCGGTTCAGGTAACTGCGATCATCATGGCTGGTGCGGCGGCCATGGCGTATATCATCGGCGAAGGGCTGGTTGACTCGGCGAACGTCGGATATACGGAAACGCCCGCAGAAGTAACGGAAGAATAAGGACAGTCCGGCTGCGCCGGGCTTTATTACATTAAGACGCGCCGGCCCCGGTGTTATTGCCGGGACCGGCATTTTGCAGCTTATAAAAACAGATATTTCACTCAGCAATGAGATAATTATATTGTATAGAAGGATGGTGGTTAGATGGCAAAGGTCAATTTGAAACAGGTCAAGTCTTCGGCGTTGAAAAACACTTATGTCGTCGGCGGCGGAGGAGGCGACGTGCCAGCCGGCGTCGTTGACGCCATCGCTGGACAGTTTGACGAAGACACAGAATACAAGACGGACGATCATGTGTGGTACGAGGGAGTGCTGTATCGCTTTGAAAACGATCACAGCGGCGATTGGGACGAGAACGATGTTGAAGCGGCTGTCATTACGCGCGATATAATCGATTCGTTCGCATACGTCAGGAATGAGCTGAACACGCTCAATATGTTCATGTCTTTTGCGGCAGGGAGCCTTGCCGACATCCGCGGCGCGCTGGCGAGGGAGTTCGACTCTTCTGCGTCGTATTCGGCCGGCAACTATGTCATGTTTGACAGCATACTGTACAGGTTCACCAGTGCGCACTCCGGCGAGTGGACAGGCGAAGATGTGGAACAGGTCGTATTGACCGATGAAATCTCTTAAGCTATATTGCGGACTGTATGTCAACGGGAGACTTTCGTGAAAAAGATTTTTACAGCCCCGGCATACACAGAGTGGCTAAACAAACAGGCCGCGCTCCATCGTCCGTTCTGGTACGCCACCTCATGTTTCCGATGCACTGCCCAACTACTGGATAAGCTTAAGGCCGCGTATTGTGCTTTTTATGCGGATAAGTTTTGTAAATACGCGCAGAAGGACATCATTGAGGGGCAAATCTGCTCCGATTCGATTGGCGCGATCAAGGGCGCTGTGTGGACCGACCTTGGGGCGCACGACGCGGTTCCAGGATTGCATGGCTTGATGGATGTTTCACTCGCGGCTTTTAGGATACTGTGCGCGGAAAGATACGGTGTGTGCCCTATGCCGATCGACACCCTGCCAGAGAGGCCGGGAGTGGCGCTGCTTAATGACAAGCTCATCGGCGTATATGTTGGTGGCGGACATATCGTCTACTGGAGTAGAGATAAAGGCGGATGCGCAAAGTCGCGCGTTATAGACGGGGCGTGGCGGGAATGGATGGATTTGCCGTGGGTCGACTACGGTGAAACGACAGACGCGCCGGCCTGTCTCGAATGCAGTCCGTTCACGACGCTCGGCACACGCACACTGACGGAGGGCACGACCGGGGACGATGTGCTGCAACTATGCCTCGCCCTGTCAAAGGTTGGCCTGAGTCCCAAACGTGATAGCGTGGAATGCACACCAAAGATCATGAGGCTTGTCGCAGCGTTTCAGACCCGCTCTGGATTAGTCCCGGATGGCGAATATGGGGCAAAGACGCACATGGCCATGATGCGAGAGCTCGGCATGATCGACGATGAACGCAGCGCCTCTGACGATGGTGTGATTTCTGCCGGTCGGGTCGTGCGTATTACAGGTACGGCATATTACTCGGGCGTCAGCATCCAGCCGTGGGTCCTTGGAAAGACGTGGCGGATATATTCTGTTGACGATGATAAGGTAACGCTTGGCGAGAGCGAAGATGGGAAGTTCAAACTGATGGCCGCTGTAAAGGTCGGGGACATCGAGGCGGTATAGAATATGTTTCGATAGTATCAAATAAAAATATAGCAAGCTGGCGTGATGCCGGCTTGTTTTTTCCGTTCATTGCAATCTGGTTTGAGGAATGGATGTAAGCCGGATCTTTGTCCGGCATCTATATGAAATGACTGCCGAGTGGTGCATATCGCGGCGGCCTTATAAGCAAAAGTGGTAAAAAAGTGGTAGAAACAGATGCTGGTAGCGCGAATCGTCCGTGGTGTGGGAGGTTTGGCGAGGGTGGGTATTAAAACATATTTAACCCAGTATCGAGTAGAAAATGTCCGTGATACGGGCACTTTGGCTGTATTGCGGACGTTGTGTCGGCGGGGAACCTCTCATAAGTTCTCATAAGTTCACGTAACTTCGCGGTCTGAAGTGGTAGAAAAGTGGGTATGTTGCGATGCAAGGCCGATGTTGAGGTTGAGCTTGTCGCCGACCGAGACGAGGCTGGATTGCTTGCGTTCAAGCGTGGCTTCATTGTAGATATCCATCGTGACGCCGATACTGGCATGCCCCATCAGCTCCTGAACAATCTTGATGTCAACGCCGTTCTCGCACAGTCTGACGCAGAACGTATGTCGGAAGATGTGTGCCGATATGCGTGGAAGCAGATTCGGCTGGCGATGCTGTTCGGCGGCGAGTGTCGTTTCGATTCGGTTGTATGAATCGCAGATGCTCTTCAATGTCATATCAAAACAGCTTTGCAATGGGTTATTGCCATTGCTGTTCAGAAATACGAAGTTCATCACACCGTCGACCTCGGCACCACGCTTTCCGCTAAGTTCTTGCGACGCCTTTATATCGAGGAGCACCCGCTTGACATCTTCGATCATTGGGATAACTCGCGTACTGTGAGCAGTCTTTGTCGGTCCGAGCATCCACTTGCAACGACCGTTTTCATCTGGAAGATACGACAGCGTGCGGTGGATCCTGATGGATCCGGTGTCAAAGTCACAGTCGTCCCATGTCAGTGCGGTAGCTTCGCCATATCTGCATCCGGTACCGAGCAAGAATATGATCATCGGAAGGCTTGATGCGAATACCTTGCTGTGTACGCAGTAGTTCAGAAGTGTGTCCTGCTGGTCTTTGGTCAGCGCATTACGATGGCGTACGACCTTATCCTTCGTGCGGCCCACGTCGCGCATGACCCCGTTCAGAGGGTTTGAACGGATCGCACCGGCGCGGACATACATGTTGAATACAGGCTTCATCATCGCGTCGAGTGATTGTACCGTGCTCCTACTCAGGCCGCGCTTGAGCAACATTTCCGTGTACAGACCGAGTACGTCAGTGAAACAGATCTTCGTCACAGGCTTACTGCCGATCGTGTCGCGCACATAAAGGCGATACAGCACGCTGTATGTGCGGCGCGTTGCAGGCCTGATGTCGCTGCGGCGGCCGTAATACGATTCGATCGCTTCGTTGAGCGTCTGCTTTCCGAGCGCGCTTTCATTGATCCCATCCGCGAGGTCGCGCGCGATGCGCCGCTCCATATCGCGCAGCGCCTCGGTGGCACGCTTGCCGCTTGGCGCTTTGTCGCTTGGTACAAGCAGCCAGCTGTATACGCTGCGCTTGACGCCTGACGCATCGATATAGCGATATTCATACATACCGTCGCTGCGCTGACGTTCTCCTGTCTGTAAGATTCTCCCCCTTTTGTCGCGTCTTTTCTCCGACATGTAAATCCTCCTTCTCCGAAAGACGCGCCGCGATATGCAAAGATATTATAACACGGCGCAGATGAGTATGCAATTCATATATGACTTAAATTTTCGATGAACGATTCGAAAAGAGCTCTTTTAATCTGCGGGCGATTTCCATTCCACAAGATGTATTTGGCCGACTTATTGTTTTGTATGATCCGTCTGAGCTTGCCCTCGCCGATACGAAAGTATGCGGCGGCTTCGCTGACGGATAGAACGAATTTCTCACTGATCGGTATATCCATATAATCACTCCTAAAAAGCAGGCGGGTCCGGATTTGATTCCGGCCCGCCTTTTTTTTTATCAACCGTCGTTTTTGAGCAGGTATTTGTTGCTGACGATCTTCATGGACAGGCTGGCGCTGATCAGCGGGCAAAACACCGGCTCGGTCGGCCTGATCACGATGCCCTCTTTCTTTCCGCCGTTGGGATAGTCTCCGTCCGCTCGCTCAAGAAGCGCCTCAACTGTCGAATATTTCGACGGAAGGTCGTTGCCAACCTCTTCAACGGGGACATGCTCCATTTCGAGCTCTTCGGTTATGTCGAGCATGTCGCACAAGCCGACACGTTGGCCGTCGACACGGATGGTGAACACGTACCATTTCGGGCGTGTCAGGCGGAGCCTGTTTTGTTGGATGCCTGGCGCACAGAACTCGCCCTGAATAGTGAGCGTTTTGACGCCGTGCTTCGCAACAAAATCCTCCATGCGAGCTCTGTAGCCGTTGGCGTTGACGAAGCGGTAGAATGCGCTTGAGTCGTCGTCCTTGTACTCAAAATTGTGGCCGGTCACATGGAAGCCGTTTTCGTCGATGGACAGGGAGTGGGACGACCCATCCATCTTTGTGGTGATGTAATACTCCTTGCCGGCAAAAGCCTGGATCAGTTCCGGGTAGGCTTGAACGCGCGGCTCGTCTGTATGCGGCACATCGGGCGGCAGCGCGCCGATGACCGTACCGCCTGTCGTAGCGCGTTCTTCTATCTCCCACTTTTTGACGCCGAGCAGGCGCGTCACATCCATCCCGGCCTTTGCGTCGTCCGGGATCTCCGGGAACACAAAGAGCGGCAAAAGGAGACCCTGAGACACCTGCCCGCGAAACTTCATTGTTTTGAGCCGGAACCCCTCGCCCATGATGTCCGTATTCTTGTAGCTGCTTTGACGCAGAAATTCAAACTCAGGACGGATCGGCAGGAAGCTGTCGATCTCAAAGTAGACGGCGAGATCGCCGCGCTTGAACTGATCTTTGTTCACGACGCACTGCCAGCCGAGCACATGCGCTAGCTCGATCCGATCCGCGTCTTTGATCTGTTCGATCCCGTGGACGACCTGAATGGACGCGAGTTTACGTATGGATTGACTCATAATTCCTCCTGTCAGACATCGTCGCTGTCTGATGTTTTGTTCCGTCGAGATTCTCGAAGTTTTTGGGTGCGATTTTGCTTTTCCTCATCCGTCAGGTTCAGTTGCTTGGGCGGCCTGATGCGTACCCATTTGGGCGGAAATTTCGCGTAAATCACGCCGTCGTTCTCTTCCGGGGTCTTGATGATGATACACTCGTTCGGATTGTCTTTTGCGAGTTTGGCTATAGCATTGTGCCAACGCCGCTCGTCGCTGGACACGAACGCCCAGTCCGGATCACAATAGTTTATTGTCGTTTCGATCATGTTTACGCTCCTTGGTCACGCTTCTCGGGCGCGAACTTATTCTTCAGGAATTTCATCCACGCCATTTTCTGCTGTTCGTGGTCGATCGGCCACCTCAGATCCTGTATCTCGTCGAGGTCGTAAAATGGTTCGTAGTTGCTGGCGAGAAATTCGCAAAGCGGATCGACCAATACGGCATCGACTGTTGGAGATTTGTTGATAAGGTCCATGGCTCTGTCCCAGCTTTTGACAGCTTGAACATTTTTAGGTGTGTCGAACCAGATGAGCGGGCGTGCGCCGAACGTCTCTTTTAGCGCATCTGCATCAATCAGTCGCACTGTCTTCATCCTTTCCGTTCACACCTAAGCAATCCATTGCTTAGGTTATGCTTGCTATCTGTCGTTGCGTCTGTTATAATATATACAGATCAAATTGGGAGCGTGATACTATGAATGGCGTTGTTATAAACGGGGTCGAATTTACTGAGATTACCTACCGTTATGACGGAGATAATCTGCGCGGTCTCCTTGTCCATGACATACGTGATGTCAACCGGGATGGCGATATGATCGTTGGTAACGGGTGCGTGTTGCCAGAGACGGAGCGAGAAGCAGACTTCATCCTTACCAACGAGGCCGGAGAGACTGCGTTCCATATGGACGGGGATGTGTATGTCATTGACTGATCGAGCGCTTAAATGATTGTCTTTGCTCTGTATCGAGCTCTTGCATGACTCTCTTTTCAATAATGTTTGACAAGCGGATCAGGAAGTTCACGAGCTCTTTCGCGTTGAGGTCGCAGTCGACCGTCACCAGATCGCTCAATGTGTCTGCCAGCTCACTGCGAAGCTCTGCGTACAAAGTTGAAACGACAAGCGCGTCGCTGAGCATTTCCTCGATCGAGCCGCATGTACCGATATCGTCGTCGCAGTACGGATATGATTCACAGAGCGGCGTCACATCGCCCAATTCGCCGCCAAAACTGAGGCAAGCCCTCAGGCCGGTCAACAACTTATCCACATCAGGCTTGTCCATCGTGTCACACCCCCGTGCTGCCGAAACCGCCGATCCCTCTGTCCGTCTCTTCGAGCGAGTCGACTTCGATGAACGAGATCGGAAGGAATGGGATCACGACGAGCTGAGCGATACGGTCACCGGTGCGGATCTCCTGGCGTTCCTGAGAGTCGTTGTGCAGCGCGACCATGATCTCGCCGCGATAGTCAGAGTCGATGACACCGACACAGTTGGCCGGTCTCAATCCTTTGCACTTCGCCAGGCCGGAACGTGCAAAAATTGCACCAAAGCACCAGTTTGGAAGTGCAATAGAGATGCCGGTGTGAACGAGGCGCGTATCGCCCTGCCATATGACGAGAGGTTCGTCGCCGACCTGAGCATACAGATCATATCCAGCGGAATAAGGAGACCCGTGCGTGGGCGTTTTTGATTCATGATCGAGATGCCTGAGTGGTATCTCGACCGGCTTGACCGATTCCGTGTTGGTCAGGTTGATTTCAATCATTTTCTGCAATCCCTCCGTTTTGCGGAATTTCGTTTAAGTTTTTGTCATTCCTGGATATTTACGGCGATTTCAGGCGGTACCTCGTCGCCCCACGCGTCCCAGCCGGGCCGCGGCGTGCGGCAGAACAATTCGATTTTGTGCGCGTCCGGGAACATGTCCTCGAGCATCTCGTAGGCGCACTGCGGCTTTCGGGAATGGACTGTTGACTTTTCGCGCATGACAGTGGTGTATTTGCCGATCGCTTCCGGACGCGGATAGAGGAGCCCCCCCGCTTGAAGAACCACAGCAGATACTCGTGGCTGAAGCGAACGGTCCGCGCGGCCGGTATGCCGTTGGTTTTGTCCCAGATGAGCCGGGCGTGTACCTTGTAGCCGAGATCGGCCATGAGCCGTTCGGTGTCGGGAATGAATTTGTCGATCGCCCACATAAAGACGTTGTGTTTCGGCGCGGCCTTATTAAAGAAGGGAACGCACAGTTCGATGCACCGCTCGACCGGTTCGGTATGATAGTCGAGTTCAGGCTTTTGATTCGGTCTGACTTTACGAACGACTTTCTTCTGAGGCCACGGCGGATCGGCGTATATGATATCGTACGGTCTCGTGTCCATCTCAATACCTCGGCGGCTTTCGCTCGTTGAATAGCACGTAAAGCACCTCTGTCATGATGATGAGACAGACGACGACAACACAGGCGCGCGGAATCATTTCACCGCGATCCACAGACCGCAGTGGCACTCGCCTTCCTCCCCTCTCTTGATCTGGTCTCGGAACGCCTTACAGCGGCATTTCGTATCGGGCGTCTTATCGATCTGGCAGGGGCAGTATCCGTTGCGCTCTTTCAATCGCTGCTTGATGTCGGCAACGAACTGGGGATCCGGATTAGGAACGATTTTCATATTTAACTCCTTTAGCTGATCTGTTCAGCGTATTGATTCGACGACGAGAGCCGTACGCCGAGCACTTCGTCCAGATGGGGCTGATCGTCCGGGACATACCGCCCGAACTTTACGATGATGTTTTTGTAATGTTTGAGTGCGAGGATCTCGGCCGGTATTTCGTCCGGCCTGAACCCGGTGTAGATGACGACCGGATCATCGCAGGCGTACTTGATCCTGAGTGTCTGGATGAATGAGAACATCTCATCGAACTGGTTGAACGGTTCGAGGCCGCCGAATATAATGGCTTTCGTGATCGGATTTTTCAGGTACCGATCGATGATGAACGTGTCGCTGAGGTTCTTTTCACGCTGGTTGGCGAGGGCGCTGTTTTGACAACAGCGCACCCCGCTTTCTTTTTCGCATTTGAAGGAGCAGTAACACGTCGATATGAACATGGACGGAAGTTTGAAATTTACGAAGTCCTCGTCAAGGACGCCTTTAACTTTCACTGCATCACTCCGTCGTTTGTGAGTACATTCATCCATCGGCGCTTGTCAAACTCGCGCTTGCGGATCTTCTGGTAGCTTGATGTGGGGGTGTAAAATCCCACGACGCGAGCGTACGTGTCGGCGATCGGCTCGCCGCAGATCGGACAGCGCTGCTCGGATATGAACGCGTGGCGGTTTTTGCACACGCTGATCTTGGTTGTGAACGCGAAGTAGATCACGCCATGAGACGCCACATAGTTGAGCATGTCCCATGCCGCTTCCTCGGTCGGGAAGCGGTTTTCGATGTCGATATGCGCGATGCAGCCGCCTCCGCACTTGGCGTCAAACAGAGAGCCAAGGCGGCACTTTTCCTGAATCGTGCACTTTCCCATCAGCGGGATCCACTGGTTTGAATAGATGAAATACTTGTCCTGTTCGTAAAGGAGGTTGTCGGCCGTGCAAAGGACGCCGGCACAATTTTCGGCCGGTATGAACTCAAGGTTCAGTGAGTAGTCGCACTCAAAGCCATCCTTGATTTCATTGATCGTGTCGATGATCCTTGTGGCAAAAGCCACACCGTCGTCGGAATAGGATTTGCAGCCGAGCTCGTCGGTCTCGATGAGGCCGAACATGTCGATCACCTCGTACAAGCCAATACCGCCTATTGTACAAAACATTTTATCAAGCTCGAGCGCGCCGTCCTGGAAGTTCGGGAGCAGCCCTTTTTCGATGTTGCGCTTGATGATGTGGCGCATCGAGGTCAGAGCTTTGCAGTCGAGCAGGACGCGATCCTTCAGGATCTGGATATACTTTTCTTTGTCCAGACCGCTTTCGTACGCGATGCGGACAAGGTTGATCGTACTGACACGGCACGATCCGACCGACAGCGCCGTGCCGCCGATGGAGTTGATGAACGCGTCGAGTTTCGTCGTGTCGCTCAGAAGCCGGCAATTATGCGTGTGCAGGCCGTTGGCCAGCATGAAGACCGGGTCGGCGTCTCTGTCGATGACGCTCAGACAGTAGCTTTGCTTGTCGTCGCCGTTGAGTTTGCGGATCGATTTGATGCGCACCCAGAACGAGTCGCCTTCACAGAAGTAGACGCCTTCCTCATAGTTTTCTCTGGACGGCTTGCGCCACGAAATGTGATATCGAGTCACCGGCTCGGCCGAGTCAGCGACCATGCCGACCGATTCAGCCCCTACCATCGGCAGGAAGCCGATCGACGCGATAAGCGTCGTGACGGAATCGCGCAGGAAGGTGGACGTCGTAACGATCTCGTTGCGCTTGCCGCTCGTTGCCAGCGCGAGCCCTTCGAGCGCGCCGCGCCTGAATTGCGGACTGTGGTTGAGCGTACGCAGATCGACGCCATCGTAGTACTGGTAATTGAGCCCGGTATTGACGCCAAAAGCCTTGCCGTCTTTGAACTCAAGGTTGACGCCGCTCTCGTAATCGCTGCCAGGCGCGGTATACGGTACGGCGCTGAACGGCAGATAGTCGTCGAGAGAAAGCATGTCGGTCCGCGTATCGTCGCCATCATAAATACGATTGAGATGGTTGGCTGTCGTCTTGACCCTGACGCCGTTGGCGAGCTCGATCTCATACTCGATCGGGACGCTGTACTTATTGATGTTGCATTCGACGACATCGCCGTGGTTGAGGACGTGGATCTTGAAAAGCGGGTTGTCGCACTTCATGCCATAGAGCGTGCGCATCGTCGCGATGTCGAATTTCCCCTCAGCCGCGTCCCAATAGACGACGTTTGTATCGCCGGATACGGGGCAGTTGGAAAGGACGCCGACATTGTCGCTGACAAAGAAGTTGGAATCTGACCACTTCATATTGTGAGATGAAGCGTAGCGGGCAAATTCCTCATCGATGAACTGGCCGTCCTTGTAAAGTAAAGAGAATGTTAACACCGGGTACGTGAACATGTTGATCTCTCTGGTCTCACTGACGACGTCCATGAAAACCTTCTCGCACTCGATGATGTCGTCGATGTGGTCGATGGCCATCGTGCCGTCCGGGAAGACGACGCCGCCGAAGAGCGCTTCGAGGTAGGGATGATCGAAAATGGAAACATTTGTAAATGCTGACTGATCGCGTTAAGTTCAGCGTGCGCCCGCTCATACCGATAACGCCCTATCAACATCCCACCCTCTGCGTATCCTCGATATCAGAGTCCCATATTTAATGCCAAGTTCGTCAGACCACTGTTTAGCCGTACGGAGCTCGCCGTCATGCTCAATCATTATATTTCTGCGCGTGTTGTTGCACTGAGTTTTCTGGCTGACCCACCTGCAATTATCAGGATCATAATCGCCATTAACGTTTACTCTATCTATAGAGAGATCGTCATTGTAACCGTGCTTAATCGACCAATCGTAGAAAACGGCGAAGTCTTCAATCCACGCATCACACACAGTTATGCCACGCCCGCCATATTGATTAAAACACGGATTATTTGGATTTGTGCATCTCGACTTCATGTTTTTCCATATGGTAAAAAGCCTCGTACTGCTTTGACCGTGTGTAGTCATGTTTTTCGAAGTAGTTTCCGCTCTAAGGCACCCGCATGACCGCGTATGACCACTATTGAGATGAACGGCAAGCACGTCAGTATACTGACCACAATCACACAGGCATTGATAAACGATGTCATGTCTTCCGCTTGGATAGATTTTATCTGAAACGCGTTTGACTGCGGTAAGCTTACCGAATCTTTTGCCGTCCAATTCGCATGGCTTCTTCAATAAATCACCTCCTTCATCATTTTATTTAGCGCACGCTGTCCACAAATGTGGTTTCTGCCGTTTTCGCGGCAGTCCAGACCATATCATCGCCGTAATACGGCGCGCACCGCTTCGGGGCGCTTGCCCCTACTCCGCTACCGGATGGTCGTTGAACCTTCCCCTCGTCGGGGCTTGGCTGCTGATTACCCAATCTTCCACGTTTTCAAGCATTCACGTATCGGCGTGTTTCATCCGTGCGTTGTAGCCAGGAAGCTCTAAGGGCGTTCCAGCAATTCGATGCGTTTGCTGTTACGCTTTTGCATAACAGGGACCAATATGTGTTTTAATCCTCAAAAACGGCTGATTCAGTCGGAACAGCAGCTTCTGGAACTGCTGGCGAAGATAGTATTCATGGTCTTTCATGAAGTAACCGTCTTCGCAGTCCTTTTTCCAGAAATACCACGACCATACGATGATATTCGGCAGCCCGCAGGCTCCGCTTTGGCGGTTTGATAAGAACGACACGAACTCAATCACGTCGTCAAGGAATGTCGTCAGATGCCTGGGCGGCTCGTTATTGTATTTATCGAGGAAGAAAAGTCCCTCAGTAGCCAGACGGGACAGATCGACAGCGAAGCAATATGGGAAGTATGACGACGTTGCGCTGTCATTGAGGTAGAAACCGCGACTGTATTCCTGTTCGAGCCACTCGCGCGCCGTACGCAGACCCCACTGCTTCTTGATCGTATTGAATATCTTGTTCAGCCCGAACAACTTGTCTTCGCTCTTGCCCTTTTCGGTCATAAACGACCGGATGTCCTTGTGGTTGGCGTTCGCGTTCGGATCTATGGACGAATCCGCCAATGTCGACTTGGCGACAAAGTTATCGATGAACTCTGAAAAGTCAAGCTGTGAGTCATGCAGGCCGTTGATGTACTCAAAAGCCTCACCGTATTTCTTTTTCAGATCGCCGAGGCACGACTCGAAGTCCTTGGACAGTTTCAACTGGATTTGCATATATACCCCCTCTTTAGAATGTGTTGACCCAGACGGCCGCCTCACCGAACGACATCAGCTTGTCGCCCACGCGCATGATCGGCACCTCGGTTATACCGAGATCGAGCATGGCCTGGACGTCCGTGACCTCGGTGTACGGGAGGCCCCGGTCCTCAAGCTTGCGCTTGAGGACGAGGCATTTCGGGCAGCCGGTCGAATAGAGTGTGATCGTACCGATCCCTTCCATAATGATTACCCCTTTCGTTAGTCGAGCAGGTCGGCCATCGCGGCCGTTTCACTGCGTTCTGTCTTGATCAGCTTGACGTAGCCGAACCGCGGATGGCCTTTAAGCCTGTCTATTGCGGTCAGAAGTCCGTTATTGCGGTCGAACACCGCCGCGTCGCGCTGACGGAAGTCGCCATTGATCCACAGAGACGACCCCTCGCCCACGCGGCCGATGAGCAGCTGGATGTGCTCGCGCGTCATATTCTCAGCCTCGGAGCAGAGGATGATCGCGTTTTTGATGTCGCGCCCACGGATGAATCCGAGGTGAACGACCTCGACGCGCCCCTGTGTCATCATAAGATTGAGCCCATCCACGCCGCCGAGATGGTCGGCCAGCGGCATGGCGAATGGCAGGAGCTTCTCGATGTACCCGCCGGGCAGGAACCCGATGGGTTTTGAATCTCTGACCTCGATGTTGTTGCGGACATAGACGATCCGATCGTATTTGTTGTGCTCGATCAGATCGACGGCCGCAGAGCTCATGAGGATGTCTTTACCCGTTCCGAATTTACCTGTGATGATCTTGATGGTCGTGTCTGGGTCGTAGAGCATGTCGATGGCCATCTGCTGCTGGATGTTGCGCGGCTTGATCTTGTCGAGAAACCGCGACGAGATCGCCTTATACGGTACCTTGACGAGCTTCCCGTCCTTGCGCTTATACAGGCACACCAGATCGCCCGTGTCCGCGTCGTTGACGACGAGATACTCGTTGTCGAGGCACTGCGCCGTCTTGTCGCACTCGATCCCGGCAAACAGCCCGGCGACCTCGTCGGCCGTCAGAGATACCTCGTGAAAGCCCGTGTATTCAGTGTCGGCCATCAGACCACCTCGTCGATGTCGCAGTCGATGCCGATGATGTGATCGACCATGCCCTTGAGCTTGGCCTCGTCGGCGAAGAGATACCACTCGACGCGCAGCTTGGAATCATATTCCTCGCCGGTGACGAAGGTCTTGTTGACGATGAAATCCCGGATGCGGGATTCGACGCGCGTCTGGAAGTCGATCTGGTCTCGCATTTTTGAGCCGGAATTGGCGACGTAGCCGGAACCGTCGTGAATAAGGAATTTGGAATTGGGCATCGCGAAGCGCTTGTGCCCAGCCACGCCGATCATGAAAGCCATGGAGTACCAGACGCCGAGGTTGACCGTATAGACGGGCGTCTTGCTCGCCGCGATCGCGTCGATCAGCTCGAACCCCGCGTCGACCTCGCCGCCGGGCGACGAGATGTACAGCATGATGGGCACCCGCTCCGACGGGTCGAGACCCTTGTCGTCGCGGTTATACTGGATGATGTTCGATACGAGATCGTCGACGGTGATCTGGTCGACCACGTCGGTCAGGTAGAGCTTGCGCTGGCGAATGTCTCGCAGGTAGAAAAGCCCGTCGATCGATGCGCCGTGCGAAACGAGCAGCTTTTCGATTTCATCGAGGGTAATGGTTCCGGTTTCAATAATGTCGCTCATCAATCAAATCCTCCGCAATTTTTTCTGCCACTGTGTCGAGATCGAGAAGGGAGCCGTCGTTCAATACCGTTATGTCCGCCGCCGCGTCGTCGAGCGCCGTCTCGGACGGATGCGCCATCTGGGCGTCCGTCAGGGCGGACGCAAAGCCCGGCCTCACGACGCGGATGTGTACGACGCGGCCGGCCTGCCTGAGGCCGTCGATCTCATTGGGAAACCGCGCGTCCGGAATCAGGACGACATCCCACGCGTCCGGGAAAAACTGCAATATTGTCGATATCCACGAGACCCAGAAATCGGGATCACGCGCCCGGATAACATCGGTGCCGACACGCTGGAGCAGCGTGCGCCCGGCTTCGTCCTTTTTGCCGTCCCAGCCGAAAAACGTCCTGCAGATGTACTTGAGCAGGTCGGCGTAGTGCGTAAAGAGCACGCGCTTGCCGCGCCTTTGCAGCGCGTGACGCAGCGTATGCGCAAACGCATCCTTGCCGTGTCCGGCGTGGCCGGAAATCGGGATAAGTAACAAACGATCACCTCCGTTGTTGGTCGAAAAGCTACATTTATATCAAACCGCGAACTGGATAGGCGCGCCGTTTTGCACGGCGACCGTCGCCTTCAGCGGGATCTGCGTGATCAGGTCGGCGTTGGGCAGCGTCTCGATCCAGCGGCAGAAAGCCCGCCATTCGGGCAGCCTGTGATTGTGACGCTGGGCGTAGATCGTCTTGAGCTGGCGATAGTTCGTGGTCATGCCCGCCGTGATCTTAAAACCGGCCGGATTTGAGTAGAGCAGTTCGAGATAGCGCCGCGTTTTGAGCGCTTCATACTCCTCCTCCTGACCTTCAGGCGCGTTCTCGGAAGCCTGACAGGCTTCGTTGTACGCGTCGGCCTTCTGGCGCATGATGTCAATGATGCGCGGGTCCACGTATTCGTTGTACACCTTGTCGATATCGAACCGCGCGATGCGGTGCATCGTCGACTGGGACGAAACGAAGTCGAGAAAATGGTAGCGCTCGGCCTCGACCCACGCTTTATTGGAAAACGTCAGGTCGAACTGGACGACGACGCCGGTCAGCCACTGGTCGTGGCCCTCGCCGCTGCGGCTCTTGGCCAGCATCTCGATCCCTTTGGTCAGTTCACAGTCAAGTTTTTCCGGTTTGACGGACATGGGGAATTTCGCGCGCCTGATGCTTTCGCGAAGCCCGTAAACGCGGGCGTTATGCACGCAGTCGCAGTCCGCTATGCTGAAATACGCTCCGTTGTCGTGATAAGTTTCACCGTCTTGAAAACTCATGAATCCTCCTCATCCAAAAGCCCGCAATCGAGCGCGTCTTTGATCGCTTTTTCCCACGCCTTCGCCATTCGGCACGCCTCTGAGGCGTAGCCGCCATTGCTGATCTCGTCGAGCGCGTAGCCCGGCGGCTCGGAAAGCCCGGCCAGCCACTCGCTGAGCGGTCGGATCGAAACGATCGTGTCGTCAGACTGCGGAAAGATGTGCAGACTGATCTGATTGTCGTAGCTGTCGAGCATGATGTGCTGGTCGCCGCATTTGAGCGCCTCTCTGATCGCCTTAATGAACGTTTCGTCGCCGTTTGAAACGGCCTCGTTCAGCTCGCCGGTCGTATCGCCGAGAAGCGCTTCGGTACACTCGTCGCCGATCCCGTAATACGGGCAGTTGCCGTCAGCACACATCGTATCGTTGCCAAGGCAGGCCTTGAGACCCGTGACTACCTTGTCTCTGCGCGTCATATCTGATCACCCCTTTCAAATGACCTGAGTCAAAAACCACCATATTTTCACAAAAATACGCAAAAAACGCGCGTTTTATGGAAAATCATACGCTGCGGCACTCGTCGTAGCCGATTTTTCTGAACCCGGTGAGCTTGAAGTACGCGCCCTCCCGTTCGTATGACGAGCACCAGATGATGTCACCCTTTTTGATCGGGTCGGTCTTATATAATTGGTTGAAAACCGTGAAGCGGCTGTCGACACCGCTGCCGATCGACTTCGTCACGATGGAATATCCGAACTGTTTGCCGTCTTTCTTGCGAACGAGCGGCCTTATATCGGACACATAGAGCTTGCGGCGGTCTTCCTCGCGGCCGGACACGTATCCGGCGTAGCCCATGATGTCCGCGAAGGCGCGCACCTTGACCGTGTCTGGCAGATCGGACATCCCGCTGGATTTGACGGCGTCTTCCGCCTCGCGCAGGATGGATGTGACGTCCAGGAGCGTGTAGCTTTTCGCGATGCCGCCCGTTTTTGTCTCGCCGACCGCGTATTTGCGCACGATCGCCTCCAGCGGTGTGCCCTCGATGCGCGATTTGGCGATCTTTTTGGCCTGACCACGATTGAACGTGTCGTAGAACAGCTCTGTCACGGCCAGAAGCTCACGCTGGTTGCCAAAATCCGAGAAAAAGTCGATCCGGATAAGGATATCGAGCTGGCGCGTGTTGATCGACGTCTCGCGGTCGATGTCGGCGAGCAGGTCGACGAACCTTTCGTACTTTTTCGAGCGGCCAAGGTCATAAAGCGCCTCGGAAACCGCCTCGGACATGTACTTGACGCTGGACAGGCCCTTTGCGATGACGCGCTTGTCGGCGTCGTAGAAGTATTTGCTCCGGGAAACCCCGAATTTTGGCATCGTGATGCGGATACCGACTTTCTGGGCGTATTTTGTGATCTGCGCCGTCTTGTCCGAGTCGTCGCCGAACGTATTTAATGAAGCCGTGAGGAATTCGAGCGGATGATAGTACCTCAGATACCCGCAAATGTACCCGACGGCCGAATAGGAGTCGGAATGGTTCCACGAAAACGCGTACGACGACGCGTCGAGGATGACCTGAAGGAATGGTTTGATGATCCGTTCACACTGTTCGGGCGACATGCCGAATTCCGCACCGCAATGCTCCGTGAATCTACGTTCGATCTCGGGAAGCAGCGTTTCCGTGCCTTTTTTCTTGGCGATGCCGCGCCGGACGTTGTCTGACTCGGCGTCGGAATAACCGCAGAACCGCACGAGGAACCGCATGATCGTCTCCTGCATGGCGATGCGCCCCGCTTCAGGCGCGAGGAACTCGTTGAGCGCGTCGAACCCGTTGTCGTAAAACTCGCCCTTTGCGACGCTGTCGCGGAAGCTCGCGCAGGCCGGCCTGATCAGGCCGTTCCCGAACGACATCCACTTGAGCATCGAAAAATTCGGCGTCCTCGCCTTTGCGATCCGGAGCGTTTCGTCCGACATGAAGCGGCGCAGATAGACGCTCGCGCTCTGAGATTCCCATTGGAAGATGAGCGTCGTGTCGTCGCGGATGCTTTTCCAGACATCCATGTCTTCGAGGTCGACGTTGTCCGGCGTAAGCCGCTCGATACCAAGCATTTTGCATGTATCGTTGATGACGGCCAGATTGTCCAGACCGAGGATGTCGAGCTTGACATAGAACTGATCGTCGAGCTCCTTCATATTGATCATGGAGACCGGGTAGTCGGAAGTCGAAACGCTGCACAGCCCGATCGTCTCGTCGATCGGCAGGTCCGATATGAGGACACCGCTGGGATGGGTGCCGATGGACACGATCGTGCCGTTGATGATGTCGACGTACTCGAATACGTCGGGCCATTTCTTGCGCGCCGCTTCCTCGTCGGTCTCGGCCAGCGCGTTGATCTCCGCGGCCAGATCGAGATAGTTGACTTTTTCGCTCTCTTTGAACAAAGCCCGGCAGACATCACGGACCGCGCCCTTGAGCGCGATCGTATTAAATGTAATGATCTCCGCCGAGCGGATCGACGGGAGGTTCATTTTGTCGCGCAGCAAAAACTGCTTGACCCTGTCTCGGTCCGGACCGGCGTAATCTGTGTCGATGTCGGCGTTCGTCACGCGGGAAGGATTCATGAAGCGGAAGAAGTTAAGCCCGAATTTCATGCTGTCCATTTGCGTAATGCCGAGCAGGTACGCGATCATACTGCCCGAAACCGAACCGCGCCCATACCCGCTCTGGATGCCCTGCGATTTTTCCCACTCGCGCAGGTACGTCTGCATGAGCATGAAGTCGATCGACCCGGTCGCCTTGTACACCTCGAGCTCCTTTGAGACGACGGCGTCGATCTCGTCGCGCGTGTGGTTTTTCAGCGCGTACGGATGGCTGTCGATGGCCTCCGCTATCTTGCGTTCAAAAACCGCCTCCGGATCGTCGTAGATGTGCGGGTACTTCGTGCCACAATCGATTTTGAACGGCTCGACCATGTCGGAAAGGACGTTCGTGTTGCCGATCGCTTCCATACAGACATCCATTGGCAGCGCACCCTGGAGCCTGTACGCCTCGACCAGTTCGTCGAGCGTCTTAAACCGCAGATCCCAGTTTTCCTCGCCGCCGAAGGTGATGTTCTTCGACGCCTGAAGGATGGCGCGGCCCTTCTCGTGACGGGCGTCAAGGACGTGCGTGTCCGTACCAGCGATCAGGCGCAGCCCGCTTTCACGGCTCAGATCGAAGATCTTTTTGTTGTAGGCGCGCTGTTTTTCGTCGATATGGTGGCCGATCTCAAGAAAGCAGCGGTCGCTGTTGCGCTTCAAAAACTCGAGATACGGACCGACGACGCTTTCGTCGTCAGATTTGCCGAGGACGCCGCCGACGCAGGCCGTCGTCACGATGATGTGATCGGACGTGGCGAACAGCTCGTCGAACGAAACGCGCGGAACGTAGTAAAAATGATTGTCTGTGCGCGTAAAACTCTTTGAAATGAGCCTGTTGAGTTCCAAAAACCCGTCGTAATCCCGGGCGATCAGCACGCAGTGGTAGTTGTCGCGAATCTTCTCGCCGAGCGTCGCGGTCAGGTACGCCTCGACGCCGTGTATGTATTTCATGCCGGCGTTTTCGATGGCCGTCTTCTTGTGCCACCACTCGAAGATCGAACCGTGTTCGGAAAACCCGAGCGACTTCATGCCGCACTCGGCGGCCCGGTCGATATATGACTGGAACTTCGTGACGGAATCGATATTTGTGACGCCGTTGGAAAGATCACTGTGAAGATGATAGACTGTGTAGTTGTCCACGCTGCGCCGTCTTACCTCCTCTCAAAGGAGTCGAGGAACTCGTCGAGCTGGTCGAGTGGCTCCGCCGGCATGATCAGATCGCAGTCGCTCATTTCTTCCGAGCTGAGCGTCTCTCCCTGACCGCCGCCAAACGCGCCTGCTAACGCGCCTGCTAACGCGCCTGCTGTCACAAACAACGCATCAAAAGCGTCATATGTGGGTCTAAAAGTAAAAGCGGGGATTGTGATTTCGGAAACATCCCGGTCAATGATTGTGGTGGCGGCATAATTCTGGTCACTGGTTGTGGTGGCGACATAATACATGTTTTCACCGTCATATTGCAATTCTGTCGGCATAGAGCTTCCTGAAAACCTCCTCTCCCTTGTCGACGGGTGAATCTTTCTCGTCGAGAAGACCCGACGTGTCGTGTATCCGCGTGACGCGGACGTAATGCTGAAGTTTCTGGATGTTGTGGTCGCGCCGCACATCAACGTCGTTGTCGAGCGCGAAAACCACGTCGCATCCGAGCCGGGCCAACAGGCGAAGCTGGTTCGGATTGAGGTGTGACGTCAGCAGCGCGCCCGTATTCGTGACGCCGAACGACGCGGCGATCAAAACAGACTTGCAGCCCTCGAAAAGGATGATCTCGCGCCGGGCCATGATGCCCTGCATGTTCTCGAACGCGCCGTAGATCACGTCGAGCGTGCCCCACGAGTGAAAATAGCAGTATTTTTTCAGATCCTTCTCCTTCCAGAGCGGGTCGAGTGTCCGGCCGCCGACGTTGACGATGTCGCCCTCCAAGTTTCGGATCGGATATACGATGCGGTCGGAAAACGGGTCGTATCTGACCTGAAATTTGGCCATGACCACGTCTGAAATGCCCTCGTCACGCCAGACCTGAAGCTTTTCGGGCCGGTTTTCATACCTGAGCATGTAATCGGGCGGCAAGACCTTAGCCGACGACGGTTTCTGGGTGTGGATCGGCTTTTGATACCGCTTGAATACCTGCGTCGCGCTCAAACGGGGCGCTCTTTTGATATCACCGGCCTGATTATCGGAAAAACCGGCGTAATCGCTGAGTTTTTGCACCGCTTCGCCCGCGGAACAGTGATAATAGAACTTTGTGAACGTGAAAACGTTGCCGCCGATACCGGATGAGTAGTCGAAGAACACCGGCGGCTCGCGGCGGACCGAAAACGAAGGCGTCTTTTCGTCCTTGAAACACGAAAGCCCCCAGAACTCGTCTCCGCGCTGTTCGAGGTCGACAAACTGGCCGATGTACTCGACGATGTCGATCGCGGCGATGAGTTCATCCAAAGACGCCTCGCTCATGGCGCGTATCTCGGCCCTGACGCGACGTTCAGCTGACCGGCCTCGACCCATTCGCACTCGGACAGGTCTTCATAGCAGTCCGGCGACAGAAAAGACCGCTTCAGATACGATTTACCGCCGTCGACGGACACCGAGCCGCACGAACACGTCACGAAGTCGTGTGCCGTGTGGGATTCGATGACATCGCCGCACAGTTTACAGCGGGCTTTGTTGTGGATGATGACGCATTTTTGCATAATAGCTAACCCCACATTATTTGAGCAATTCACTCATGAAGTCCATGTTCGCAGAGATACGGTTGATGTCACGGAAGGCCGCTTCGTCTGCATCATCCAAGCCTCGCGGCACAAAGCACGTCTTATTGTCAATATCGTACTGGTCGGCAGTACATACATACTCACACTCGGTTATTTTGTCGGCGTACTTGCATTCATAGCAGTTCAACATACGTTCCTCCTCTAAAACAGTCATTTGTTCGTGTGAACGTTTTCTGGATTATTCCATTCACGAACAGCATCCACAAAAAACTTCTTGGGCTGGGTTTGCATTCCGCACTTTGGGCATCTAAGTCTGCGCATTTTATACTTCGTATTGCGAAAATTCTCAACAACAATAATTGGCTCAACATCACAGCATAATCGCAACTTATCTATTATTATCTCAGCCCCTTCCGGGGTAATGCTACTGAGGAACTGAGTGCGCACGGTTGAATGCGTCTATTGCTTCCTGTATATCATCATCCCCATTCTCGTTTATTACACCCTTTTAATGCGCAGTGTTCCCTCTGACATCTCTGCGCCACATCGCCGCCCCAACCATCCGCTGAGAGCGGAGGCGATGCCCCCTTTTTTAGTTGCATATTGTGTCCTTTAACCGTCAAAAACACCGGAATTCGATATGAGCGTCTGCAGATAGCTGATCTGTCTTTCCATGTCAGCCATGTCGTCGATAAAAGCCCGGTACGCCTTCTCTTTGGCGCGTTCGAGCTCGGCGATCTTCCAGAAGATCATCGCCGGCGTCCAGCCGGACGGGTCTTCGCCGCACAATTCTATGTAACTCATAATCTCTCCATTAAGCGTGTCGTGAGTGACAAAAAATCAGAACGGGACGTGTGGGATATGCTGTTTCGCCTCGGCGTAGAGTATTTTGTTTCCATCGAAGCTGAGGTCTATATATTCACCCTCCGCCATCTGCATGCCGTTGCGGTTGAGGACGACGCGGAGTTTCTTATTGCCGCATTCTGGGCCGTCCGCCGCGATTTCCTCGGCTGATTTGTCCTGAATGAGCGCGATCGTCGAGGCGTTGCGGCCGATCTTGGCCGAGTCAGCGACCTTGCCGGAGGATGTGGCCTGAGCCGCACCGATACCGGCAATGCCCATATCTCCGCAGATTTTGTTTTTGACAAGCAAAAATGTTCAGTGTGCTTTGCCATAATTACTTTCTTATAGGGGTCGTAAGAGCGCGCTCAATATCCCAATGCAATGCTCGGATACGATTGTATAGTGTTTTGTATGGCATACCAACTTCTCGCGATAGCTCTGCAATAGTAAATTCCGCGCCATGCCAAACACACCTTATATTTGAACGCTTATTGCGGTTCTGTTTAGAGGCTTCAACCCATCGACAGTTCGACGGTTCGTAATTACCATTATTGTCGATCCTGTCGATTGTCAATTCATCGTTGTATCCATTTTGCAGGGCCCATTCTTTGAACCTCGGATACCCGCAATCAACGTCCTTCCACTCTTTGCATACCCGAATACCGCGCCCGCCATAGTTTTTGTAAGCAGAACATGTCGGCTCTTCGCATCTGTAATTCATGAGATACCAAATGTTATGAAGCCTCTCTCTGCTCTCTCCGTATTTCGCCTTCGGATGATGCTCCCTCATATACTCGCTAATGACATCTCTTTGCAGGCATCCACATGATTTCGTTCTGTCGTTTTCCAGCGAATCAGACCTTACATTTATCGTATTGCCGCAGTCGCACAGACACCGCCAATACCGCCTTGGTTTCCCATCTGAAGATCGCCTGCTTTCGGCAGGCCCGAGAACCAAAAGCCTGCCATGCCGTTCACCAGTTCTGTCTTTATACTTTGTGTTCATCATATCACCACCTTTCATCATAAGAATAATTACACACTGCCGCTTACGCGGCCCGACTTTCGCCGGATATCGGACTACATCATCATCCGTTCTGGATGCCCGCCGCTTAGCGCGCTATGGCGAACGCGCCGCTCAAGTGAGCTTAGTCTCTGAACCTTCCCCTGTTCGGGGCTTGGCTGCTGATTGCCCGTTTATAAAGCGTTAAGGTTTTCACCATGCGCCATCCATGCTTTTCTTTCTGCTTTCGCGCCTATCACGACTGCGCGTGTTTCATCGCTGCGTTGTAGGAAACATGGCTTTGGGGGTTCCAGCAATTCAACGGGTTTTACATGACGGATTCCTCCGCCACGGGACCTTGTAATCAATCCACGAATTTGCCGAGTTCCTGATAGGAATCGAACGCGTCGCCGTTACCGCTGCTCTTGAAGTAATCTACAATCAGAACGTCGAGCCCGTTCTGGACATGCTTGACCTTTTTGACCGCCGTGTAGATCGTCTGCTGGTCAAAAATCGGGATATAGATGTGCGTGAATTTCCGCGTCTTGAGCCACGCCCGCGCCTTGTCTATGGCCTTAGCCTCATCCTCGGTGTAGCTTCCGGACGTGAGCCGCTTGTACTCGATGCCGGTCAGATGCGCGAGGATGCGGGCCGTGAAAAGCCGCGTATTGAGCTCGGAGTCGAGATACAAAACCGACAGGTCGCGCTTGAGCAGGTCGACCGCGCAGTTGAGAAGCATCATGCTTTTGCCCTGCTTGGCTTCGGCCGCGAAGATGAACAGCTCGCCCGGCTCGATCGTGGCGTACTCGTTGAGCGTGGGGAACTTGAATGGGATACCGGCGTACCCGCCGGACTGGCGCGATCGGATCTCGTTCCAGCATTCGTCGATGACGTCCGCGAACGCGGGGATCTCGTTGGCCGTGGAAAACTCGGTCATCACGCCGTCGATCTGGGCGTAGATCTTCTGCTCGATGTCCTCGGCGTTGCGGTCACAGCAGAGCGCCTGGCACGTCTGTGCCGCGCGGTACATATCGCGCCGGAAAGCCGCGTCCATGACGTTGTTGACGAGCAGCCTGTATTCCTCGGCCGAATGCCTCGCCAGCACGTCCGACATCTCGATCATTTCCTGAAGTCGGTCGAGCGTCAGCTCGTCGGCGAACTTGCGCGTCGCCTCGGACGCGTTCAAGTCTTCGAGGATGTTGTACGCGTCGATCGTCGAAATGCCCTTGTGCGCCAGGTCGACGATGGCTGTGTAGACGCACTGGTTTGCCTTGTCGGTGAAGTGATTCGGCAGAAGGAACTCGGAATGGAAACAGAGGTCTGGATCGTGGATGAGCGAGGCGATGACGCCCGCTTCGCTTTCGATCGCGTTGATGTCTTCGGCTTTCGTCAAAAACCACCATCCTTTTTGTCGTCGTCACGCCTCTTTGCCGCCGGTGAAGAGGCATTGTTCGGAAACCCCGCACAGCCAGCGGCACGGGAAATAGTCGATGTTTGGATAAAAATCCTCGCAGGCTTTGATCTCCTCAACAGTCCTGAGCGCCCAGGAGATCGCCTCGTCGGACGCGGTTTGGGAAAACGGCTCGGCTATAAACGAATTTGTACGGAACAAATTGAAGCACAGAAGCTTGATTTGTTCCCTATAAATCTGCCGAACGCCCTCGGCGTAGAGGTAAAGCTGACGGAGCATCTTATCGAGTGTCCTGTCGTTTTCCGTCGGTTTTTTGCGGTTTGACCGGGGCCTTACGTCTCTCGACTTGTGATCGACGATGACGAGCCCGCCGTCGGTTTTGCCGAGATAGTCGACAAACCCGACAAACGGAACGCCGGATATCGAAAACCGCAGCTCGACCTCGGTGCCGATCGTCTCGTACGGGAATGGTTTGAACGATCTGAAATACGAAAGCCCGGCCGAGACGTACTTCTCGACGATCTGATCGGACGGCCTGTCGCCCTCGACGGACGAGGAAAACTCGGTCAGAAACGCGACCGGGAGCTCGTCGACCTTCAAAAGCCCGAGGTAGTAGCGCTGGATGAGGCTGTGCATCAGCGAGCCGTAGGAAGAATAGAAGCGTCCGGATTCCCTATAGCCGCCGATGTACTTCAAAAACCACTTATAAGGGCAATCCTCGAAGCACTCGAGGCGGCTGTAGGAAAAAACCATGTCATCGATCAGAGGCCGATAGGAAACCTCGCCCATCAGAAGGAAGTCTCCGCTGTAACAATCGTATATCCGTTGCTTAAGTATGTTATACCTCTTGCAAGTAAGCCAGAAATATAGTGACTATTCTTACCAAGATACCTGCTGGCGCTGGACATTGAAGGAAATGACAGTATCTGACCACCTTGGTCGATCAGTGAAGTGGGTGTTTGTGCTCCGTGTGACATATTATCAAAAGACTTACGAATGTTTTCGGCGCGCGTAACCCACTCAAGATTGTCTGAGTGGTTGTTCATCGGATTGCCATCGATATGATTTACTGTCATTTCTTCAGAAAAACCATCACACCATGTTAAAGCAATAAGTCTGGAAACAAGATAGGTATGTTCGCGGCCATCTTTCCAGAGTGTGACTTTGGCGTCAAACCCTGTCCCTGTCTTTCGTTCTTGGTATTTTTGCTTCATTATTCGCTGTTTCCACACGCGGCGCGGATAGCGAGCGTTGCTTGTCACCTTTCCCTCGCATGTTCTGATACGACCATATGTTGACGCCTGATACAATTCTTCATATCCCGGTATATCTTTCCACTGTTCCATAAACCTCCGTGCCTTTTTTTGCTCTGGAAGGCTAACCAGTCAATCAAAAGGGAGATCGTCCGTATCGGGTTCAGGAATAAAGCCCTCGGTCGGATTGGACTCGACCTCGGCCGGGCGCTGCGCCTCTTCGCCGTCGACCTCGAACGAAAAGATATTGAAGTTGGTATAGGTCGTGTTCTTTTCCTTGTCGTAGCGGTTGGTGACGTCGACGTCGCCGAGCTTGACGCGGTCACCTTCCCTGAGGCGGAGCGCCTTCGCGGCGCAGGCCGTGCCGACGAACGACACGTAGCCGCCGAAGTCCTGTTCGTACTGGTCGGTCTGACGGTTCTTGCGGCTGATCGAGATGCGCGCGCTGGTCAGCGTGTTGGAGATCGGCTTGACACTCCATATCTTGCACCAAGTGTTAGAGCGAAAACCCATAAGCAAAACCCTCCTGATATGTCGAATAATTATGCAAAACCGTATACATTATTTGGTCTCGCCGCCCTCGATGAACGCGGCCTTGAAGTCGGTCACCAGTTTGGATGCCAGCGCGGGCTCCTTGATGGCGGTGTAGTTTGCGTTTTTTGCAAAACGCGAAATGAATTTCTTCGCGTCGTCGTTCCTGTCCGGATGGTCGGCGAGGAACTGGCGCAGCATCGTGTCGAACTCGGCGATGATCCCCTCGGCGACAGCTTTCTCCTCAGACGCCTCGGCCGCCTTCTGCTTGGATCGATAGGCGTCGACGTCGCTGTCAGCCTGGGCGATCTGGAAGTAATTGGTGAGGAAATACCGGGTGCAGTACGTGAGCGCCGAGCCAAAAGCCTGACTGGGATCCTGCTGGGAGCCGGTGATGAACCACGGTACCTCGATGAACTCGTCGGGCGCTTCGTCGTTGATCCAGCGGAAGATCATCTGGGCAGACACGAGCATTTCCGTGACGGTTTGATCGTACGTCTTGCCCGTCTTGTCGAACTTGGTGTTGACGGTGACGTTTGGAGAGACGTTGGCCGTGCCCGGGACGACGTTCGGGATTAGGGAAACCCCGTACTTTTTCATGCCGGCCGTGATGTTGGCCAGGATGGCCGTGATGTCGGCATAGGTGTAGTTGTATCCGCGCTTGTCCCGCGAGACGACATCGGACATGGCCCGGATCTTTGCCAGTTTCTGATAGAGATTGAGCGGAGCTTGAGTGTCTGTCATGAATCCTCCCAAACGCGGAAAATACCGCGAAATTTATCGAGAATCACGTCGAACTCAGACACGCATTCCTCGATGGCGAGGGCGTGCAATTCATCCTTCTCGAGCGTCCAGAGCGTATCGAGCCTACCCCGCACATTGAACAGGGCGGTGAGGATGTCGAAAGCGTCAGACGGCTTCAGCTCGCAGTGGGGCTGCGGCTTTTCCTTGAGCGCGTTCATCAGGGACAGCATGTCCGCGTCGAACTGATCGCAGTTGTCTGCGCCGTAGGGGCAGTCGGGGCAGTTGAGGTCTTTGGAGCCGTAGCACACGGTCGCGGCCTTGTAAAGTTTGTCAAAATCGTACGCCAATATGATGGCCTCCTTGTGTCGTGTCGAATCGAAGTAAAATACCGGACAAAACCCGCCCTTCGCCACGGGCGGGTTTGAGAAGCGCGTTACCTGACGATGTCAAAAACCGAGATCTGGCCGGGCTCTGTCGCGTTCAGACGCTCGGAAACCGCGCTGACGCAGCGGTACGGAAAGAGCGGGCAGTTTTTGATATGACAGTGCTCCACCTCTTTCCTGCAGCCGCCGGAACAGAGCATGCAGTAGGCCCGGATCGAGGCGAGGACATCGTCGAGCTTGAGTTCCGCTTTGAGCTTCTTCATGCTCTGAGCGGGATCCTTTCATCTGAAAACCGGAAGCTGTCGGGAAGAAAATCCAGATACTCGGGCAGCGGCATCTGCTGCGGCCGCAGGTCTGCCCGGAACCACCAGCAGTCGGCGATCGAAACCGGCTCGGATTTGGTGACGGCAATACCGAGCTTGTTCATCTGCATTTGCGGGTGGTCGTGGACGCCGCAGCGATACGCGGCCGGGACGTCGTAGCGAAGATTGACGAGATGAGACATGGATATCACCCTTTCTGATCCAAATAGTGTGTATATAAAAACCCGTCTGGCGAAACGGGCTGGAACCGTGTCACGCGGCCGGCCTCAAACCGAGACGCCTCTGCGAACGGATGGACGAGAAATCCTCGCCAGTCGACACCGAGTCGATCCAGTCGACGAGAAGCTCGCGCATGCGCCTTGACGGGACGTAGATATGGATCGGCTGGCCGTTGCGGATGGCCGAGCGCCAGATCCACTGGATCATCACCGACAGGGCGTACACATCCTCGTCGACCGGAAAACCCCGGCCGCGCAGGAACGCGCTGACGTTGGGGTTAAGGAAGACGTTGGCCACGTAGGCCAGGTGCGTGCAATGCGCGTATTTATTTGTCGCCTTGATGTTGAACGCGATGATCGAGCGCGTATACCCTGCCCCGCCAGCCTTTTTAGCCGCCTCGCTGCACATGCCGCACAGCCGCTGCGCCTGGGGACAGATGTATATGTTTTTGTACAGGTTGGTCAGGTTGCGCTTGAGCTCGGCGATCTGATCGGACCGCGCGCTGTGACGTCTGAACCACTGGATGGAAAGCGCCGCGCGATGATCGCCGATCTCGTTGAGCTTGGGCCGGTCGAGGATATCGACGAGCGACCGGAGCTGTGGGATCGGCGTCGGTACGGGCGGTTCAAATGAGAATAAAAAACCGTCGGACTCGGATCGGGCGACGCCGATGTAATCGAACGAGACACCGTTTGCGCGCAGATACTGGCAAAAAACCTGACCTTCAAAGAGGTATGTCAGAATGAACACCGTGTCGAACGACGAGATGAGCGCGCTGGAAAGCGTCCAGCAGAAAAGCTCGCCCGTTTCATCGTCGTAGCGTATGACCTCGCCGTAATCGAGCTTTGAAAGCAGACCGGAGAACACGCTGCCGGCGTACGGCTCGCCCGTGCGGGTGAAAACTCCGCCGTCCTCGGCGATGTACCCGGCTCCGACCGCCGCGCGCATGTCTTCCGGCGCGATCGACGTCGCCTCGACCATGTCGACGTCCTCATCGACGATGAGCGTGTAGCGCCCGTCACGTATCGCGCCGAGCGTCGCATCGTCGACCCTCGAAAACGAGGCGTGCGTCGTCACGATGTTGTGGCCGCTGCGCATGAGCGCGATCAGGTGCTCGCTCTTTCTGTGGTGAAACGCGGCGATGGAGTTGGACGGTTCGATAAACCCGGCCGACGGGCAGGCCTCCCGGATGCGGGAAACCTCGTCGAGGTACGGCGTCACATAGATAAAACGCCCATCCGGGTGGGCGTTTATGTACTGGATGGCGGCGGATGTCTTACCGCTGCCCATGATGGCGTCACAGATATGAACGATAAGATACCATGCCCCCTCCTTTATGCTTTGTTAGGCGTAGAACGCCCGCTTCCATTGTTCGTAGTCGCGCTCAAAATCCCTCGCCGCGCGTTTGATCTTTGCTCTGGCCGTACCGTCGTCCATCTCCGGTCCGGACGGCATGGCTCGATCGGTCGCGGCCGACTCGAAGTCAGGCGGAAAACCGGATATCTCTTGCTGGTAAGCCCGGTAGAAAAACCCGGAAAGCCAGAGCCTCCCATAACTGAGCGACACGCCGCACTGGCCGAGCGATACGGCCATCGCCGTGGCTCTGGACAGGCTGACGCGCAGCGCGCTGAGCGTGACGACGCCGTGGCCGCCGCGCATCAGGGCGTCGGAAACCGTGCGTTCGACGGTCGTCTCGTAATGCGGATGCTTGAGCTTGAGGATCGGACTGTTCGCGCAGAAGCGCAGCGTCGGAACGGCTTCGCGGACGATCTGATACTCTTCGCCGCCGGTATGGACGACCATATTGTGCCAGTCTATATCGGATACGCGCAGCGGCAGGATCTCGTTTTCCGGCAGACCCATGTACGCCAGATAGCAGAAGCACCGAAGGAGCATGTCGGTCGCGCCGTCAGATTCCGGGTTGAACGTTTCGTCGAGGCACTTTTTGAGGTGCGTCGGGTTGGCGAGCATCTGGCTGCGGATCTTTGGCACGAAGTCAAAAACCACGCCGGAAAGCCCGTCGACCGCGCCGGGAACGCCGTTGTCGACACACCACTTGATGTACGCCTTGATGATCGAAACGCTGATGCCGCGCGCGTTGTCGCGAATGCCGACGTATTTGTCGATGATGGGCTGAAGAACCTCGGATGAACGGGTGCACAGGTCAGCGCCCCACGCCTCCTCGTAGCGCTGGAGCGCGTTGAACAGCGAGATGCAGGCGCGCCTGACCGTCAGGCTCGTACTGTACGACTGGATAAACCGCGATTTGACGTCGGTGTTGTACATATGAGCACGCTCCTTTTGCGCCGGGCTTCATAATCGCCGGCCTGTATGCCCATTATACAGCGCGGATGACCAGTTGTCAAGCTAAATCCAATGTAAATTTACGCCGGCCTTTTGTCGGCGAGGAAGACGTACGTCGTCTCGTCGCCGGAGCCTGGCGCGTCGGCGCAGCCGATCGTGATGATCGTGCCGACGGCCGGTTCGGACTCGTCGATGGAAGCCCAGCGCGGATTGCGCAGGCAGAAAAACCCGTTGTCGTTTTTGAAGCAGACACTGTCGGGTTTGAGGAAGAGCTGGGCGGTGTCGTACCTTGTCGAAACGAGGTGACCGGTACGGCCGTCCGGCTGATTCCGCGAGTCGTAGACAAACGTTCGGTCGGCCATTGCGTTGAGCCGCGTCCTGAATTCTCCGAGTGACAGTTTGAGCATATTGAGCCTCCTTGTTTTTGAAAAACCGCTTTGCTTTGTGACAGGAAAAGTTTACGGCAAAAGTACCTAAATATCAAGGAAGTTTGGAAAAACTTCTTAAAAGTTCGTAAATACGAGCGTTTTAAGAAGTTCTGAATTGTATAGTTTATATGAAAGACCGGGCCGCGTCAGAACAGCGGTATCACGGTGTTATAGGATTTTTGCACGCCGGCGACGCCATTTTGGAGCGCGTCGAGATTCGTCCGCCAGTGATACCAGCAGCCGTTCGTCATTTCGATCGTGCTTATATCGAGGTCTTTGAGAGGCACGATGACGTATGGATGGGCGAATAGCAGGCGGCTCTCCCAGTTCGGCGTGCGATAAAACTTATTCCCATTGGCGTCGGTAAACTCGCCGCCGCGCGAGGCGAACACCATCGGCTCGCAGCCAAAGGACTGGAGCCTTATATCCATCCAGACGGCGAGCTCGTGTTTGAACAAAAACCTGGCATGGTCCGCGTCGCGGCGCTCCTGCGGGACCGCCTTCGTCGTCCACATATAGGTAACGAAGTTCGCCGTCCCCAATACCGCCTCCTCGCGCGGCACAAACCCGCGGTCGGCGAGCATAATCCGGGCTATCGTGCGGCGCGGCATAAAGCCCTCCTCGAAAAGCCTTTCAGGCGCGGCGCTTTTGAGCGACTCGTCCGCGTCGATCGACGAGACGACGGAGCGGACGAACCCGACACACTCATTGAGTGCGTCATTGTCCGCTTCCGCCTCACCTTCGGGCGAGCGCCCGGCCTTGGCGCGCTCAGCCCTGTCGAGGATCGCGTTTACCTCGGCCTCGACGCTGTCGTTGACGCGCTCGGCGAAAAACCTTGGATAGCGCTCTTTGACCTGAAGCGCGCGCAGGCGATCGGCGACATTTTGCGTGCCGGTCTCGACCTTTTTGAAACCGGAAGTCACGATGTAATACAGGGAACCAAACAGGATGACGAACAGGATCAGGACGCTGCCCAATGAAAAACCTCCTCAGATTACGGCGCGGAGGTGGCTAGCCGCTTCCTCAAGCAGCGACTCTGCGTCGTCCATGTGATCGATACGTTCCTCGAAGTCGTTTTCCTTCGCATCGCGTATTCCGTCAGGAAGGCCGTCCAATGCGAACTGCTCTTCAAGGGATGCGCTCCGCACAATATTGATCGCCAGTTCTATGTTGGAGACCGCCGTCCGGAGCTTACCGCGTCTTGCGCTGTTCAAAAAAACCATCTCCTTCATGCACAGAACTGTTAAAACGTGGCCAGCCAGAATCATCACATATCGAAAATCCCATCAAAACGTAGCGTCAGAACAACGCCGTCCGGTATTCCAGAAATCGCGAAAGCTGAGCAATACTTCAACACATCACACTCGCCATCAGACCTGACGACGATCTCAGCATCCGCTACAACAGACAGCGAAAGAACGCCAGTCTCCTCGTCAACGGATGCGGTGAACGACCGTACATCGTCCTCGATCTCGATTCCGCATTCCGTCTCAAGCTCGCTGCACACATGCCGAACTGCGGCGATGTGAAGCGGCATCGTTCTGACATTCTTACGTTCTGCGTAGTCTGATATCGCCATGTCAACCGCGTCGTACAAGTGGATTCCTGTCACTCGATCTCCTCCCTTGTGTATATGCCATTGAACCCTACATCAAGCGCGACCGTACCGTCTGTGTGTTTGAAAACCGATACAACATGCGCACCGTCAATCGCTGCAACGAAAGCCCTGACATCACTGACTTCGATCGATTTTGCCCGTATTTGGATGTTGGCAGTTCCCAACGTATCGTCAACGTCAATACGCGTGGTGCCACCCAGAGCATGTACGACGTCGCGGCAGAGCAAAGCCGTTTTTGCAAGCCGCTTCCCTTTTTCCATGTTCGGAACCATACGGTATCTCTTGCCGGATTTTCTGTTCAGCATCTCTCTAATGGCAACGACAAAACCCTCGAGCGGCTCACCGGACGTGTCTAATATACGTCCCTGTGTATCGATCAGTTTGCCATAAAAATCAGGCAGGTCATCGACGTTTGGCACAAACAACACCTCTCAATAGTTCTTTGTATATATTGTATCACATGGGAAACTGGCAGTCAAAAGTTTTTTCCGCGAAGCATCCACGCGCAGCGGGCCGTGGTCTGCGCGGCTTCGACGACTTCCTGCTCGGTGGTCGTGTGCGAGAACGAAAACCGGATAGAAGACATCACCTGATCGTCCGGATAACCGAGTGCCGTCAGGACGCGGCTGGGCTTGTGCTCGTGCGCGTGGCAGGCAGAACCGGCCGAACAGCATACGCCGTTCGCGTCGAGCATGAGCAGGAGCGACTCGGCGTCGAGCCCGTCGAACCGGAGAGAGAGGATCTTGCCCGGCGACTTGTCGGGCGGCGCGCCGTTGACGTGCAGGATGTCGCCGATCTGATACCCGTCCATCATCCGGACGAGCGTTTCGTAAAAACCCAGCATGCGCTTTGACGCCGTGCTGGCTCGCTCTGACAGGTTTTCGAGCGCACACCGGCAGGCCGCGCCAAATCCGACGATGGCTGGGACGTTTTCCGTCCCACCGCGGACGCCGAATTCCTGACCGCCGCCGTACACGATGGGCGTCAGCGGGCCGGTATCACGCCGGTAAAGGCAGCCGATCCCCTTCGGCCCGCCGATCTTATGCGCCGAGACAGACGCGTAATCGAACGGGATTGCGGACGAATCCAGATCGAGAAACCCGGCGGCCTGCACGCAGTCGACGTGCAGCGTGATGCCGTGTTCGTGACAGTACGCCGCGATCGCCGGGATGTCGGAAACCGAGCCGATCTCGTTGTTAACGTACATCAAGGAGACGAAAACCGGGTCGTGTCCGATTCGCTCAACGGCGTCCAAAAACCCGCCGAGTGTGACGGCTCCGTCAGAGCCCGGCGCGATGAACGATATCAGGTCGTATCGTTTGTCAGCCCGGGCGGCGATCGCGGCGCGGATGACCGAGTCGTGCTCGGCCAGAGACGTAATGACCGCGCGGGGCGAACCGGGCGAACCCGGGCTGCGGATGCCGCCGATCTGGGCAAAGGCCAGCGAACTGGCCTCGGAGCCGCCGGATGTGAAGATGATGTGCTCGGGCGTCGTGTGGAAAAACGCTGCGACATATTCGCGCGCCGCGTCGACGGCTTGTTTAGCGGCCCGGCCGTAGGTGTGTAGCGAACCCGGGTTGCCGAAATTGTAGCGCAGGTACGGGAACATGGCCGCGAAAACCGGCTCCTCAAGAGGCGTCGTCGCGGCGTGGTCGAGATAGATCATTCATCATCCTCCTCAGCGTAAAAATCCCTGACGATCTCAGCGCCACCCCTGATCCGCTCGGCGATGTCGTAAAGCATGTCGGTGACATTGTCGAGCAGGTCGCCGTAGTCACAGCCGGTGATCGGGGCCGGGTTGTCGGAGTCGGCGTAAGGGTCTTCATCAGACGGGATCGAAATGCCGTGCAGGTCGAGCAGGACTTCGAAAAGCTCGACGATGTACGCGGCTTCCATGCGGAGCGAGATCTTGTCAGGCATCGGGCATCTCTCCTTCACCATCCGGAACCGGGCTGAGCCCAGTATCCGGATCGGACATATTGATCATATCGGACAGGACGTACATGAACGCGGCGGCTTCGCGGTCGGATGTGATCATATCCTCGCGAAACGCCGCGAACTCGGACACAAAGGCGCGGAACTTCTCATTGCGCTTCATCAGCGCGTCGAACGTGTCGACCGCTTCCTGAAAACCCGCGACGCGGTCGAACGCATCGTAGAGGAAGGCGTATTCCCTGTGGAAGCGTACCGCGAATTCCTCGATCGGAAAGTTAAAAACCTGACTTGTCACGCGCTTTTTACACCGCCTTTCGACGCGAGCCACTCGCGGACGATCGGCTCGTGATACTTAAGCTCGGCGCGGTGGCGCGCCTCGGCCGCCTCGGCCAGCGTGTCGTACGAACCGAGCTCGATCGTCTTGTAGTTTGTCGTGATGCGGGCGACGAACTTCCCGCTGCGCGGCGAGATGGTGACGCCCACGACACCCGTCTTGCTGTCGCGCCGGACGGCGTGCTTGAAAAGCCGGGCCGGATTCGATCCGGACTGGCGCATCGTTTCGAAATACCCGTCGAAGTTGGACACGCAGTTTTCCCGCTGAAAGTCGCTGTGAAGACAGCCGCACGACCGCGTCGAACCGTAGCGGACATTGCCCGCCACGACGGACACGACGCGCCCGCAATCGCAGCGGCAGAGCAGGTTACGCGGGTTGTCGGGGTCGTGACTGATGACAGTCAGCCGACCGTAGCGCTTTCCATAATCATCCGTCCTCTTGTGTCTCGACATAAAAACCCTCCTTAATCAATTGGCACGCCAAGCAGCTGCAGGACGGCCAGCAAGATGCACCCGGCGAGCGCGGTCAAAAACCAGAGCCGCCACAAAAACCCGTCATCCCCGGGCGTATGTCTCATAAGCCGACGGCCCTGCGCCTGGCCGAGGCGTGGTCGGCTCCGCCGCGCTCGGCGTTCCATGCCTGGATCAGCGGCGAGAAATACCTCTGTTCGGCGTTATCCCGGGCCAGCGCGGCGTCGGCGAACGACCTGAACGTGCCGAGGTGGTGACGCCTGCGGTGAACCGAGATGTACGCCAGCCACACGCCGTGCTTTTCGTCGTACCAGACGCCCTTTTTCCCGGAATGATTGTTGCGAGGCGGCGTTTCAGTGGCGATGACGTTGAAGTTGGTGTCGTAGCGCGCGTTCGCGTCTCTGGACTGGGCCGCGTTTTCCGCGATGAGCCTGCGGCCGGTGTCGCTGGCCGCCTCGGACCGGCGGCAGCCGCAGGAAACCGTGCGGCCGAGATTGTGCTTAAGCACGGTCACAAAGTGGCCGCAGTCACACCGGCAGATGCGCTTTCGCTTGTCGGATTCGGGAATACCGACGATCACCAGCCGACCGAACCGCCGGCCGATGTCGTACTTGCCAGACCTCTTTGGCATGAAGACCCTCCTCATCATTTACAAAAATCACCGCCCGGATCGGGCGGCGTTTGACGGGTTGAAAACCGGGATGTTATGTCGTCACGCGTCCTTGTGCCAGTGAAGACCGCGCGCCTTGTACAGGGGACACCAGTGCTGTTCGTAGAAGTCGTAACCAGCTCCGTCGATGCCGAACAGATAGCCGTAGTCCTCGGACTCGTAAACCCGGAAACCGCAGTCCGCCATGAGCTGCAGTCCGTTTTCGCCGTACTTGCCGGAAAGCCAGTCATTGTCCAGATTTTCATGGAAAGCCCACATGGTGCCCCACATCGGGAGGCCGTCATCGCGCATCACGTCGAGGTCGTACGCCTTGACGCTGACCTCCTTGTCGTCCGTGTCGTCGAGCCGGACGATAAAAGCCTCGGCGTCGTCCGGGTCGTGGCGGATGACCTCGCCGGTATTGTCCTCGTAAAAACCGTCGATGAGATAGACCCTGTCGCCCGGTGCGGGCGGCGTGATCTCGTAAAGGTCGTCTTCGTTGACGGTCAGCAGCTTGTGGACGACGGACATGGGGACCGCGTCGAACGTTTCGACCCATGCGCGGGCCGCCTCTTCGATGGTGTCGTAGATCATAATCCGAAAAACCTCCCCTTAATCGTCGGTCAGATGTGGCAGTCGATCATCGTCGCGTGAAGATCCTGCTCGATCGCTTCGGCGAGATACTTTTCCCAGCGGTCGAGCGATTCGGTAATCGATTTGTCCGTGGCGTCGTCGACCGCGAACCAGCCGACCACACCGTCGCCGACCCACTCGCCGTCGGCTGTGACGAAGGCGTAGGGTTTCTGAGAAGCCCGCGACCGGGCGAACAATTCCCGGGAACCGTACCGCTCGCGGTAGTATTCCGGCTTCCAGAAACTCGAGTGATCCTCGCCGTCTTCGGACGGCTTGCCGTCGACGTAGTGGTCCCAGAACGAGAGCGCCTCGTCGTAGGCCTGTTTGTCGTCGGAAAAGTCGATGTCGGAAACCAGCGCCTCACAATCGAAGTCGTACCCGAGGCGCTTCGCCGCCTCCGGGCGCAGCTTGAAACCATCGAACCGGCCGCCGACGCACCACCAGTCCCAGCGGGCGTCGGGGTTGTACCAGTACCCGGGCTGGTTCGTCGTCGGATCGACGTCACTGTCGGTGTTCGGCTCAAAAACCGCGTACGGCGAACCGGGCTCGACGTTCTCAGAGTACGGGGCGAGCAGGGAATCGAGTTCGCATTCGGTGCCGGAGTGTGAGAAGACGCAGACAGAGTAGTGAGACAAGCGAAAACCACCTTTCATATTTTGAATGTACGAATGGCCGCCCAGCCATCCAAAGTTGAGCGCCTTGCCTTACGTGCGTGAGACTTTGCGTGTCCGCCGAGACAGCCGGACTTAATGGCGCGCACAATGTCGCGCGCCAGTCCGGCGGCCTCGGCGAAAAAACCGTCATTGCGTTACTTCCGCTGACAGCGAAAGCGGCTGAACTGAAAAACCAGAATAGCCGATCCTCATGGGTGGGCGGAACCGTTGGGTGCCGCAGCTTCGGCGCTTCCCGTGATGTCGGGAGACCTACTTGCCGAGGCGAATGATGGAAAATGCGGATGGCGGGCCCGGCCATCCAGATGGTGCTGGCTTCTGAATGCCATTAAGCAAGGGTTACATCGTGTAACCCGTTCTTAATGGAATTCGGAAGCCTCGCGCCGGTCTGCGAAAACCAGGTAGGTCAATGCGTTACGTCCGCTGACAGCGAACGCGGTCGAACGTATATGGACAGGAGGGTGACGAAGGAAAACCGTGTTTCGTTCGATCCGATCGACATGGGCGGGCCCTTTGTATTGGTGTCAGAACTTGCGGGCGATGAGTTGGGTCAGCTCGGAAAACGCGGTGAGCGGGCTGTCGCAGGTCACGTTGACGGCGTAGAGCAGCTGACCCTTGCGCGTGATGTAGAAGTATTCACCGTCGGGCAAAAGCCCGTGATACTCGCGGTCGAAGTCGGAAAACCGGGCTATCGTTTCCTCGGTTTCCCGGGAGTACTTGATCATGGGCACGGCCTCGTTATTGGATATGTACATGGCCTCCATGGCCGCCATTGCGAGCGCGTCCATCATGTGCTTTCTGGCTATGCGCGAAATCTCAGACCGCATTGAGATCCTCCTTTCTCGTCAGAACGCGGCGCATCGTCGCGTTGCATTCCACCCTGCACTTGAGCGCTACGCTGTTCCTGAAGTTACGGAAAAGCACGTCGCTGATCGGTTCGGACTGGTCTGCGGCGCGCAAGGCCTCGATCGTGGACGGAGCGAGCACCTCGCCGAGCACGTTGAGCGCGTTCAGAAACTCGCCCACGGACGCGCCGCGCAGCCTGTCGCACGCGCCGACGATACCTTCGGAAAACGCGATGATACCCATGATGAAATACCCCCTCTTATTAAGCGGTCGGGTTGAGCCCGGCCTTGATCATACGCGGGATATCCGCGCCGAATTTCCGGCCGATGGCGTCGACAATGTCGTCGATCGTCTTGCCCTCAACCATGCGGTAGTATGAGCGAAGCCCGTCCATGACGCGGATGTCGGACGGGTCCCACGGCTTACCGTTGCGCGTATCGAGCACGAAGCTCGTGAGCATGGCGCGGAACTGGCGCTTCTTCTTCGATCCGATCGTGATCTCGTTGTCCTTGTTGAGCATGAGCCCGAGATTCCAGTTGGAGCCAGCCGAGGAACCGTAGCGCGTCTTCTCGGGCTTGATGATATACGGGGCGGAAAACCGCGCCAGCGTATCGCGGATGTGCTGCTCGACATCCCTGAACCGAAAATCCGTGCGGCTCGAGATCAGGAAATCATCGGCATACCGGGTGTAGATGAAGTGTTTGCCGCCGAAATCGCGGAGCGAGTTGGACAGCGTGTGGTCGATGGGGATCATTAAAATGTTGGTGAGTGTCCTTTGAACCCTCGGTTTCCCGATATTTCATTAGGGGAGTAGACTATATCTTCATCTCGATATCGAGATGCGCGGCACTTCGCCGGCGGGAATTTCACCCGTCGGCTACTTCCTTACGGAATAGTCGTTACACCTTCTCCGGAATTTCCAGAGCTTGGCACGGGATTGGCATGCGTTGAAAGGATTTCGTTCAATCGTGCACAGACATCTTCATCGTAACGAATCTCGTATAGAGGAAACCCATTCTTGCGACAATACTCGCGTTTCTGATCGTCAGTAACGTCTCGCTGTTGACTTCCGAAACCAGCAAATAACCCAGAGCCCACCTCTTTGAAATGTTGCACGCCCTGGTATTCAATCAGAAACGATGGCCTGTCTGTGTCCGATTCAAATATCGCGAAGTCAAACCTTAAAGGCCACCCTTTATCGCTTTTCAGGTCGCCAAAGGTAAACTCGCGCTTAAACCGGACGCCGAGGCTTTTGAGACTGTCCGTCACGAGCGCTTCCCCGTAAGAGCTCTTAAGACATCCACACGATTTTGTGTTGCCACAAATCAGGCTGTTCGTTGAGCATATCGTTTTATTCCCGCAATCACATACGCATTCGTTCATTGCCACGGGATTGCCTCCGCTTGTCTTCTTTGACGGAAGCGACTTAACGACAGTCAAGAAACCAAACCTTTTGCCGACGAGATCAAGCCGTTTTACCTCAGACGTCTTATCAGACTTGGCGCATCCACAGGATGGGCAATTCGATCTGTGCAGATATGTAGTCGTTTTCACAACTTCATTCCCGCAGTCGCATCGACATAGCCATTGTGCCTCTCTGTGTGTACCACCTCGATAAAAACCGGATCGCGCCAGGACAGTAAGACGTCCAAAGCTTTGTCCGATCAGATCCGGCGCTTTAGTCGGCCTCGGTTTGCAACCACACGACGTAGTGTGCCCATCTTTAAGACTGGATGCAGGGACAATAGTTGTATTGCCGCAATCACAGACACACCGCCACATCGTTCGGAACTTCCCGTTCGACTTGGGTACGCCGGGAGCCCGTTCGATGACGACCAGCCAGCCGAAGCGTTGACCGGTGAGGTCGTGCAGTGTAGAACCTCCCAATTTGTAACCTCCTAATTCTTTTAGCGTTTAGCGTTTCCCCGTTAGCCGCACCACGTAAGTGCGACACCCCGCATATGCGGGTTCACCGCGTTATCACAGCAGATCACTCTGCTGAGGCCCAAATTTTAGGCGACAGCGGCGTGCCCTGCGGCAGACCGCCGTCCAGAAACCCGAGCTCGAGCGCCCTTCTGAGCTCTTCCCCGCCGCCCCAGCGGATCAGCTCGGAGAACGGGTAGATCATCGCCAGCTGGCTCATGCAGAAATCCAGCGTGGTCGAGCCGAAGAAGTTGCTCAGGTCGAACTTGGCAAACCACCTGGACTCGTTCATCTGGTGCCGCTTGACCGCGTCGACCGTCGAACGGTGTTTGACATACGCGAAAGCCGACGTATGATAGAGCGCGTGGAAGTCGGTTTCGAGAATGCCCTTGAGCCGGCGCAGCGCGGCCATGAGCTCGTCGTTCGGCGCGTCGATCTTTCTCAGACCGCCGGAGGACTTGGGGATATAAAATTCCCTGTACAGACTGTGGCGCGGCACGGCGCGCAGGTGCTCCGTGTCTCTGTTGAACGCTCCGAGCGCGAGCTTGAGCGCCACGAGGTCGGTGCCAAAAGCCCGGTGAAGCCTGTCGGTCGCGCGGTCGGTCGTGTACGTGCGAGTGTTGTTCTCATTATTCACAAAAACCGACGCCGGAGCTGGTTCGGAAAACAGGAACTCATCCAGCGTCATCTGATGAACCCTCGGCGATTGGAAAACCGTGACGTATAACGTGCTCAACAACTCCTTTCAAATGCCGGGTATTGATCATGATGAACCGAATCACATTGCGGGCGAGCAACGATCGAAGGCAGGCTTGAGTCACGATGTTGATCGCTTAGCCAGGGTTTTTGAGCGCTGTCGAGCTGTGGCTGGTTACTTTCTCGCTCTTACCCCTGGTCTTTAGCAGCGAAATCGTGATACTTCGCTTACGCTGATGCTTGAACTATTGCTGCGGACCTGGTGTCCTGAGGTGCCACCTCTGTCGGGTACTGTCCTTCTACCCCTCGCCTCTTCGGTCAAGATGTCACTTTCGCTGACAGCGAAAGCCGTATACGGAAAACCGTGTACGCATCACATTGCGGTTCATCGTTTGTCAGTCATCATAGATCGGCTTAAATTCGCCGTCCCAGTCGTGTTCGATCTTCGGGACATCGCAGCGCCATGCGCAAAACCGCGCGTTGACCGTACGGTCGGCCGACTCGTATCTCAGCTCGTAACAGTCATGGCCCTGCACCATCGTATGCCCGACATTCCGGAGCATATATGCCTGCAGATCGTGAAGTGACGTAAAAACCCCGACAATATGGGTCGTGTCGTACATATGGTCGAACGGGTCGACCCAACTCTGTGTCAGAATCCAACTGTCCAGCGGCGTGCCTGAACGGTTCATAAAAACCCCTCCTATCAACCTTGGAACATGCCGTGTTCGTAGAGCTCGCCGTCGAGCTCGATGTAGATTGTCTGATCGGTGCCGTCGTTACGGGCGTTGGCGTACGGGTCGAGCGGGTCATAGCACTCGACCGTCCAGATCACGCTGTCCGTGATGGCATGGGATATGCCTGCGGAAAACCCGGCGCTGAACGCGGAAAACGCGGACAGAACCATGATGAGGAGCGCGAACAGGGCGATCGTTATGGGGTCGGCCTTCTTCATCTCAAAAAACCTCCTTGCGATTTCCGGGACGGCGGTATGACGGACTCGCGAACGGAATCACTTGCGGTGTGCGTGTCGGCATGCGAGGTTATTGGCAGCGCGAGAGCTGGTGGAACGACTTGGCTTCAGGGTGGGAATGTTCCAATGTGGGATTGAACGTAGGAAAGTTGCCTGCTCATCGGTTCTTTTCCCTTTTGTGCCTTGTTCAGATGACACGGGCTCGAGACCGAAGGCGCTCTGGAGGCTGCAGCTGAGCTCTTCCCAGGGATTCCCCTTTCCGGTCAAGTCGTCACTTCCGCTGACAGCGAAAGCCATGAATGGAAAACCAGTCATGAATTACATTGCGGTTCGCTGTCCGTCATACCGATCAAACGTGTCATGTCAGGAGAACGCGTCGAGCAGGAATGAAAAACCGTCGATCTGGATAAACTTCTTGAGTCCCTCGCCCTTGGCGAACGCGATCATGTTGTTCACGCACAGCGCGCAGATCAGCCTGACCGTGGTGACCACGCCGAGCGTGACGCCGCAGGCGGAAACCGGCGTTTCAACCGTGGCCTCGTCGTGGGAAAACTGCATCGACTGGAGGAGGTTGTGTTTGGAAGCCGGGTCAGACCAGTTGGCGGCGAAGTGCTGGGCGTCGGTAAGCCCTGTCCGGACGTCGAAAACCGCGCGAACGAACACGCTGTCCATGTGCGCCTCGACGATCTGACGGCGCAGCTCGATCGAATCGACCGCCAGCACGATGATGCCGGACACGATCTGTCCCGTCCAGCCCTTGGGCCGAAGAACCAAGTCGTTCCCGATTTCCGGGTTGATCTCGGTCAGGATGTCCTTGAGCGCCTCGACCTTGGGCTTGCCGATGTCGCAGGCGCGGAACATCTGGTTGTGCACGTTGTGCGCCTCGACCTTGTCAAAGTCGTACAGCGTCATCTTCGTGACACCGCACCGGGCGAGATTCTCGGCGATGGTAGACCCGACAGACCCGCACCCGATGATGTGGACGCGGGCGTCGAGCGACTCGGGTTTGAAAAACTCGTAGGACTTGGACAGATTCATAAACCCACTCCCTTCGTTTATCAGAGAAGAATGCCGACGGCCGATTCCAGCGGGGCGAGATCCGGATCAGACTGAACAGGCGGGACCCAGCGCAGGGTTATCTCGGTCTCGACCTCGTACTCCACGCCGTTCTCGCCGACGAGCTCGTCATCGCACTCGACCTGATCGATGCGCACCGGGCTGATCAGGTCGGAACCATCGAACTCGAAAACCGCGCAGTCATTGCCGTCGCCGGCGTCGGGGTCATACGCGACGGTCTCCTGCTCGTACCCGGGACCGCGGTAGGCCGCGTTCGGGATGGTGTGATCCTCGTCGTCATCGTCATCGTCCTCGAAAACCCCGCGCTCGTCGGCCCAGTCGAGCACGTCGTCCTTGAGGCGATCGAACTCGTCGTCGTCGATGCCATTCCAGTCGCCGTAGTCATTGATGATCCACCAGTCGTACCCGGTCGGGATGTTGTCGAGCATGTCGCGGAGTTCGTACCACGCTTCGTCGTGAGCCCAATCGCAAACCTGTTGGTCGAGGTAGTCGTCTCGCGCTTCGTCGTCGTAAACCCCTCCGCAGATGTCGCAGCCGACGTCGTCGCAGAACCTTACGAGATCGCCGATGTAAGTGATGTCATCGATGAATTCCTGTCTGGTCATGACAAACCCTCCTTAAAAACCGGGATAGTAGGAATAGCCGTACGGGGACTCGTCGTCGTCGAGGTCCGCCCACGAGAGCGGGTACTTTTTGACCGCCCTCTTCTCGGCGGGCTTTTCCTTGGCGGGCTTTTTCGGAAGCCATGCCGAAGCGGGCGCGGCGGAGGCCGGTTGCGCAGTCACGGGACGGACCGGCGCTGTACTGACCGCACCCTTAGCCGAGGACAAAAACCCGTTCATGTCGATACCGACGACGCCGACATCCACATCCGCCGTCTCGTAGAGCGTGTTTTCCCTGAGGTCGAAGATCCGCACCGTGATGTCGCCGCGCTTGTTGTGGATGAGGAACACATAGAACATGTCGTCCGTGAGCTGGGAAAGCGTCGCCTTTTCGTCGTTGATGTCGACCGACGAGGGCGAAACACCCATGTTGACGTGGCTGTGACCCTGCATGCGGAGGTTCTGGAAAACCTCGTCCGGCTGGGACATGAGCCAGTCCTGATAACCCTTCTGGTCGGTGGTCACCGTCGCGCCGGTGACGGTCTGAGGATAAACCAGAACGTCAGAAATCAGGAATTCCCCGGGCACCTCGCTCCGGACGCAAATGCCGTGCCACGCGATCTCGCTGTCGAACGACTGGACGAGCAGCTGGGTCTTGACCCACGCCTCGGGCGTGAACCAGAGTTTGGCCCGGGCGTTCTTGCTGGCGATGTCCTTGGTGAATGACACCTTGCCGTCGGACATCTTGAAATCCCGGATGTACTTCTCAAAATCCGCAACCGCGGACGCGACCGCTTCGGCGGTCAGTTTGATAAACTTGCTCACGCGCACTCCTCCTCTACCCCATCGATCTCACGCAGCGCGGCGGCCGCTCCCTTGGCTGTCAAAATCCGACCGTCCGGCAGTTCGAAACACCGGAACGGCACGACGCCGTTGATACCATAAACCCCGTCCATAAAAACAGACATCGTGGCATGCTCATTCACATTGATCGACCGGCACGACGCCTCGCACTGGTTCACCGCGCCGACATAATCGTAATGGTCGACGAAAGCCTGGATTGCCGGGGCGTAATCGCCGAGGCACGAATAGCTGTTGATGTGCGGGTTGGGCATCCGGCCGTCGTACTCCTGGCCGTAAACCTGGCCGCTGAGGCCGGCGACCCGGCCGTGCGTGGACAGGGAATACGTGGCGCACAACTTGACCTTGACCCTGCGATCGATGAAAACCGCGCTGAAAAGCCGGCGCATGTCATCGTGCGGGATGATGTTCTCGCACGATCTGCCGCGCGGCAGGTAGATGATCGAGCGCGGGTTGCCGAGATACTCTTCGATGGCGTCCTCGTCAAAGAACTGGAGGTCAGCGAGGACAGAGAAAACCAGATTGTCGTTCGTAAAGCTCCTGAGGATCAGGTTCTTATTGCCGAGGAAATACTCCATCAGCGCGGATTCGCGGTGGACTGACGGGTTCATAAGCCCGTTCATCAGCGCCTCGTAATGGCGCTTCTTCGTCAGGATGCGGGCGAATTCCGCATTGAGGCGGTCGAGCTCCTGATTGATGTCGTTCATGTTTCTCTCGGCGGCGTTCAGCTCTTCCTGCGTGAGCGAATCCTCAAAACCGTCGAGCGACGACCGGATGAATTCGGACCGCAGGTCGACAGACCCGACCATGCGGGCGAGGATTTTGAGATAGTCGGCGGGATCGGGCTTGCGCAGGGACTCGAGCAGGGCGCGCTCGTCATCCGTGATCCCGTCTTCGAGCTTGAAAAACCACGGGATATACGCGAGAATGCCGGACTGCAGGAGGTGGTACTTCGGCAGGTTCAGGTGGTCGACGATGAGGACGGACTGGCCTGAGTCCTCATTGACGAAACACCTCACCTCGAAAACCTTTTTGTAGAATGCGTTGACCTTTTCGATCTCATGGAAACCCGGGCAGACCCGGTGCAGGTTTTCGTGCATGTAGTCGAGGGTTTCCTTCGCGAGCTCAAAGCTCGCGTTGTAGATGGACAGGGCCGTCTGGTTCTGGCTGCCGCCGCCGAACGCGAAGTTGATGAACCGGCTGAGATACCGCTCGGTCAGCCCGCTCGTACCGGAGAGCGGCGTCAAAAGCCCGTGGTAAACTGAGAGCGTCGCCTCGGCCGGCATGCGCTTATACAGAAGCGCCCGCAGCGTGGCGACGATGGACATGTCGCCGTACAACGGCATGCCCTCAATGGCGATCCTGTGGAAGTACCCGTCAGCCGCCGCCGTGGTGTACGGCGTGCTCGTAATTGCCGTCTTGAACAAAACCCCTGCACTCCTTTCTTAGGGAACATAAGATGTATCTCATCAAATCCCCTGAAAAGCCCGCGTCACGGGCGATTCAGGGAATCTGATTTTCCAACAAAACCGGGATGGAGCCTTGAAACCGGCCGCGATACGGGCCATGGCTCCATCCCGAAAAGACCGGGAAAACCTCAGGCGTTGTCGCGCTTGGCGACGTTGTACAGCGTGGCGGAAGCCTCACCGCGGAAACCCAGGTCGGCGAAGGTCATGTCGACCTGATCGGGCGTGAGGACCGCGCCGGACAGCATCAGCGAACCGGTCTGCGTGGAAACGCCGTTGTTCTCCAGGACCTCGCGGACGGTGGTGTTCTCGGTGATGATCACGGTGTTGCGGGTGACGTTGTTGCCGACAGTAACCTTAATCATAATGAAATCCTCCTCTAAAACCCGATCGTAATGTTTTTCAGAAACCGGACTGGTCGATGAGTTCCGCCCCCACAGGAGCGCGGTCAGGGTCGTTATGTTCCACCACCACAGCGGTGCGGTCAGAAAGACCCCGCGGGAAACCCCGCGGGGTCAGGGTCGCGGCTGAAACCCGATCAGCCCAGGACGGTGATGTTCGCCATGACCGCGGCGCGGTCGGCGTCGATCTGCTGCAGGACCGCCGGGAACCCGGCCTCGAGCTTGTTCAGCGCAGTGATGGCCGCGCCCAGCTTGTCGGCCACATACCCGACCACGTCGTCGCCCGCCTCGGCCGGCAGGGCCATGGTCATCGTGGCCTTGGCGGACTCGTCACGCGTCGCCGCGCCGAATTCCGCGCCGAAGCTGTCGATGCTGCCGGACACGCCGGGCGTCACCACGACGCGGAAAACCGGCTCCTTGTTGTCCTCGCCGCCCATCAGGGTCAGGGCCTTGGGGTTGTAGCGCTGGATCTTCTGCAGGTCAGTCAGCTTGGTCTCGGCGGTGACGATGACGGCGTTGCCAGCGATGGTGATCTTGGACATAGTGAAAACCCTCCTATAATGTAGAGAAGATGTATTTCCAACCGGCGTGATTGCCGGTGTGGATCGGATCAGAAACCCTGGATTCAGGAAGCGTAGGGATAGTCGACCACGCGCTCGATACCGGAGGCGTCGGTCGTGATGGTCGGGCGGAACACGTCGATGCCGTAGTCGTGCTGGATCGTGTCAAGGACCATGTCCTTGATTTCCTCGCGGATATCCGCGAAACCCGGGATCTCATCCGGATCATCGACGCCAATGACCGTCATGAGCATGGACTCGAAAGCCATGTCCAGCTCAAATTCCCGGTCCGCGACGCGCTCGGTCTCGTCATCGGACAGCTCGTACTCGTCAGGCTCGTCATCCGGGATGGCGTACGGGTCGAGCTCCTCGACGTACGAATAAATTTGCTCGGTCAGGAACTGATTGAAAACCCGGGTCACGGTCTCGACTGAATCCTCTTTGTCGAATACCGGCTCGGTGTAGATGCAGCGGTCGTCAGCGTAAACCTCAATGGTCACGTCGTCGCCGTCATACGTGCCGTAGACCGCGATGCCCGCGTCGGTCGAGAAACCCAGCAGGGTCTCATAGTTGCCGTTGATGGCCTCGGAAATGACCGCGTCGAACGCGGTTTCTGGGGTTACATAAGTCCTGACGTCCATCGTCAAAAGCCCTCCTCACTTGTCATTGATACGCTTTACGAGCTGATCGCTCGCCTTGAAAACCGGCGTTACCCTCGCCGGGATGAAAACCTGACTGCCATCGGGCGTTCGCAAAACCCGCGCCGTGCGGTGGACCGGGCGAAAAGACCCGAAACCGCGAATGGTCAGCGTGTCGCCCGCCTTGAGCGACTCAGAAACCTGGCGGGTCAGCTCGTCGACGATACGGGAAACCGTGCTCGCCGCAACACCCGTGGCGTCGCATAATCGAAAAACCAGGTCGGCTTTGTTCATGGCAGAAACCCTCCTCAGATGATGATCTCAACGCCGAGGATGTCGGCGGCATCGAGCGCGACGCGGCGGCCAGCCAATAACCCGGCTGACCCGACCGTTTCCCTGAATTCCTGCGACAAGCCTGCGTACCAGCAGAGCCTGTCGAGATCTTCAAAAGCCCAGGTATCAGATAACCTGATCTTCATGGCCAAGGCCTGAACATCATCGAGCATTTGAAAACCCTCCTTACCTGTTGTAGTGCGAGGTCACTCGGCGCGGCGGATTCTGCGCGTCGAAAACCAGATCGACGATCAGTTCGATCACGCAGGCTACGCCAAAAACCCCGGTCGTCAAAACCAGAATGATAATGATCGCAATGAAATCCGGCACGCAAAAACCCTCCTCTCAGTTGGCCGCGAAGTACATATCGATTGCCCTGTCGCCCACGATGGGGCTGTTGTTCGGGCGGTGGGTCAGAAAAACCTCGCCGGTATCGGCGTCGGCAATCTCGATAACCCGGGAAGACTTGAAGCATTCCCGGAAAACCGCGCCGGATGCGGGCAGGGTCGTATAGTAACCGTCGACGTATTTGACCTTGAGGCGCTTGGTCATTTCAAAAACCCTCCTTTGCTGATATGGGAAACCCGGGATTGTCATGGTTACTCGATAACCCCGCGCTTTTTCATGTCGTAAAAGCACCAGCGGTTAACCTCGGGCTCGGTCATGGTCTTGAATGAATCGAGCTCTGACTCTAAAACCCGGCGATACTCGACGATGATCTCGAGCTGGTGGCAGATAGTCGACCCATTCGGCGAATACCCGGCCTCGAGGTCGGAAAGCATGTTGCTGTTCATGGTGCCGAGCATGGACTGTTTATCTGAAAACCAGATATCAAACCAGTTGTCGGAATCCCTGAGATGAGCGGATGCCATTTTGGAAAACCCTCCTTTGTCAAAATCAAAAACCCATGAGTATTATGTCGATATCCCTGATCAGCTTGGCAATTTCCTCTTCCGCCCATTCGAGCTGCTCGAGCGCGAAGTCGTGCTCGATATCGTTGTATTCCTCGCCCCAGTCGGCGAGGTAATCAAAAACCAGGGACTTGATAACCCTGGCCTGATAATCGATATCATTGAGGATCTGAGAAACCAGCTCTTTATCGAGCCGCTGGATTTCCCGGGCCGCTTCAAAACCCGGGATGTCGTCAAAAACGACATCGTCTTCGATGTCGTCGCTGGCGTAACGGATGGCTCGGAACATTCAAAAACCCTCCTTAGTTCATAGTGATAGAGGTCTCGCGGATGACGATGGCAAAAACCCTGCCATCATAGGTGAAGGTGTACGTGTGACGCCAGTCGCTGGGGTCGAAAACCCAATCATCATCGGGGACGGGCTCGAGTTCGGCGGGAAGCCAAGGCATGTCATTGGTTGCCAACCCCTCGGCGAGCTCCAAGGACTGATAAACCCCGAGAGGATAGCAAGTACCCTCTGAATCGCGCAGATATACTGCGAAGATCGACATGGTCGGCATGAAAAAACCCTCCTTTGTTGTGATTGGAAAACCCTCGCTTATTCAGCGGACGTGGCGATTATTGCGCGCGCAGATGGCTCCCTGCCAGGAAACCCGGCGCTCTCCGGACTGAGAAACCCAGACATATATGTCGCCTGTCTCAAGGTCGATAACCTCGGTGCATGCTGGGTTGGCAATCAGAGATTGTAGAATACCCACGGTATACTGAGAAACCGATGTTGTGTTGGCGTGGGTGAATGTGGCTTGAATATAATGGTTGTGCGGAATATGGCGTTTCATAACTGAACCTCCATCCGAAAAACCCTTGCTTATTGAATCTCAAAAACCCTGGCTTGACGCAGGGTGAAAACCCTTGCTGATCAGATATCTGCCATGGCCTGATGACCAGATCCGAACAGGACTGTCACGCGGCTCGATGTAGCGTTTGCGATGATGCGCGTGTTGTTCGGGAACTGAGCGATATAGCGCTCCTTGTCGTCGATGAAAAACCGAGCCGTATCACCTGTTTTGTTGGCAATGGCATTGACCTTGTTGACAAAAACCTGATAAGACATTGCGCACACTCCTTTTCGATTTTCTGTTCTGAATAACCGCATTGATCAGCGGTTGCTCAAAAGGGAAAACCGGACAAGACCCCGGCCGCGATGGCCGGGGCCGTAATGGGCGAAACCGAGATGGCTCAGCCGCGGCGCGCCTTGAACGCGACGGCATAGCCGCAGCCAGTGATGAGGTTGTGACAGATCTCAGCCATGAGATTGCGGAACGCGCGATGATCCGCCAGCTTGACGGTGTTCTGGCTCTTGCGATCCTTGCCCGAATAGGTCAGCACGAGGTAGTTCACGTCATGCGAGAGAACCTTGGGCGCGTACTCTTCACCAATCATGGCGGTAACCATGGCGCGGACGGTCGCGAGCATGGTCTTGTTGGAAACTGGATTCTTGCCAAGGTCGTATTCTTTGGCGATGGCAGACACCGCATAGGTAGCCTTGAGCTCGGCCATGTTCTTCGCGTTGATGTCCTCGGCGACGCGGAGAGCCAGCCGATAGTTGAACGACTCAACCTTGATGAGCCATTCGTGATCCTTGCCGATACCAGAACAGTACTTGTCGAGGGCGAGCAGATCGATGGGCTGAACCTTGTCAACGACCTTGCGGACGACGATGTCGGTGTTCTCGACCTTTTCGTCCTTGACACCGATGACGCCATAGCTCAGAACCGTGCAGGCATGGATCATGGGATCATCGGACGCCTTGGCTTCCTCAAAAGCGCATTTCTGCGCGAGGGTGTTATACTCGGACACGCGAGTGTTGATCTTGCGTTCGAGCTCGGGCATGTCATCGAGATGATCCTTGTCACCGTGATACTCATTCCACTTCTTGACGAGTTCTTCGACGATGGCGCGAGTGTTGTTCATGTTCTGGTTGATGATGGCAATGTTTTCCATGGTAACCCTCCTCATCTTATGCCCTGTTGGTTGGTTATCCACCAGCGCCACTGGGAGGCCGGGTTAATGCTGGCGAAGCTCCTGCGATGTGCAGGAGCTCCGGTCGGATGTGACGGGTTACCTATGCAAGCCCATAGAGTGTATGGGCGTTACTCTGCCATTGTTCGCGCTAGTTACAGTGCTCATGCGCATAGAGCCAGCCGATCCCATCCTTGGATGGGTGTTCGATATCTCCTTGGAGATTGTTCAGGATATGCGTACTCGCAAAGTGTTTGCGTATAGCCTACTATGGTATCGCATGTTCGGCGATATGCGGCCTAATTTCACATCTAACTCGGCCTAACTCTGGGGATTTTCACTATCTCGAACCATGAGCCTAACTCTCATGCACCAGCGACGGCTGAATTTATCAGCTAACCTTTGTTATAGTGTAAAGGTCACTGTGTCGGTCGTCTTGTTTATGTGTCCGTCTACAACCGCAGGGGGTGTCAACCGTCTGCGGCCGTCTACAACCGCAGGGGGTGTCAACCGTCTGCGGCCGTCTACAACCGCAGGGGGTGTCAACCGTCTGCG